ATGAATTTGGTAATAAGTTTGAGAAACAAAGAATTGTAGGATATATTCCAAAAGATCCTAAGAAAAAGATTGTATGTATTGTAGACCATGTTGCATTATGTAGAAGGAACCCTGGATTGTCTGAAAAAGAAAACATAGATAAACTGTCTGAAGGATTTGTATATCTAAGAAATATGTTTGGAATGACCATTATAGTGCTTTCACAGTTCAATAGAGAGCTTGAAAATGTAGATAGGTTAAAACTATCTAAAAGTAATTTAGCTCCCTCTAGAGCTGATTTTAAAGGCACTGGTAATCTTTCTGAAGATGCAAATCTAGTACTTGGTATTTTAAATCCTAATCTCTATCCTAACCTAGATAATCATTTAGGATATAGTTTAGCTGATTGGGGAAATGCTTATAGAAGTATTCATATTGTTGCTTCTAGGAACATTGAAGGAGATGCTAATCTAGCAGTTCTATTGGAAGGAAAGACAGGAAGAATAACTGAACTTCCTAAGAAAGATGATTATGAAGGGTTAAATAGAATGAAAAGATATAAAGAGGAGAAGGGAATATGATTGAATTACCAAAAGAAAAGATTAAGAAAATAGAAGTAGAACCAAGAAGGTTACTGTTATATAGTGTGCCAAAAGCAGGTAAAACTACAATATTTTCTCAATTACCTAATAGTCTTATAATTGATACTGAAGATGGAAGTGACTTTGTTGATGCTCTTAAGATAAAGATAGACACAACTCTACCTTTTGATAAACAGTATGAACAATTTATGGAAATCCTAAGAGCAATATGGAAAGAAGGATATAACAGAGAAACTGGAATTTATACTCCTCCATATGAAACTCTTATAGTTGATACTATGACTAGGCTAGATGAGTGGTCAGAGATTATTGGAACATTAGAATATATGGATAAACCTCAAGGTAAATCATATAATAGAGATGAGAAAGATAGAAAAACTAAATTGTCTCCATCAGATCCAAGATTTGAGAAAGTAACAGCTTTGCCTCAAGGGTATGGATATATGCATACTAGAGATGTTATGATGAGACTATATGATAATATCTGTAGGTTAAGTCCTAAGACTATATTCTGTTGTCATGTCAAAGACAAATATGTTGCTCAGAATCTATCTGAAGAAGTTTACACAAGAGAGATTGCTTTAACAGGAAAAGTTAAAGATATTTATGCATCTAAAGTTGATGCAATTGCTTATGCCTTTAGGGAAGGTAATGTTATGAAATTATCATTTTCTGGAACAGAAGGAAGCAGATGTCCACATTTAAGTGGGAAGACAATTGTAATATCAGAATCTAGTGATGATGGGTCTGAAGTGAATGTGTACTGGGATAGAGTATATCCTAGTCTTAAGAAGTAGATTTAATATTATGAGTAGAAGGGCTGAATATAAATTACATGATTGGATATATCTGGTCAGAGAAGATGGCTTATTAGTACTTCAATGTGAAGTAGTTAGAGAAAAGCCCAGTGTGTGCAAAGTAATCAGAAGAATGCCCATAACAGAAGAATATCTTGGAAATAGATGTTTATGGGGAACTTTAAGAGACAATGAGACTCAAAAAGTGCTTTATGTTTATGACACTTATGTAGCACATTTAAATCAAAAGTTAAATATTCCAGAAGAAGATTTCAAAGTGTATAAAAGATGGAGTTCACTTTGGAGTTATTGTAGAAAACAAACATCAAAATAAAAATTATTATACTATGTTAATTGGAGAGAGAAAAGAGAGTAGAGGATATGCTCCTCTTGTGGGTGTGGCAACAGTAGAAGTAATTGCAATCAATCCTGATCAAAAAACCTTACAAAAAATACTAGGAAAAGAAGTAGATGCTCCTATCTATGTAAGATCTCAAGCATTTCCTGATGGAGATAAAGATGTAGTGGACATTGTATTCTGGCTTAAAGTGAAAGATGCTATTGCTAGAGAAAGAGTCATTAGACTACAAATGAGCATAGTTAAATCATCTTGGAAGTCTCAAAAAACTGGTAAAATTCAAGTTGTTAATATCTTTGGTGGATCTACTTGGGTAAATGAAGCAGATTACAGAGCTAACAACTATGAAGCTTATCCTTATTTTAGACCTGAAGGTGCTAGATTAGCTTATAGAGGAGAGTCTTATGTAGTAGATACTATTGCTAAATGGTTTGGTCTTCCATTACCTGGAAAGGTAAAAGAAGATTTATCTGAAGCATATTGTCAAATTGAAGACATTCCTGCATTGTTTAAAGGTAATTTCAAGGAATTGCATTCTTTAGTTGAAGCAGCCAAGGGAGCAACATTCAAAGTTCTCTGTGGAGTGAGAGAAAATGCTGATGGAAAAGTATTTCAAACAGTGTATAATAGATTAGTTTTAAGAAGTTGGGAAACTAATTATAGTAAGTTTGAAACTGAAATCTCTAATATTTCTAATGCATTCTATGGTTCTGCACCATTTGAATTAAAGGAATATAAAGTAGAAACTGCAGATCCTCAAATGGAAACTAAGGTTGAGGAAAAGAAAGTTGAACCTAATGATCCTGATGATGATCTTCCATTTTAATTGATATGTTGATTGGTAAACCTAATATTAGAATAAACTATCAGTTAGATGAATTAAAGTTATTATTCTATTTCTTAGGAGAATTACCAGTAAACCAATTAATTAATAGTCCTCTTAGGAAAGATGAAAATCCTTCCTTTATGATACACTACAATCCAGATGGTAAAGTTTATTTCAGAGACTTTGCCTCTGGAGAGTATGGTGGTATTATAACTTTGATACAGTTATTCTTAGGATTAGATACACCAGAAGAAGCATCAGAAATTGTTGCTACAGCAGATTTATCTAAAGTAAGATATGACACAAGTAAGATAATACAAAAATTATCTGAAAAGAAAACTTATGATATTAAGATAAGGATTAGAGATCTTAACCAAGAGGATATTGATTATTGGGAAACTTATGGAGTAGATCACACTAGATTAACTGAATTTGGTGTATATCCAATTTCACATTACTATTTAATAGATAAAGATTCAGAACAATTATTTAAGACTAATCACTATTGTTATGCTTATGCTGAATACTATTCAAAATTTTATTATAAGATATACAGACCTTATAGTAAAGAGCTTAAATGGACTTCTAATATTCCTTTCAGTATTTGGGATTTGTACAATCATCTGCCTAGCTCTGGAGATACTGTAATCCTCACTAAGAGTAGGAAAGATGCAATGTGTATTATGTCAAATAGTGAATATCCTGCAGTAAATATGCAGAGTGAAAGAGGAAGACCATCTTTAGATAAGATAGAAGATCTTAGGACCAGATTTAAACAAATACTTATTTGGTATGACAATGACTTTGATAAATCACATAATTGGGGAAGAATGTTTGCCCAAGAGATTGCTAAGACTTATGACTTAATTCAGATAGAAATACCTGATGGATTTGAGTCTAAGGACATCTCTGATTTTCATAGAGACTTTGGAAAGACTACAACAAAACACTTAATTAAAGAATTAGTAAAAAATGGCAGGATTAACTAAAGTAGCTGTCTATGGTTCATTAAGAAAGAATCTTTATAACCATTATTTGATAGCAGATCAAGATTTTATTAAAAAAATTGCAGTTGAAGTTCCTTATAAGATGATTTCAATGAATGGAGCTTATCCTGCATTAATACCATCAAAGGATAAACATGAAATAACATTTGAACTATATGAAGTAGATGCAAATACATCAAGAAATTTGGATATTTTAGAAGGTTATCCTGACTTTTATTCAAAAGCTACTATCAACATAGATGGAGAAGAATATCTTATCTATTGGTTAAATGAAGTTAAATTAGATGGTGCCAAAATGCCAGATGTAGAGTCTGGTGATTGGTATGATTATAAGACTAAACAAATATTAAGAAAATAAAATGAGTTTATTTACAGCTATTATTGGAGTTACCAATAAAGGTAACAAGTATCACTACACTAATTGTCCTTGTTGGAATGCATTTAATTGTTCTCTAAATAGTACTCTTCCTGGAGGAAAAGATGAGAAATATGAAAAAATCCAAGTTTATATTCTTAAAAATGGAGGAACAGTTAATAGTTTAACTAATCAAACTACAACTCCTAAAAAGAATATTGAACAATATCTTAAATATATAGGAGAATTGATGCATGCTCCATTTGAAGGTTTAGAAGACATTCAAACAAATTATGATCTTCTTAGTGAATATTATAGTAGTCCTAATCACACTGGAAAAGGTGTTGATGAGAAGAGATATACTAAAAATCTAGAAGGCTATCTTGCAACATTTGATATGAGAGAACCTTTTGGATACAACAAAGAGAAAAGAAGTCTTTATATGAGACATTTTGGACCATTAGTGAGATTATCTTATGAGAACTCATTTAATCCTTCTCTTAATGCTGTATTTGGTTTAGTTGAATCTAAACCCTGGTTCTTTAAATATTTTACTTTCTATGAATTAGTATTCTTATCTTGTTATAAGAATGGTCTCTTAGGAGGAGGACATGCAGCATGGGGAAATGGTTATGATTTGCCCTCATTAAAAACTTTCTTTAAGAATATTTCTAAGACTGAAAGTTTACCTAGTTCTATGTTTGATTGTTTTACTAGAACAAGAAATGAAGACAAAGATAGATTGTTAAAGCAACTTTTCAGTACTGTGTCTGAAGAGTCTTTATTAAAGAAGTTTAATGAACTAAATAAGTTTAAGAAATGAACATTCATGTAGCAGGAGATTATGGCTTTGGATATGCCAATTGGATTCAAGATGCATTTAAAGAATCTGTTATTAAGAGAGATATAGAGTCAGCAGACTTAGTATTATTTACAGGAGGATCAGACATTAATCCAGAGATATATGGAGAAAACAAATCTCATACTACATGGTGCAATAATATGAGGGATAGAGTTGAATCAGCAGTATTTGAAAAAGCAGTTCAACTTGGAATTCCTATGATTGGTATCTGTAGAGGACTACAATTAATGTGTGGACTCTGTGGAGGAAAAGTAATTCAAGATGTAACTAATCATGCAGGCTGTTCTCACTCTATTACATTTATAGATGGAATGGAATGTATGACAACTTCATTACATCATCAAATGGTATATCCATTCTTACTTCCTAAAGAAAACTATAGGATAGAAGCATGGAGTACTGAAAGAAGATCTACAAGGTATATTAATGGAGATGATAGACAATATGATGTTATTCCAGAAGTAGAGCCTGAAGTAGTATTATTCTTTAAAGATAAACAAGGAAGAAAATTAAAAGCTCTTGGTGTTCAAGGACATCCTGAAATGATGAAATTTGGAATATTCCATGAGAGATTAGTAGAACTTATTAAAACAAACTTATTAAATAAATAAAATATGAGTAAAGTAGTTATTCTTTGTGGTAAAGGTGGAAGATCTTCAATGAAAAAAGTGTTTGAAGAAGTAAAGAATCCTAATGCTTATTTGGTCATTAGAAAAGAACTAAAGAAGTCTAAAGGATTTATCTATGAAGTTCATTCCAAAGCAGCAGATGGTAGTATAAATGTTACTAAGACAAAGAATATTGATGATATTCTGCATAATGCAGCATTAATCAAATGGGGTAATAGAATTCAAGTAGATGACTTAGCTAAAGTTGTCTATAACACTTCTGAAGCTGTTAAAAATGCTTCTGTTAAGAATATTGCAAGAAGACTGTTTGCTGAAAATGAAGTAAATTGTCCATTGAATATTACTCCTCAAACTCCTAGAGATAAAGTAGTATTTCCTATCATAGGAAGACCATTGATTCATCATCAAGGAAAGAATTTTTACACTTTTAACACTTGGGAAGAATTTATTGCTCACTATAATGTTCATAAGAAAGATCATTATTATAGTAATTTTGTTCCTAAAATAAAAGAATTTAGAGCTCATGTTGCTCATAGTAAGATTCTAGCTCTTCTTGAGAAACCAAGACCTGAAGATCCTAATATGATTGCATGGAATCATGCTCAGAATGCTGGAGCTTGGGAGATTATCAAATGGGAAGACTATGGTAGACAAGGCATGAATGGTAAAGAAAATGATCTTAGATTAGGTCAAGCCATTATGAAAGCTATGGAAGCTGTAGGTCTTGATTTTGGTGCTGTAGATGTAGTTATTACAGAAGATGGAACACCTTATGTTCTTGAGATCAATACTGCACCAGAATTGACTAATTCAGAATATTCTGCAGCTAAATATGCAAGATATTTTGATTGGATTGGTCAATATGAATTTGAAGAAGATATGGACAATAAGAGAGAGCATTGGAATTCCTTAGTTTATATTAAGGCAAAATCATTCTCTTGGAAAGAAATTAACTTTAGAGCTGTTAACAATGACTAAACAAGTAATTAAATTAGAAAATCCTGTAATTAGGAGATCTGATTTTTCTTTGTTTAGGACATTAGAAGACTCTGACAAACTATTTGAGGACAAGGACTTTACCCTTGTCTTCAATGGTAAACAAGCTTTTTATATAGATAAAGATTTAGTCTCTCCTATTTACTATGATGGTCACAAAGTGGATTGTTTATGGTTAAATACTGTAAATCCAGAAACAGCAGGAATAGAAGATACTTGGGAAGTAAATTATACAATTCCTGAAAAAGAAACCACAGTATTTGAAAAACATCCTAGAAAAGAACTCATTACTTATCAAAGTCAAATTGAATTAGACTATCCAGATTTAGTAAAAGTAGACACTAAGAATCTTAGTAAGAGGATGTGGAGTTCAGATCCTAATTATTTATATGATTTTGTAGGAGCCTACAGAACTATTAAAAGGCCTTGGTATGGGAATAGTTTATTTCCAGATAATAGACCTGCAAATTGTTGTACAACATTAGAAAAAGCAACTAAGGTTGTAGTCATTAATGCTGTTAATCAAGTATCACTTATTCAAAAAAAAAGATTATTATAATATGATTTTAGAAGTTATTAAAGATGTAGCTCCTCTTTCAGAAGGAACTTTAGTTTCAGTTGCTGGAAGCTTTAAATATGATGAAAAACAAGATCCTTTTCATAAATTAATTCCTACAACATTTGAAGATGCTAATTTTATTAGATTGAATGGAGTCCTAGGAATGTTGCCTAAAGAGAATTTCCAAGAATGTACAGTGACTATTTCTAATAAAAAGCATCCTCTTTATGGAAAAACATTCTCTATTTATTCTCTTATGATGGAGAATCCTAAGACTAGAGAAGTGTTTGAATTCATGAGTGGTGTTGTAGATCCTCTATTAATTAAAGAGATTAATGTTGACTATGAAGGTCACATTCTTAAGCTTTCTTTAGGAGATGCTCAATTATCTTTCATTGACAATGAGAAGATTGAAGCTTATAAAGAATTCTTAAGATATATTGATAGAGAAGAATATGCTGAAACATTCACAAATGAGTGGGTAGAAGAAGAAACTGAAACTGAAGAAGAATCTAAAATAGCTGAACAAAAATTCTATTTCATTCATAATACAGGAACAATGACTGTAGCTAAAGATGTGGAATATGAAGTAGTAAAATTCATGAAAAAGAATCCTGATACAGGAGATTATGATGAAGTTCCTCAGTCTAGAGCTAGAGTAGCTCAAATTCTTGTAAATGGCACTTATGTAACTGTATTATTAAGAAATGGTAACATTGTAAAGCATTAATTATATGAAAAAGATTGATAACATTTTAATAGGTTCAGATCCAGAATTATTTATTTACAATAAGGATAAGGCAGAAATTGTTTCTGCCATTCCTTTTATTCCAGGAACTAAAGAACAACCATATGTAATTGGAGATAAAGGATATGCTCTTCAAACAGATAATATCTTAGCAGAATTCAATATTCCTCCTTGTAAGACTGTGGAAGAATTCTTACATCATATGAATTATATGAAAGCATATATTCAAGATCATGTAGCTAAGATTGATCCTGCATTGACTTTATTACATATGCCTGATGGACATCTTAAGGAAGAAGAATTACAACATCCTCAAGCTAAAGAGATAGGTTGTTCTGAGGACTATGATGCATGGAGAGATGGTGAAGTTAATCCTAAGCCAGCAGAATTTCCTGGAACATTAAGAACTGTGGGTATGCACATTCATATTGGATATTCAGACCCAATTGCTCCTATTAATATTCTAATTGTTAAATTCTTTGATCTTTTCTTGGGGGTTCCTTCTGTATTGATTGAGCCTAAGAATGAAAGAAGACAAGTGTATGGAAATGCTGGATCATTTAGACATTGTAGATATGGAGTAGAAGCCAGGATTTTAAGTGGATATTTCTTAGGAAATGATGAACTATTAAAATGGACTTATAATAACACTCAATTAGCAATAAAAGAGGCCAATAAATATCTTAATGATGATGAGGATTCAATTGATATTGATGTGTTAAAAGAGGACATACTAGAAGCTATGGGTGGGAATGTAGAAGTTGCTAAACAGCTTGTAGAGACATTTGAAATACCTATGGTTTAATCTTATAATAAAATATTTATGTGTGGACTTTTTGGTTATATAGGAAAAGATAATAAAAGATTTAGTTGGGATAAGTTCAATCTTCTGGGGTTATTTAATGACTCCAGAGGAGGAGACTCTTGTGGTAGATATTTACTAGGGCAAGTTACATATGGAGTTGAGAAAAGAAAACTTTATAGAGATTTAGTTTTGTCTCTAGTAAATGATTATGTAGCAAAGGAAAATGGTGTTGTCTTAGGACATTGTAGAAAAGCAACTGTAGGAGCTCATACAGAAAAGAATGCTCAACCAGTTGTTCTTTTAGATGAAGAAAACAAGAGTAATACTGATATTGAAGAAGACTTTGTGATGATTCATAATGGCACTTTGATAAACCATGAAGAACTTGCAGCTAAATATGGAATTAAAGAATTTAAAGATGACACAGATTCTAAAATTCTAGCTAAACTAATTAAAAAGGAAGGATTTAAAGTTCTTACAGAATATATTGGAGCTGCAGCTATTGTAGTATTTGATATTAGAGAATGGAAAAGAACTGGAGATCAAGTTGTATATATCTTTAGAGGTAAATCTAAGAATTATGCAACATCAGCTAATGCTGAAGATGAAAGACCATTATATTTATATGAGATAGATACTAACTATTGGTATTTCTCATCTCTAGAAGAATCATTGGTCTTCATTGATGGTTATAAGGATAAGAAAGAAAGGATTACTGAAGTAGAACCTAATCAACTTTATAAGTTTGTTAATGGTGCTTTAGTGTCTAAGACTCCCTATGACAGAACAGAATGTCTACAGAAAAAGCCTTATACTTCCACTACTCAATATTATGGAAAAGATTATAGCTATGGTCTCTATGGAGGCTATGGTGATGATTGGGAAGATGATGTGGCTTATGGTAGATATTATCAAGAATTTAATAAGTGGGGAAAGGATAGAGATTGTAAAACAAAAGAGAAAGATGCTGATCTGCCTACAGTTACCTTTCCTGCAAAACATGCTTTTGAAGTTGATATTGATAAAGAATCTCTTTCTTTAGTAACCACTTCTACTTCTAATATGGTTAGCTTTGTTAGAGGAAGATATTATAAAAATGAAAGACTTTTAACAGGAAAAGTTAAAATGTCTAAATATGGATATGTATTTGAACCTAAATATACTAATGATTATGAAGCAGAATTCTTAGAAGGAGTGATGTTGTTCCCAGGAACACTTGAATTAGCTAAGACTTTATATACTCTTACAGGAGATATTAAGTATGTCTTCCCATTTGCAATGGAATCTTTTGTTTATGTAGCATCTAATATGTTTGCTAGATATGACTTTGGGTTAAAGAAGCTAATCACTCCTTCAGGTTATTTCTCTCCATTATTCTCTTTAAGAAGTTACTTAGTAATTAAAGGAGATTGTACTAAATACAGAGCTTTTAATGGCAAATCAGATATTGGTGATATTGAAAAGAGAGTTGGAATGTGTAAGTTCTATTCAAACTTACTTTGTAACAGAGTCTCTAATCTTATGCCTTCATGGTTAAAAACCCAAGAAAGTGATTTTGCCAATTTGAAAGAATGTATTGAGTATTATTGGGGGGAAGAAGAAGCATGGGATACTTTTCAAAAATGTGTGGTAGAGAATTTCAATGATATGTTACTGACTTTAAAGAGTGAAAGTTATCATTCTATAGAAGCTTGTAAGTATATGTTTGAAGCCTTTATCAGTGAATGTTCAGATTTGATCAATCTGGATGAATTAAAACAAGAGAGCCAAGAAATTATTGACAGTTTTAATGTTGTATTAAAGAAATTAGATTAAATTTATGTTTGCAGAAGATTATATTGTAGAAGAAGGAGTTCATTATTTCAGTACTCAAATTGCTCCAACAAGATCAAGATACTATGATTTTGAAAAGAAAGATTTTAGAAATTCTACAGGCTCTATGATTTATGGAATTGTCAATTTTGACCCTCTTAGCCAGAAATATCAATTTGGTTGGTGGACTCCAAATATGACAAAGAATGCTAATATTGTTGTAGGAGAAAGTACATATCCAATGTTTAATAAAAAATATTTCAAAGAAATTAATTTTATTGAAATTGATCCTGATGTTTATGTTAATCCTAGACATCTTGTTCAAAAAGTTGGAGGTAAGTATATTCTAGGAATGAATCCTGCATATAGAATTCCTATAAGAAGTAGAAAGTATTCTTGGAACTATCAATTCCCAAACAATTATGGAGCTAAATTCTTATTAGAAGACTTTAAGAGTTATCATTCTAAGAATTATGTTCCTAATAGAGAAGCAATATTCAATTTACCTGATTTAACTTTTGGAGTTGAATTTGAGACTGCATCTGGTTCTGTTCCACAAACAGAATGTGCTAGATTAGGTCTTATTCCTCTAAGAGATGGATCAATTACAGGTAATGAATATGCAACTATTCCATTTAAAGGCAAATCTGGAATTGGAGTATTGCATGAGACTTGTGAAGTATTGCAACAATATTGTGATATTGATCATTTATGTTCTCTTCATGTTCATGTTGGAGTTCCTAAAGTAGATAAGAAACTAGTAGTTGCAGCTTATCACTATTTCAAAATGTTAGAACCTCAAATTCTATCTATGTTTCCTCCTCTTATGACTGCATCATCTGCATTTAAGAAAGGAGATAAGGATTATTGTAAGAAACTTCCTAATGGAGTTACAAATCCTAAAGACAGCATAGAGTCTCAATTTGATAAACTATTTGAAATGTATGCTGAAACTCCTGGTTATTCATTTACTAGGTTTGGAGAAAATCATCCTCATGATAGAGATGGTAATAGAAAATGGGAAGTACATGCTAGATACAAATGGATTAACTTAATTAATCTTATTTTTAGTGGAGCTAAGACTATTGAATTTAGAATTCATACTCCTTCATTGAATAAGAATAAAGTAATTCCATGGGTATATATCTGTGTTTCCTTAGTATGGTATTTGCTCAATCATCAAGATGAGATTATAGAGATTGCTGGCAAGAGAAATGCTGGTCTTGATCTAAATGCCATTATTTCTGCATGTTTTAAGGATAGAACAATTGTGGATTATTTAATTTCTTATATCTCTTATAGAATGAAGTATGTAACTCAACAAGAAGTTTGTTATAATGACAAATGTGGGTTCTTAGAAATTCTAGATGATTTTGCATTTCAATTTAACTATAAAGCAATTGAATTAGTAAAATAAATGGAGATATTTATACCAGGAAATGTTCCTAGTAGTAAGAATTCAAGAATGAGAACAAGGAGTGGGATTTTTATTAAGTCCCCTCTTTGTTTTAAATATGAAAAAGCTACCAAAGTAATTTGGGAAGAGAAAGCAGAAGAAGTTAGACAACTAACAGATAATGCTGAAAAGCCTATATTAATAGGTTTACACTTTGTAAGAGATAGTAGAAGAAAATGTGATTTTCATAATCTAGTCCAATTTATTGCAGATCTTATGGTCAAATATAAATGGATAGAGGATGATAACATGACACAAGTATTCTTTGTTCCATACATAAGAAATGGAACATATTATTCTGTAAACAAAGATGAGTGTGGAGTATGGATTAAAGTGTAGAAATGGATAGATTTAGACTTAGTTGTACAGAAGAACAGTTTAGAGAGACAAAAGCTTTATCTTATTCTAGGATTGCTTCCTATGATAAAGATGGGCCTATTGCTCTTATTACAAAAAAAGATTTAAGTGGCAAAAGCTACATTATATTTGGTAAGTTAGTAGATGATATGCTATTATCACCTCAGAATTTATACAAATATAAAATCAATAATTATAATGGAGAGCTTCCTAGTAGTAGTATCTCTGATGTAATTAATGAGTGTGTAGAATTTATCCTAAAAACAGGAGAAGAACTGACAGATAATGTTATTTTAGAAATCTGTGAGAAGAAAGACTTTTATAAAAGGTGGAAAAAAGAAACTAAAATTGAAGCTGTAAGAAAGTATCAAGACTATCTTGACTTTATTTTAGAGAATAAAGACTATCAGTTGATAACTCCATTTATGTGGAATATTGCTGAGAAGATAGTAGAGACTATTAAGACATATCCTACTACTAAGAAATGGTTTGATCTCTTAGAAGGACAGGAAGGTTTTAATCAAGTTGATTTTATTACAGAATATAATGGTTCTTTAGTTAAAGGAGCATTTGATAGATTAGTTGTAGACCATGTAAATAAAACATTTCAAATCATAGATCTAAAGACAGGAAGTGTTCAGTCTGATGAATTCATAGATCAATTCTGGAAGTTTAGATATTGGATTCAAGCAGCTCTTTATTATAGAATGTTAGAGAAAGTCATAGATGAAGATGAACAATATAAAGACTATGAAATATTAGACTTTGTATTTATTTATATGCCTTCATCTGGTGCTAAGATTCCAACAGTCTTAACAATAGAGAGAGATAGAATAGAAGCATTTGAAAATGGTTTCTATATAGGTAAATCTGAATTTAAACATAAAGGATTAAAGCAAATCATTAAAGAAGTTGAATGGCATTATGAAAATCAAGTCTTTGATGTTAGCTGTGATTTTATGAATAGAGATGGGTCATATGTTATAGATTGTAATCAAGTAAGAAGTGATGATGAATGAAGCTAGTAGAAGAATCCTATTGCCATTACTAGCAACAAGTGTTAGATTACAATATTTAGAGAGGTTAAAGAAAGTTACATTTGTAGGACATTATATTCTATTGCATTATGAATATGAACCTTCAAAAGCTTTTATTAACTATGAAGACTATTTGACAAAACATAGCCTATTTAAAAAACTACTTGATAATGGTAATATGGTTATATATTCTTTTGAAATTCCTAAAGAATATATAGAAGACATTAAGTTGTTTGGGTTAGGTAGAATTAAAGATCTTTCTGATGATGCTAAGAATATTATTCTAAGGTATCTTATAAGTAAGAAAGATACATTAGCTGTGCAAAAATTAAGGTATTTTTGGGCTCCTGATGAAGAAGCTAAAGCTAAAGCATTTAAAGCCTTTCTAGTTCCTCCTAAGAATTTGGAGAATTTAGAAATAGACATAAAGGCAGAAAAATTTGATTATATTAGAGACCTTGATTTGGGTTTTGAAGAAAGAACAAGAAAAAAATTAGGATTTGAATAATATGAAGGAAGCTAAAGATTGTGCAGTGAGATATTTTGAGGGTGATGAGTTAGCTGCTAAAGTATTTTTAGATAAGTATGCTGCAGAAGGAGAAAAAACTCCTGATAACATGCATCAGAGATTAGCATATAAGATTTCTACAATTGAAAGAAGATTTAAAAAAGATCTTGAGAATCAAACATTTGATCCTGACAATCTTTCAGATTTAGGAGTAGAATATGTAAAATCTCTTAAAGAATCCAATGATTATGAGATAAGAGATAAATGGTTTCAACTATTTAGACATTTTAAATATATTGTTCCAGGTGGTTCTATTATGGCATCATTAGGAGCAAATGATCTTGTTTCTCTAGCTAATTGTTTTGGCTTAGGAAAACTAGAAGATAAAATGGAATCTATCATGGATAAAGGCAAAGAAATGTCTTTCTTATTCATGAGAAGAGGTGGTTGTGGAATGTCTCTAGATCCTCTTAGACCAAGAGGAGCAACAGTTAATAATGCTGCAAAATTTAGTACAGGAGCAGCTAGCTTTATGGAATATTATTCTACCACTTGTAGAACTATTGGTCAAGATGGAAGAAGAGGAGCTTTAATGTTAGCAATGTCAGATAGACATCCAGATGTTAAAGAATTTATTCTTGCTAAACAAGATCTTAGTAGAGTTACAGGTGCTAATATATCTGTAAAAGCTAGTAAAGCATTAATAAATGCAGCACAAAAGGATGAAGATTGGTGTCTTAAATGGCCTTGTTATAAACCTATAGAAGAGAATTTTGATTGGAAATCATATCCTTATGATGAACTAATTGAAATTTCTTATGAGAAAACTAGAGGTTATATTAAGAAAGTCAAAGCTAAAGAACTGTTAGATCTGATCATTGAATGTGCATGGAAAACAGCAGAACCAGGAATCCTATTATGGGATAATATTATCAATTTTGATCCAGCATCAGTATATGAAAATTTAAGGGCTGTTACTACCAATCCATATAAACATGTGGCCTAATGGAGTGATCCATTTTGAATAACACTTCTAAAAACAGGGAAACTCCTTAATTTAAGGACAATCCTGTGCTAATCAGTTATTGATTGTGCAAAGACTATAAAATTTTAAGTGATGAGAGAAATAAAGGACAAAAAAGAGTTAGTTAAACTCTGCTCATTTATTGTAATGGGTGATGGAGGGGTGTATAGGTACACTGGAAATAAAGAGTGTGCTTTTGTGATGAATATGATCACTAAAAATGAAGACTATGTCCTATTATGTAGAGACATCTTAGAGAATGTCACTTCTACTAGAATAATTGAAGTAGATAAAGGAGAAGGAAGACAATTACAACTGAGATTAACTACTAAAGGTCATCCATTTTTTACAAAATTAAGAGATAGAATATATATAGATAAATATAAGTCTTTAGATCAGCATGCTTTAAAAATGTTAGATTATGAAGCTTTATCTTTTTTGTATATGTCTGATGGGTCTCTTGGTTTAAGAAATGGAAAAGTTGGCAGTGTGACATTAAATATGAAAAGGCTTTCTTATGGAGATCAAATGTTATTAAAAAAAGCTCTAAAAGATAAATTAGATTTAGAGTGGAATATTAACAAACATGGTAAATATTTCTATTTAAGATTAAGAAATAAAGATGTCTCTAAGTTTATGGAAAACATAAAGCCTTATATTACCCCATCTTTCATGTACAAAATTTTGGATGAAGTGCCCTCAGAAAATAATGAGGTGGTGATATAGTCTGCTCTGCATAGTAATATGCAGTGTTATATAGAAATATATAACCTAGTAACCAATGGGTGGAGAGCAACCTCTAAGTGATGCAGATAGTTGTAGATTATCTCATATTAATTTGCTTTCATTTGTAATGAATCCATTTACAAGTGAAGCCTATTTTGATTTTGAATTATTTAGGAAAGTAGCATATCAACAAGTCATTTTCTTAGATGATGTTATTGAACTTGAATGTCAAAATATTCTTAATATCATAGAGAAATCTGATTCTGAAAGTGAGAAGAATCTATGGAGGAGAGTATATGACACAGCTCAAAAAGGTAGAAGAATTGGATGTGGATTTACTGCATTAGGAGACACTATTGCAGCTATGAATTTAGCATTTAAAGACTCTCACCATCTAGTAGAAGGAATTATGGAGACTAAGTTTAAAGCTGAATTAGAAGCTAGTATTGACTTAGGCTATTTAAGAGGTCCATTCTTAAGTTATGATTCTGAAAAAGAACATAATGATTGGTATGAATTCTTGTTTGAGAATTATTATGATATTCATCATAGAATGGCTAAACTAGGAAGAAGAAATGTCTCTCTTAGTACTGTAGCACCTGTAGGTTCAGGGTCATTATTGACTCAAACTACATCTGGAATTGAACCAATCTTTAAGACTTTCTATACTAGAAGAGTGAAAGTTAATAACTTTGATGAGAAATATGATTTTGTTGATCCAAATACTAAGGAGAAATTTAGAGAATTTATAGTTGCTCATAAGACCTTCCAAAAGTTTTGTGAGATTCAAACAGGTAAAAAGTTTAATGAGATTCCTAAGGGAATGATTAATGTATTATTTAAGTCTTCTCCTTATTATAAGAATGAAGCTGCAGATATTGATTGGCAAACTAGATTAGAAATCCAAGCTATAGTACAGAAATATACTACTAGTTCTATTAGTACTACTATTAATCTTCCATCTAATGTAGAGAAAGATGTTGTTAAGAATATCTATCTTAATGCATATAAGATGGGGCTGAAAGGGGTGACTTGCTACAGGCAGGGAAGTAGAAGTGGTGTATTAGTAGAAAAGAATGGAGAGGTTAAAGATCCTTCAAGAAAGGCCCCAAAGAGACCTTCTGAGCTACTTTCTCATATTCATACTATGACAGTTAAGGGAGAGAATTATCTTTGCTCTCTGGGCTTCTATGAAGGTAAACCATATGAAATATTTGTTTGTCCTACACCTGAGAATGTTAAAATTCCTACAATAGGTAAGAATGTTAAGATTAAGAAAGGCTATTATCAATTGCAAGACCAAGAAGGTAATGTAATTGTAGACAACTTTGCAGATGTAATGGATGATCAGCTTGAAATGGTAACAAGATTGTTATCTATTTCTATAAGAAGTGATGTTGGATTTAACTTCCTTGTAGACCAACTTAAAAAAAGTAAGGGAGAATTAACTGCATTTCATAAAGTTTTAGCTAGAACTATTGCTAAGTATGTAGAAAACAGTGCTAAATCTAGTGAAAACTGTGATGTATGTGGTGAAAAATTAGTATTTGAGAATGGTTGCCTAGTGTGTCCTCACTGTGGCTTTAGCAAGTGTGGATGAATGTTACATATGCTAAAAAATTTAATAATTTTATTTGCAACATCCATTTTTATTTTGTATCTTTGTAAAAATTTAAATTATGCTTAGAGAAGATACAATTAAAAAATGTGAGGAATTAGATATTCAGAAATTGTATGAGTCAGGAAAAACATTTCTTGATTTACAAAAAGAATATCATATAAGCTATTCAGCAGCAAAAGAGTTTTTAACTCTTAAAGGAGTGCAAATAAGAGAAGATAAGAAAAGAGAAGAGCTCAGAAAAAAACCTATTATAGGACAAAGGTTTGGATCATGGACAGTTATTTCTGATAAAATAAAAGTAGGAAATAATAGAGCTTTGTACTGGAATGTGAGATGTGATTGTGGTCATGAAACTTTTAGACAATCTAATTGTTTAAAACAAGGTAAAACTAAAAGTTGTAGAAAATGTGCTGCAAATAATCATATTACAAATCATTATGTAAGAACTATAATGACTTCTAAATACAATAATTTAGTTAAGTCTCTTTCATATAGAAAGAAAGTTGGTAAATTAGAATTTAATATTACTATAGAGGATTTAATTGAATTGTATAATCAAAGTCAAATATGTAGTTTATCTGGAATAGATATATCTTTAGATAGATACAAATCTGTTTCTGAACAAAATCTATCTATTGATAGAATAGATTCTAATAAGGGATATATTAAAGGAAATATTCAATTAGTAGATAAGAGAATAAACATGATGAAGGGCTCATTGTCTAATGAAGAATTTATTGAGCTTTGTAAAAAAGTAACTAATTTTAAATGTAACTAATATGATGGAGAGAGAGATTGTGGAAGATGGAGTAGAACAGATAGTTACAGTATTGTTGTGTCCTCATCCTAAGATGAATATAATGGATGCTACTAGATATATGGTAGGCTCAGATAGAATTATTGGAAATTATGAATGGCAAGACCAAAAAGTAATTTTCTTTAAGAATGGTGAGATTATTGAGGTTCCTGGCTCTAAGAAGTGGGAACCTTCTATTGAAGACATTTTATCTGGTAACTATTATATTGTAAAATAATGATACACTATTGTTCTGAGCAAAAGAGGTTGAAGGAAAGTAGTAAGTGGGACTTGGTAAGTGTTAAAGACATTATCAAGTATTTTGCTAGACATAAGTATATTGCATTAGATACAGAGACAACAGGATTAGATCCTCACACTTGTGAGCTTATATCAATACAATTAGGAGATTTTGAAAATCAATATGTTATTGAATATTCTCCTAATATATTGAATGAATTAAAACCATTATTCTTAAGAAAAGATGTAACTTTTGTATTACAGAATGCAAAATTTGATCTTCAATTCTTCTATAAACATGATATAATACTTGAAAAAGTATTTGATACCTACTTAGCTGAAGGTATCTTATATTGTGGTTTTGACAACATGAAATTACCAAACTATGTTAAGAAGTCTTTGGAAGTCTTAGCATTGAAATATTGTGGTGTTTTACTTAATAAATCTATAAGAGGAACCATTTGTAAGGTTGGACTTACAGATAATGTTATTGAGTATGGTGCTAATGATGTGAAATATCTTATTCCAATTATGACTAAACAGCTTATTAAGATACAACAAGATAAGGTGTATGGAGCTGTTAAATTGGATAATATGTTTGTTAAAGTTTTAGCTTATTTAGAGTGGTGTGGTATATATCTAGATCAAGACAAATGGAAAGCTAAAATGGAACAAGATGAGCAAAAGCTAAGAGATATGGAATTTGCTCTGAACAAATGGGTATTTGAAAAATTTGGTGATAAATATGTCAATAAACAATTAGATCTATTTAGTGCTACAAAAAGGTGTAGTCTTAATTGGGATTCTTCTAGACAAATTGTTCCTATATTCCAAGAATTAGGTGTTGATACCAAAGTAAAAGACAAGAAGACAGGAAGGATGAAAGATACTATTGAAGCTAAACATATTAGTAAGCAAGCTTCTGTATCTCCTCTTGTTAAGATGTATATTGATTATAAGAAAGCACAGAAATTGGTTACAACTTATGGTCAAAACTTCTTAGATCTTATTAATCCTGTAACTGGTAGAATACATGCTACATTCTGGCAGATAATGAGTACAGGAAGAACTTCTTGTGGTAAAGGTGATAGTACTGATGATGAAGATAGTATTAATTTACAAAATCTTCCTGCAGATCCTATCACTAGAGCCTGTTTCACAAATCAATTTAAGAATACTATCTTAGTTGATTGTGATTATAGTCAACAAGAAGATAGAATGTACACTCAATTATCTAAAGAACCTTCATTAATAGCATTCTATAATGATACTACTAGAAAAAGAGATGGTCATAGTTTTACAGCTAAACTGTGCTTTCCTAAGGAATTAAAAGATATTCCTGAAGAGAAAGTAAAAGAAGTAAGACCTGATCTTAGACAAATGGCTAAAGGAGCTAAATTTGCAATTTTATTTGGTGGTGTAGGTGCTACTATTGCTAAGAATCTTGGATTGTCTGATGAAGAAGGAGATGCTGTATACACAGCTTATCTTAAAGCTTTTCCTAAGTTAGCTAAGTATTTTGAATATATTAAAGGTGTAGTTCTTAAACAAGGTTATGTGCATTTTAATGATGTAACTGGAAGAAGATCTTATTATCAGCTATATGATCAATATCAAAAGCTAGAGAAAACTATTACTAGAGAATGGTGGCAAGAATATAGACAACATAAAGCTGCAGGAACAACTCAATTTTTAAATTATTATTTGCCTACATGCAAAGAATTCTTTAAGATGAGAGGTGAAATTGAAAGAATGGCACTTAATTTTAGATGTCAAGGCAGTAGTAGTGATATGTCAAAGCTTGCAGGAGTGTGGTTTTTTAATTGGATTCTAGAAAATAATTTATTTAATAAAGTTAAGATAAGTAACTTTATACATGATAGAGATTTGTCATGTCTAAACTAGGTTAATTGCTGGAAACTCCTTAGAGTCTTTAGTACCAAAGTGTAATAATCTAAAGAATTGGACAATCAGCAGCCAAGCCCTTTATGGGAAGGTTCAGAGACTATCCTATATGGAGTAAGCCTCAAGGGAGGTTGAAATGCCTAGATACAATTAATATTGTATAAGATATAGTCCCAACTTACATGAAAGTGTAAGAAAGTATGTGTGAACTGACATACTTGCAAGATAATTGGAATATTTAATAGAATGTCCTGAAGATATTGCAGATAAAGTAGCAGAAGCTCTTAAAGATTGTATGGAAAGAGCTGGGAGAGTGTTTATAGATGTAGTTCCAGTTAAAGCAGAACCTAATATAACAAAATATTGGACACACTAATGGATAAAATTGAATTTAATAGTATATTAGAAGACATCATTTTTCAAGTCCTGTGCTTAGCATGGGACTATAATGGTGATGGAGATGTAGTAAATACAGAAGATGTTATCAATATAGTAAATTTATACAAAAAGAAATGAAGCATATTATGATAGATATTGAGACTCTTGGTAGAGAGTTTCACTCTGATATAGTTAGTATTGGAGCAATTGAATTTGATCCTGAAGAGAACTCTTTAGGAAGAGACTTCTATCAAGTTGTTTCTTTAGAAGCATTACCATATATTAATACTAATACATTAAGGTGGTGGATGCAACAATCTGAAGAAGCAAGAGCTGTATTTAAAGAGACTGGACAACCTATTGAATGTTCTCTTACTCTATTATCTCAATTCATTCTTTCTATTAAACAGAATCAAGGAATTAGAGTTTGGAGTAGAGGCAAAATGGACATTGATATTTTAGAACATAAATATAAGATGAATAATCTCCAATGTCCATGGGAGTATAATGAAGTAAGAGATGCTAGAACTTTTATAGATGAACTTACACCTTATGTTCCATGTTTTAAGTTTGAGAATGAAAAAGCTCATAATGCTCTTAGTGATGCAATATATCAAGCTTCTCAAGTGAACCATATACATCAATATTTAAGAAAAATTTAATGAAAGTTAAGATAAAGAAACTAAATGAGGAGGTAAAAACTCCTCAATATAAAACAATAGATGCAGCTTGTGCTGACTTATCAGCATATTTTAAACACACTCCTAAAGAAGAATTTAAATATATTCCTAATAGAGAATATGTCTTTAAGAGAATATCAGACTACTATGATGAGAAATTAGAAAAAGTAGTCTTAGATAAGATCAACATTGCTCCTGGAGATAGAGTTATTATTCCTACAGGTGTGTTCTTAGAATTGCCTAAAGGTTATGAAGCTAAAATTAGAAATAGATCTGGATTATCATTTAAAGAAGGACTATTTGTAATTGAAGGAACAATTGATGCTGATTATAGAGGTGAGCTTGGTATTATTGTTACTAATCTAGGAAAAGAAGTAGTAGTAATTCATAATGGTGATAGAATTGCTCAACTTAAGATTCAAATAGCTGAACAAGCAGAATTTGAAGAAGTAGAAGATTTATCTGATACTGAGAGAGGTGAGGGTGGATTTGGACATACAGGTAAATAATTATGACAGCAAAAGAAAGACAAAAAATTCTTACTGAATGGGCTTATTCTAAAATGACTTCTTCTATTTGTAAATTACAAAGAGGACTTTATGAAGAATACATAGAAGAACATTTTGAAGAATATAATAAACAAATACTTATTATTGAAGAAGCAGGTAAAATTTTAGAAGATATAACAGAGAGTATATCTTCTTATGGCAGACAAGCTTTAGTTAAAAATTTCAAAAATTGTCTTGCTAGAAAAATTTATAATAAGTATCATTTATGTGATATAAATTCTTCTATCTTAAGTAAAATAGTAGTAGCTCAAATTTTAGAAAAAAATGACAATCTAGATATGATAGAATATAAGAATCTTATAGATTCATTCTCAGAAAAAGTATTGATTGAAGAATTTAATAAATTGAATGGATTACAGTAGAACATTTTTATTTGCTGATCCTCACTTCTATCACAAGAACATAATAGGATATGAAAATAGACCATTTAAAGATGTTTATGAAATGAATGATGTAATTATTGAAAATTGGAATGCTGTTGTTAAGAGACAAGATAAAGTGTTCTTAGCAGGAGATATTTCATTTGGAAATAAAATAGTTACAGAAGCTATTATAAATCAATTAAATGGCAATATCACAATGATCTATGGGAATCATGATTGGGATCATTCATATTCATTTTGGAAATCTCAATTCCCAGAGGTTTCTAAATATCCTATCATCATAGAGAAGTTTATTATAATTTCTCATGAGCCTATGTATTTAGAAAATAATTCTCCATATCTTAATATATATGGACATGTACATGGAGATGATAGATTTAGAGATTTTACAGAGAACACTTTCTGTATAAGTGCTGAAAGAATAAGCTATACTCCTATTAGTTTAGAAGAAATTATTTCAAAAGTTAGAAGTTATGAACACTAGAAAATTTGGTTTAAAACTACTGAAGAAAGCTCAAGAATTAAAAAGATTTCATCCTGAACTAAGAGAAGGACAAGCTATTGTAATTCAATTATGCAGAATGAATGAAAGATATTTTAGAAATCTTCCTAATGAATGTAATTGTTATGAAGATGATTCTAAGATACCAGCTTTATTGCAGTATATAGCATCTAAAAAGATTAAATAAATGGAATTTATAAAACAAGACTGTATACTAATGAGTGAAAGTAACCCATTAGTTTTTACAGAATTATGTATTAGGAATTGTTATAAAAGTGAGGGGTCAATGTTTCAAAGACCCCCACAAGTCTTAATTAGAAAGGTTATTAAGAGAGGACACACTTCAGTTCTAGAACATACAGGGGTTTATCTTGTCTACACTCAAAATTATGTGTATAGTCAATATAAATATTTTATAGATAATCCATACACTGATATAAGAAAAGAAGGTAACCTTTTGTATATCTATACTAATCTAAGAGTTATTGCTGAGAATGATCCAGATCTATTAGAAAGAATCTTAAAAGATGATTCTACAGTTAAATATTTCACTCCTAAAGATGATGATCCTTATAAGAGAATTGCCTTTAGAATTATTACAGATCATGGTCAAGAAAGAAGTCTCTTAAGACATAGATGGAATAGTTTTACTATTGAAAGTACAAGGTTTATTAATTATCTTAAAAGGAGAGGAATTAGCTTTATTGAATGGCAAGGTAGAAGCAAAAATAAATGGGTGTACATTTTAGCTTGTAAGTTTAGTGCTTTCTTTTATAAACTATTAATCAGATTAGGAGAAACTCCTGAAATAGCTAGATCTGTATTAAATCTTGGACATAAGACTGATATTATTATGAGTGCTCCTAGATATAAATGGAAACATTTCTTAGATCTTAGAACAGCTAAAGATGCTCATCCTCAAATTAGAGAAATTGCAGAGAAAATAAAACAGTTTATATAAAATAAAATATTATGAAGATTGCTATTGTGGGAAGGAAAGGAAGTGGAAAAGATACAACAGCTTCTTTTATTAGATATTTTATGTTAGGAGGAATAGATGTTTCTACTCTTCCTGATGATAACAAGAAAGAGGACAAGAACTATATCTTTAGAAATATTATGAAAATGAATGATAATTCTGATATTTCTATTATTAGACTTGCAGATTCTCTAAAAGACTTTCTATCTTTTATATATAAGATTCCTAGAGAACATTTTGAATATCCATATAAAAACAATCTTTTTTATAGGAAAGATTATGATGTAAAGAAAGTTGCAAGATGTCTTAATGGAATTAGTTATAGAGGAACAGACATAATACCTTTTCAACCTAAAGATATTGTAAAAGATTATGTCAGTATAAGAACTATTATGCAATTAGAATCTGAAAAATTTAAGAAGGGATTTGGTGAAGATTTCTTTATTAAACAACTTTTTAAAAAGATAAATAAAGATGTAGTGATAGTTCCTGACTGTAGGTTTAATAATGAATTTGAAACTTTAAAAGATAAAGATTTTATTTTTATAAAAATTAGAAATCCAAATGAAGCTGAAGATCCTCATAATTCTGAAAACCAAGCTGTTGATATAGCAGATGAACATTTTGATTATGTAATAGATAATAATGAAGATTTAGAGAAGCTTTTCTATATTTGTAAGGATATTGCAGGTGATTTAAAAGATATGCTTACTGATGAAGGAAAGAAGATTAAATCTAATTATGAAGTTCATAGTATAGAACAATCTATTATAAACTTAGCCAATAAAGATAATGATAAATATTCTCAATGGTATACATTAGTAGATTCTTTAAATTGGGCACAATTTAATAGTCTTAATGCAGCATATAGAACTTGTACTTTTTCAGCTCCAGGAGTTGGAATAGTAGGAAATGCTGTGATGAATGAAGCATTTTAAAAAATAAAAGGGAGAAGATCACAAGTCTTCCCCCTAGTTTTTTTAATTAATCTAATCCATAGAACTTTAATTTATCTTCTACTGTTAAGAAGTCAAATACTAATCTATTACCTGGAATCAATCTTAGCATTTTAATAAGACCTTTATTATAACCTTCAAATGTACCAGATTCATATGTTTCAAATAAATTAGTGATATTTAGAATATCTGTAACTCTATCTACAAGTCCCATTAAAGCAGTAGGAGATTGAAATATTCTAGTTGTTTCCCCCAATAGACCAAATGGAGACAATGCAGCAATTTCTGAATTAGTTCTAGCAATCATCAGCTGTAGTGCTCTTAATCTTTTTTCTTCATCATCTCCAGCACTTTTTGCTAATGCTCCTAAAATAAATACTAAAGTAGCCATAACAGCCATAGAAGCCATTTCTGTCAAAGCTATTGCCATATTTTGTTTTTGGCCTTCAGTAAGATTATTCCAATTAGTCAAAATACTAAATCTAGCATGAGCAGCATCCTTAGCTATTGTCTTTAAGAATTTACCAAATGTATTGTAGTAACCTTCAGTGTAGACTCCTAATGAAGTATCTAGTTTATTCTTAGAGAATCTTCTATTTAAGTTAGGACCCATAAATGTTCTAAAGATTAATAGCATTCTACCAATAGCTTTAGTCTGAGCAGGAGCTCTATCTATATTGTCAACCATACCAAATAGTTGAGCATTTAGTTTACTTTGTCTATTAAAGAATGCTTTAAGATCTTCTTTAGTATAAGCTGTTCCATCTAAATTCTTAGTACCTTCTTTAAGACCAGGAATACCATCTTTTACTTCAAATTGATCATATAATGTTACTTCTTTACCTTCAGCATTGAGAACTTTAGTATGATGCATAAGAGCAATACTAACTGTTAGCTTATTCATAAAGTCACCAGAAGATATAAATGCCATTAGAGAATCTCCTGTAAGAGCTCTCATAAGTTTATTCTTCACATTAGACTTAACATTTTGCATATGTTGATCATATTCTCCTAAGATATTAAAATAAGACATCATATACCATAATTTAGAGTCAGGAGTTATATCTCCAACTTCTTTCATAAACTCAGGCATGAGTTTTAAGATTTCTTTAGATGCAAATGCTCTGTCTTTAGCTGTAAAGAATCTCTTAGAAGCAGCTTCATTAAGAATAGTTAATTCTCCAGTAAATTGGTTAGCAAGTCCTACAAAAGGAGATCCAGCTAACATCATATATGTAACAGCATCTCTTCCTAAGTTAGCTAATTTAGCTCTATCTACATTAACTTCACCATAGAATGGAAGATATACTCTGAATGAACCTTCTTTCTCTTGGTACTCACCATATAGTCCTTTATTAATAAGAGTCTTATATCCTTTAAATAATGCTTCAGCTTTTTCTTTATTTCTCCTTTGTATAAGATTTCCTAAGATAGGAATAGACACTTTACTTTCTAATCCATTATTACCAATCTTAACAAGTCTTTCTGATAATACATCTTTACCTACCTCTAATATATCAATCATCCTAGATTTAATATTATAGTTAGAGGCCATATTATAGAATTGCAATACTGATCCTAAGACATCTGTAGAGAATGTAGCATTTTTAATCTTAGCAGTATAATATATAGGTAAGAATTGAACTGTATTACCTTCAAAGTCTTGTAATGATTCTTGATATTGATTACCAAATTGGTCTTCATCAGCTCTAATTTCAATAGATGATAAGAAATCTTCACCTTTAAATGCTCCTCTAAGACCTTCTTGAGTTAATCTTTCATTAAATGTAGCTCTTGTTCTAGGAGCCATATTAGGAGTAACTCCTCTAATATTATGAGGTAACATATCTAAAGCTTCTTGCATAAGACCATTAAGAGTATTATAGAATTCTAGTTTAGCAGGATCTTTTTTAAGTTCTTTAAAAGCTTTACTCTTAACTTTAGGATGTGCTAATTCTCCATAAACACTAGGAGAGAAATGAACATTTCCTTTTGCATCCATAAATTCTCTAATATTCTTAGCTTTCCATCTTAGATATTCAGGTTTAGGAAGAGAATTTTTCTTCTGCATCATAATATTTTCCCATCCTTTAACTCTTTCTACCCATTTCATATTAAAGTCTGCCCACATACTAGTCCATTCTTTTTCAAGAGAAGGATTAGCAGCAAAAGCTTTATTTCTTTCATAAGGATTCTGAGGAAATTTACTCCACAGTTCTTTTAAGAATTCTTCTCTAGCTTTTTCATATCCTGAATAGTCCCATTCTGAAATGAAGTTTTGAGTATAATTGCCTTCTGAATCTTTTTCTAAGAATACTGTAAGATCTGTAATTCCAGCATCTCTTAACTTCATATAAGCATTTCTTAATCTATACTCAGCATTTTGTGTTTTCATTCTTACATCATGTTCTGAATTCTTAAGAGACATACTTACTAAGTTAATAACAATATCTGGATTATCACTAGCTGCAGAGATATATCTGTTAAACCAGTTATTGTCTTTATCTGCCATTGCAATTTTTTCAATAACTTGTTCTTTGGTTAATTTCTCACCAAAGGGATTCTCTACATCAGCAAACTTATCAAAATTCATACCAATGAACTTAGCAAAGATGTTAAACATCTTATATTGAAGTTCATTATTTACATAATTAGCTTCTGCTAAGAATTCATTAATAGTAGTACTTAATTCTTTATTAAATTCAGGATCACTATTGTCTTCTTTAATATAAGTTTGCATCTCATTTACAATAGGTCTTACAGAATTCATAAATGACTTCATTCTTCTAGCAACATGAGCTGATTTAGAGATAGAGTTCTTAGATTGTAACTCCTCTTCTCTAGCTAACATATCAGTCATTTCTTTAATAATGTAAGTGGAATTTGAAATATAAGATGCAATTCTTTCTTTAACAGTTCCTTTTTCTAATGCTCCAACTAAGTCTGCAATAATATTCTTTTGATTCTCTATAGTTTGAATGTTAGTAAAAGCAGAAGATTCAAAGATTTTTAATCTTAGTCCTTCTGTTTCAATCATCTTTTTCATTACTTCTTCTAACTTAGAAGCTTTATTAGAGATTCTAAATAGTTTATCTGAAGATGACTTCCATAGAGATTTTTTAGACATTTTAGTAGCTTTACCCATTAAAATATCATGAGCAAACTGTTGCAATTCTGAATTTAATAGTCTATCAAGATCTTGTGTATTCTTAGAAGCAAATATTGATTTTAAGGCCATCCAGAGCCTTTCTAAGAGACTTTTAGCTGGCTTATAAGCAAGAGTATTAGGATCAGTGAGATATTGCCCCAGAAGCTTTCCTATGGCCTCTTTTGCTAACATATCTTCATTATTTCTGTAGACTTGACTATAAGTACTGTAATCATCTCCTAAAATAGATTTATAAACTTCATTTTGTTTTACAAGATTCATTAATCTATTAATAAATGGAGTATCATTCATTGCTTCAACAAAGAAGTGTGCTCCTTCTTCACCTAATGCTTCAAAAGGAATTTCATTATTAGCAAACTTAATTGCTTTACTTGTAATATCTGCAACTGCTACTGCATCTATTCCATATTGAGAGTTTAAAGAATCTACAACATCAACCTTTACCCCTAGTTTTTTTAATTCTTCTAAGATTCTGGTCTTGACTGAAGATTGTAAATCTGATGCAGATAATATATATTTAGGATTATTTTTAATATCTTTAGGAAGGACATACTTATTAAGACTATTGTCATATAATTGATATTTATTTCCTATAGACACAACATTAACATCTTTTAATCCAGCAGCATGAATGGCATCATTAAGACTAATAGCTTGGTCTTCTTCTAATTTAAATTGACCTTTACTATTCATTCCATATCCTTCTAAGATATTATTTAGAACTTGTTTTCCTAATTCAATAGTAGTAGTTGTCTTTGTAGGTTTAATATCTTCAATTTGATACTCTCCTTTAAGAAGTTCTAAAGCTGCAACTTTTAAAGCATATTCTTTATTATTGTAATTTTCATAAGCAGTAGTATAAATAGTATTAAGATCTCCTTCAGATGTTTTGTCTAAAAAATATCCTCCATTTTTATTCCAAAGATAATAAGCTTCATTTTCTCCAAATATTGTTTTCAGAGTTTCAAAGTCTTCTTTAACTTGTGGATTACTTAAATTTGGACAAATTTTCATATTTTAAAAATTATAGGGGGATTGATATTATCTCACCCCCATTATATTATTTACCTTTACAATGATTTTTAATTTCCTCTGCAGTTTTCTTAAATATATCTGAATTAAATACTTCTTTCAAAGCATCATCTGTTTTTTCTATACCTTCTTTATTAAAGTCAGATTTATCAGAATGTTTAGATAACTCTGTTTCTACAGTAGCATCATGAACTTTAAGAAGTGCATCTACAGAGACTTTATCTTGAGTCTTAGAAGAAAGATTATTAGAAGCAAATATAGATTCACCAGAACCAAATTCAAATATCTGACCTGTTCCTAAAGCACCAACTCTAGTATAAGTGTATTCAGTTTGAGTTTGTCCTGTATGTTTATACAATTCTATTTTACCATTGTTATTAAATTTTAAGAATCTATAAGGCTTATCTTGATCTTCCCCAATTTCAAAGATTGTTACACCATCAGAGAACTTTTCTACTTCTAATCCTGTATGATCTTTATTTCCTATAAATTTAACACCACTTGTCTCTTTAGTAAACTCAGGAACAAGTCTATTATCTCTATAGTTATTTAAGAAGAAATCATCAGCTAGAGATTCATTTACTAATAAATCTGAAGTGAATATTTGCTCTCTAAATAATTCATTAAAGCCAGGAATATTATTGATCATAGAGATTGGAATAACATGATTGAAGCTATTGTTATTTAGTCCCCAACCATTAAGAACAAAGTTGTATTTCAATAAATCTTCAGCTAACTTAGTATATTTAGGAGTTCTCCATAAATATTCATAAGCTCTGATAGATTCATCTTTTGCAACTTCATTGTCAAATCTAGATCCACTATATTTAATAATTTGTAATCTTTCTCTGCCATTAAGAGTTCTTTGAGGTAATGTTTGAACTGACAGTCTCTTAGTAAATTCATTAACATTCTTAAGATAAGGATCATTTTCAACTATCTTAGAGAATCTCTTAGGATATTCATAGATCAATGCTTTAGTCTGTTTTTCATTGAATTTAAAGAAGTCTAATTGTTTAGTAAAATAGTTCATTACCATTTCATTAATAGCATCAATATCTGATCCATTAAGATCCTCTTTAATTCCATTAGCTACAGTATTCTTAATAAAGTTAAAATTGCCTTTATTAAATGGAGATAGTTTATCAGTATATCTCATATACTCAACTACACCATTTGTATTAGCTGCAACAAATGATTTCTTAGTGATAGGACTCTCCATAAATTCTTCATACTTCTCACCTCTTGGCATCCATATTAAGACATCATCAAGTCCTTCAACACTTTGTTTAGCCTTCAACTTTAAGAACTTCATTCTTTGTGCTTCCATATCTCCATATGTAGGAGCTGAACCATAAGTTTCAGATCTCATTGCTGAGTTAATTTGTCTTAAAGTAGTAGAAGGAGTAATAAGATTCTTAAATGCTTTCAATACTAAGATTTGTTTAGCATTTTCTATTTGAGGATTAGTTCCTTTATAATAGTCATTAATTGCTGTAATTAAATCTCCTTGATTGAAATAAAATTTAATTCTACCTTTATTTACATCTTCTAGAAGTTTTTTATCAAGAGAATTTTCATATTCTGTAATAAGATTATTTAAGATAGAATCAAAGTTAAATAAATCTCCAGATGCTAATACTCTATCAGATAGTTGTTTTAATGAAGGCTGAGACATAAAATACATTACTGTTTCAGGATTGTGCCCAAGTCTTAATAATAAAGTATAGGTACTAGCAGTAAATAAATTTAAATTAACTTTAGAAGCTGTCAAAGTCTTAGCATTATCTACTACTGTTGCTAAGAATGACCCTAATACATTAGTCACATTCTGAGTACCATCAAGAGTCTTAACAGGACTAATTCTCTGAGCTCCTTTACCATCTAAATAGATAGGAGAACTCTTAAAGTTGACATCATAGAATTGCAACATTGAATGGTTAGCACTATTAGAAGCAAATACACCAGTTAATGCTTTTCCTGCCATATACTCATAGAAAGTATTAGTTAGATAGATAGGATCCATCATACCATGTCCTTCATCTTTATTGGACTTTTCAACAGTTGCTAATGTGTCAATAACTCTAGAGAACATCTCTGTATTAGCCCCACTTACCATAGTCTTAAAAGCATCATTAGATGTTAAGATAGAATAAGCAATATCAATTAAGGCATTATTGCTTGCTTCTACAGATTGATCTTTAGGAGCTTTATTATAATCATATTTAATCTTTTCTAATTTAGAATCTTGTTTGATTAATTGAGGATATTCCTTTAAGAGTTTGGAAACTTCAGACATTGCTTTAGTCTCTTCTGCACTTAATTTATTTCCTTCATCATAAGACTCTAAAAGATTTCTTAAATACTCTAATTCTGATTTATAATCACCAGTAGTAAATCTGTCAGTTAGATAACCATTATTAACTAAGAAAGATCTGATTTTTCCTAAGTCATAAGAACCAGGAGTATATTTAGTTGCATAAGTCATAAAATACATCTTGTCTATGTCCAGGTCAGAACCTGTAATAGTTAATATATCTGCAGGCAACTTAATAATACCTCCTTCTGCTGGTGAACTAAATCCTGCAATTCTTAATGGTACTCCTGAATATTTGTCTTCAGTAGGAATTCTATAACATATCATCTTAAGAAGTTCCTTATCTTCTATTTTAGATGTATTAATCATTCCATCTGCATTAGCATATTTAGCTAGATGTTTACCATACATATATGGAACAATAGCATCTACATACTCAATATGGCCATCTTTCATATGAACTTTAAGTCTATCATCAAATCCATAAGAAGACACTTGATATAAAGCTCCACCATTAATTTTACTTCTAACAATGTTATTCCTAAAGATAGATGAAATCATTTGGAATATTCTGTTAGATTGTATTGGGAAGTATAAAGGCAATTTAAATACTTTCTGTCCTTTCCAATTCATTAATTGTACAGCTTCTACAGTATTCTCTGCAAACTTTCTTTGCATTACTGAATTCTGTAGTTCTTGTGCCAAACCTTCAATAGAACCTATTTTATCTTGAACTTTCTTAAAATTCTTGTCATAGTTCCATGCTAAGATTTTATCAAATAGATCTGCAATCTCAAGTCCATTATATTCTACACCATTAAGATTAAACTTAGCATCTTGTCCTAAGTTTGCAATAATATGTTTTCTAAATTGAGAACCTAGTAATTGTAATGTATCTTTAAAGTGTTCTGGAGTGTCCATTTGATACATGTAGTCATCATTACTTAATTCATATTTAACTACATTCTTCAGTTCATTAGGATCTCCATTAAACTTAAGAATAGCATCAGGTAAAACTTGTTCTCCTTTAGCTCTTTGTTTTTCTTTAATTTCTTCTGAAGTATTTAATTCCATTCCTTCTTTAACAGCAGATTCAAAGTAAACAGCATCAATACCATTTGCTTCCATACCTTCTACTAATGCAGTTAATAGTTTATTACCTTTTAACATCTGAGGAATAAGAACTGCTTCAGAGTTTTTATTTTGTAATGGTTGATATATTGAAGTCCTGCCTCCATTATAGTCTACATTAGCATCTATAGTATGAGGTGCATACATATAAGGTTTAATAGGCTGTAATGAGAATGTTAAGATGTCTTCCATATTATAAGTACCATTCTTAATTCTCTGATAAGAAGCTTCTTTAGAATCATCCCATTTAGAGTTCATTCTAGCAATGTTTCTATATCTATCTAGAGTTATAAATGTTTGACCATCAGTACTATTATTAAGACCACTCTTAATAGTTTTACCATTAGGAAGTTTAACTATTCTCTTACCTTCAGAATCTGTTGCATTACTATAACCAAACTTAGCTGCAATAATCATAGCCTCTGCAACACTAACACCATTAGCTCTAAGATTAGTATAATATTGTTCTCCTACAAGAGAAGGAATTTCATTATCTTTTAATCTTATTGCAGTGAATTTCTCTGGAATTCCTAATGATTCCCAATCACCATAATGGCCAGGAGACATAATCTGTTTATTTCTCTTAAAGAAGTCTATATCACTCTTATAGAAAGCTAAGTCTACAGATGTTAATGTAAGAATACTCATCTGAGCCATAAGATCATTATAATAGAACTGTTTTAAAGTATCTTCAACAACTCTCTTATCATACTTAGTAGGATCTAAGTTAGGATCTTTCTTAAATGCTTCAAAACCTTCTTCAACAGCTTGTTCAATATAATTTCTTAAGTCTTCTTCTGAACTCTTAAGATCATTGATATTATATTTGTTTAAGAATGGAAACATTAAGAATTTGTCTCCTCTTCTATCAAAGTTAATAATCTCATGAATCTTACCTTCTTTTATAAGAGCTTGTCTTTTCTTAACAACTTCAATTCTATTAATTTCACTCTTAGCTAATGCTACAAGACCATCCATGCAATCTTCAATTGCATATTTTCTAAATCTTATAACAGGCATAGAAGAACCATCAGAAGGAATAGGAGTCATATAATAACTATACATTTGAGCTCCATTATTATACCATAAGTTGATCTTAGAACCAAGAAAATCAGGTTTACTTAATTTTGTATATTTAACTTTATCTTTATGTAAGAATGTTGAAACTCTAGTTTCTATAGTACTAAAAGGATTTTTAGCAGCTCTATATAATTCTTTTAACCAAGGATGAGTGAATTCACCTTTATTATTAGTATAGAAGAAGCTTTTTCTAAATGTTTCAAATTGACTTAGATCATTATGATTTGTAAGTCTCTTAAACAACTTACCAATAAATGATGGAGTAACATTAGTTGAATAAGTCTTACCATCTTCTCTTAAAGAAGATTCATATAAATCTGATCTCACACTTGCAGCTCTTCTTCCTAATTCAGTAATTGCTCTCTTAACAGGAAGTAATTCTAATTCTGCATATAAGTTTTGTCTATCTTTAAAATCCTCTTTACTAAGAATCTGTTTAGATGCATTAAATACTTTAAATAAGTTAATCATTACCTCATCAAGAGGTCTTAGAGTAGTTTTATTAAACTCTTGTTTTACAAAACTTGAAGAGAATATTTTATATAATTCATCAGGTGTAAAATCAAAACCTAATACATGAGAAGCTTCAGCAAGTTCTTTAGTATATCTCTTAAGATCAGCATTTATAAATGAACCACTCTTCCAATTATTAATCCAAGTCTTAAGTGTTCCTAATCTGAATTGATTAGAAGAAAACTTAGTTTTAAGTTCTATTATTTTCTTAAGACTATTCTCAATATCAAATAATAATTCTGCTTTGGTCTTATCTGCCATTGCTAGATTAGAAGACCATGTTTTAGTTACTTCATCTCCTTTATTAAGAGCATTACCAGGGAATACTCTCATAGTACCATCATCTTGAGATTGTACTAACATATATTCCACAGCATCACTTCTAAATGAATTATAGAAGTCAGTCTTAATCTTGGGATCTGAATTTATTTTATCTATAATAGGAGCCACCCATGGGAAATTAGTTCTCATAGCTTCTAATGAAGTTAAGAGATCTGAAGGTCTAGACATATTAGAAAGTCTTCCTAATAATGTTGCAAACACTTCTGTTGAACTCATGTATGGTTGATATCCTAAATCATCAGGAGCTACTAGAGTTCCATCAGGTCTTACTTTAGGAATTCTCCTAATTATATTTCTAGTACTTTGTCTTAACTTAGTTATTGCTGCCACAGTTGATTGATCTATTTGCCATCCTTCTTGTTTTACAGTATCCTCATCATTCATAAAGTCATCAACTTGATCTTGTACATTCATATCAGCATCAACAATTTGTTTAGCTTTAAATGTAACTCCTTCAAGTGTAGATATTTCTTTAAGAACATCAAGAGTTAATTGTCCAAATATAGGATTACCTTCAGCATCAAATGTAAGCAATTCATCTAACATAAGATCTACTGCATCTCTACTTTCAGGAGTAGTATATACAGGATCTGAACCATGAACAGCATCATAGAATTGATCATGAATAGCTAAGATATAATCTTCAATACTATTTTGTTTAATAACTTCTGTTCTGCTAAGATTAGGATAGTCTGTAACTAAGTTATCAATAAGATCTTCAAAAGCATCAACTAACATATTTACTCTTCTCTTATAAACAGATGGAGTAATATTTGAAAGCCAAGTTCTTTCTACTAACTTATTACTTTTTACTTTATAATGTGCATATCTACCTCTATTAATATCATAAAATACTTGCTCAATACTAGGATTAAGATGTAATTTATTTTTTATAATATGGTAGATATTCTTAAAAAAATCACTAATCTTATCTAGGATAGATTTAGTCTTAGCATTATCATTTACATATTCTCTAAATTGATCTGCCAAGTGTTCTTCAACTGCAACATCTGATTTGCCTTCTAAATTAAATTTCTTTCTAGCTTTATTTAAAAGAGCATTTGCTTCAGATTCAGTTAAAAACATGTTAAATACAGCATGGAAAGCTTCATGATATGCAGTACCTTCTGCAGCTTCATCTGATATTTCAATAATACCATCTTTAAATCTCCCCCATGCAGTTAAACTTCCTACATTAATAAGACCTTTATGAATCTTAACAAGATCATTTTCAGATAACTGAGGTAAGTTTTCTTTTAACCAATTAAGTTCTTTTTCTAAGTTAATTTTTTGAAGATTTTCATCAGAAGATAATCTATATCTATCCATATCTTTACCCCATTCATCTCTTCTAGAAAGATCAGGTTTAACTATGTTCTTTCCTTTAAGATGTTGAGCTAATTTAGAATTAGGATTTAATAGTTTACCTCTTCTCTTAGGTTCTTGAGGAACATCTTCTACTTTCTTAGGAGCAGAATTATCTTCAAAAGATTTCTCAACTGGATCTGTTACAGGTTCAGCTATTTGAGGTTCTGCAACTTTTACTTTCTTAGTAGGCTCAACTTTAGTTTCAATAGGAGCAGTTGCTTCTAAAGTAACTAGGTTACTACTATAACTATATGTAGGTGAATGAAAAGGTTCTCCTGGAATAATATTCATTTGTAATACATCTGAATCTAAGATTGCATTCATCATATTATCTCCAGAGTTTAAGAAGTTTGCAGGAATATTAATGAGAGAATCTTGAATTGCTTGAAGAGCTTGTTCTCTAGTCATAGCCTCAACATCTTCATAATGATTACCTACCCATTCTTGTTTCATATAAGGTAATTCAGCATTGTTATTCTTAACAAGCCTAATTACAACATATCTATTTAAAGAATCTGATGCCTTACTAGACTTAGTTGCATTATCATCTTGTATAGCATTAAAAGCATCTTTGATATGTCTATCATAATACCTATATAATTTAGAATCTTTATTAAGTTCTGAGAACTTTCTAGTATAGACTCTTAGAGGATAATAAACTCCATTAGCACTTTGAACTAAAGCAAATATATGTCCAGTTCTTACTTCATCCATAGGAGGTGTATGCCATCCTGGAATTTGAGGATTAGGGACTACAAATGAATAATTGCTAGTTTCAGATCCTACAACAGCTCCTAAAGTAATCTCACTAGCATTATCTACTTGTAATGCATCTTTAATAGGATAATAGTTTTCTGCATCATGTGTAATTAAACCATATGATTTAGCAGTAATAGTTGAGGATACATTACAAGGAATAACTCTCTTACCATTAATAAGAATAGTTTCTCCTGTATGTTTAAGTGCTTGTTGATATAATAGAGCTCTTTGCTTCTTAAGTTCAGCCATTTGAATATCATTAGCTCCAAACTTAGCAGCAGTAAATTCTTTTCTTATCCATGAAATACCATTATTGTTTTCATCATAGACAAGAATATCAGCATCTTCAGCTTTAGATTGATTCTTTAAGAAGTCTTCAGGAATACCAAAGAATACAGTAGAACCTACATTAGCTACTTCTGGTTTAATAGTCTCATCAAAGTTAATGTAACTATTATATATCTTAGAAGTTGCATCTTGTTCTAAATTTCTTAATCTAGGTCTTCCATTAGCTCCTGTATAAGATTCTGTTCTATATTTAAATGAAAAGATTCTTAAAGGATCTCTCTTAATGACTTCAGGTTCTTCAGGATCTTTTTGTTGATCATCATTAGGATTCTCCCTAGGAATAGTATTATCTATAGGAGTTCCTTTTTTTACATCAGCATATTGTTTAGCTTCTTGTAATTTTTGTATATGATCTAATACTTGATCAAATATTGCTAAGTCTTCAGCTCCTAATAGATTATTTCCAACAGGTCTATGTTCTGACATTGCTTCATATAATAATTGACCTGCCATGAAGTCTCCACCTAAATCAATAAACTTAGATGCAGCAGCTAATGCTTGAGATTGTGTAGGAGCATTAAAATCAAAATCTCTTAATTGATCTTCTTCATTAGCCATTACTGTGTCATAAATATTCTTAGCTAAAGTACTTTTAGAACTAGCTTTTGCAGCCTGTGCTTTACTATTTAAATAATCACTAAAACTAGGAGCATTGAGAATTGATTCAGCTCCAGTATTAACCATTTCTTTTACAGACTTTTCTCCCTCAATATCTTCACCTTCAGTTGGTTCTAATAAATCTTTAGAGAAAGCATTAGTAAAAGCTTGTTCAAAATCATCATATTCTTCAGCTAAAGCATCAGGATCAGTTTCTAGTTCAGGTTCTCCTTCTTCTTTTTTAGGAGTAGGCTTAGTCTCTTCTACTTTTTCATCTTTCTTTTTATTAAGACCAAAAGCATTAGCTCCTACTACATCAGTACTACCTGAAGGAACACTTTCTTTTTCTTTCTTATCCTCACTAGTCTCAGATTTTGGTTCTGATACTGGAGTTTCAGTTTTTGTTTCTGTAGCTTTAGGAGAAGATTTAGTTTCTTCTTTTTTAGCTGCAGTTTTGTATTTATTTAAACTTTTTATAATCTCAATAGAAATGCCTCTTTCTGCAAAGTTTCTTTCTAAGTTATAGGCTATTTCTTCAATCTTAGGATTTTTTGCTAAGACATCTTCAATATTAATATTCTTACCAGATAGATTACCTAAAGCTTTTTGACCTTCAATATGATTCTTATAAATCTTCTTGTAGATATTAGAATCTATCTCATTTATTCTCTTAAGAGAGCTAAAGTCTTTTAATACTTGCTTAGATGCTTGTACTCTTAAAGCAGCAATGACATCATTTAATTCAGCTTTAGATTCTTGATCAGCTAATGTAGTTTGAACTGCACTAGATAATTCTCCAATAAGAACTTTATTAAGATCTTCTTGTTTATAACCATCTTGTTCAGTCAAAGCATACATTAATGCTAGTTTCTTATTATTTTTAAACTGATCAAATTTACTTAGACCAGTTAATGTTTCTTGAATATTAGATAATCTGTCTATATAAGCTTGTACAGTCTGTTTTTGGTCTTCAGGAACTGTATTTAATTTATCTTTATAAGTTGAAATGAGAGTATCTAATGTATCTGCTTTATAATGTTTTGCTACTTGATCTTCAAATTCAATATCTGTAATTTGATCAAAAGCATTCTTATCATTCTTAAGAGCAGCTATTTCCTTAGCAGCATTATAACTGTTAAGTCTATTAAGAGCCTTATCATATACTCTATTAATAATAGGACCAGCAGCACTAAATAGACCACCACCTGCAGCTCCTAATAAGATAGAAGTCTTAAACTCAATATCATCAGTATATTTATCCCATCTTTCTGAGAATGTTTCTCCTAAAAGTTTTTTAACTTCAGGATCTTGAATAGCATTATACTCAGCTTCTTTTTGAATTACATATTGAATCCCTTCTTCAGTACCTTCTGATAAAGCATTCCATCCATATTTAGATGCCACATTAGCCAATCTCTTAGCTCTAGTTGCTGCATCTTTAAATGAAGTAAAACCATGTAAAATACTATCAAACTGAAATGCATCTATTAAGAATAAAGGCATATTAGCTTGCATAGTCATAGAAGCAGCTTTACCTGCATCTATTCTTAATTTAGCTTCATCATTTACATATTCATCATCTAATTTATGTTGTTCTATGAAAGAGTCAAAAGCTTCTTTAGCTTCCATTCCAGATTCCATAATTCTACTTCCAAATGCACCACCAACAGATGCCATTTTAGCAGCAGTTTTAGCAGTTGCTCCTAGAAGTTTTCCAACACCTCCAAATCCTTTTGCAATAGCCATACCAGGGATCATAAGAGATAATGTAGTAGCTATACTCTCAGCATTACCTGCCCAAAATGTTGCATCAAACATAGCTGACCATAAACTATCAGATTTAGATTGCATTGTTCTATAAATAGGATCTGTAAGATCATTCATAGATTCTTTTAATTCTCTAAATGTTTTAGACCATTGATTTTCAAATTCATCAACTTCTCCTCCAAATAGAGCTTTATATGTATTAGGATTTACTAAATATCCTAATGATTCAAGAGTACCTGCTGTAATTGCAGATACTCCTCTAACTAAACTTTTTCCTGCTAGTCCTAAGAGAGACTGTTGTTTAGCAAAATAATCTTCTCTTAATTCAGGATTTAACAATGTATCATATGACATATTAGTGTCATAACCATCAGCTACTTGATAAGAGATTGGGCTGTTACTTAACCAAGACTCTGGTAAAATATCCTCTTCAGCAGCCTTCTTCATAATATCATAGTTAGTGACTGGTGAATCATATAGATAAGTCCTTCCATTAGGAGTGTTAGGATCATCTATATATCTTCTCCCTTCTTTATCAACTTTAATACTATCAGTTATATCTGGAATCTCATTATCAATAAGATTCTCTCTGTTTTGAGTATCTATTAACATATTTATCTTTTAATACAAAAGGAGTTAATTTTTGAATTGCTCTATTATAGTCTATACTAGATTGTCCATCCATAAAATCTGTATCAATAGTCCAACCAACAAGTTGCCCTTGATTATTATAAGAAGGCTTCTTAAATACTATAGAAGCTTTTAAACCATCTGGGGTAATAACTTTTGTCATTTCAATTGGATAACCTGTCTTAGGATTAGCAAATTGAATTTTACCTCTTTCATTACTATAGAACTTATTAAATAAAGTATTAGCAGTAGCAAACTTAGCTTGATCAGATTCTGTAGGTTTTCTTATAGCAGTATAAGTTTTTCCATCTTTCATAGTAATCCAAGTGGCCATCATTCCATTTGCAGCAAAGCCTGTAGACACTGATGATACAGGATTCTTTTTAGGATCATATCCCAAACTATCTATCCAATCATCTGCATCTTCTAATGCTTCTCCATCTATAGTCCAATCTTGTATAGAACCTGGGAAGGAACCATTTTTAATTTTATCTATATCTTGAGCATATTTCTCCTCATACATTGCACTAGGAACCATATTAAATGCTAAAGTAGTTTTAGTATTTTTTGCCCAATTATCTTCCCAATTTAAAATGTCATCTCTAGATATATTAGCTCCAGTAGATTTATAAATATTATATTGATTATCTATTTGTTGGTTTACAAATTTCTGAATTTCATCTTGATCTTCTTTTGTCAAACTTCCTTTAGTTAACCCCATAAACTTTCCTGCAAGTAAAGGAATTTGTATTCCAGGTGTTCCTGGACCAGAAGTTCCTTGTGTCCAAACCATGTCTGTTTCAGTTCCCTTCTTAGCAATCTCAGCAAGATTTTCAATAGGCATATTATCTAAAGAAAGAATTTTAGCTACAGCATCTTTATTCATTTGCTCTGATTCAAAGAAACCTTGCTGGAATTTCTTAAACAAACCAAAATCATAACTAGTCTTAGTCTCACTATCATTTCTAGCAAATGTAAGAGCTCCTTCAGCACCCAATCTACTTAGCTCATTCATAACTCCATCAGACAATCCTAATTGTTCTCTTTCTTTAAGATAAGCCATTGCTTCAGGATTACTCATTATTCTACTCTGAATAACTTGACTAATTCTTTCTGGACTTATTGTAACAGTCTTATTAGAACTATCTGTAATAATACCAGTAGTAGGATCATATTTATATCCTAAATCTCTAGCAATAGTTTGAGGTGTTATTTCTTTACCATATTTAGAAACTAAATCTTGAAGATCAATTGCTTTAGTTGAAGTCCAAGGAGACCATGTTGCATCTTTAGAAGCACCACCAGCTTGATTATATCTTTGTAATGCTAATGCCAATCCTCTTTGGTATTGATCTCTATTAATTTCTCCTTTCTCTAATCTCTTCTTTTCATCTTCTACATTCTTAAGATAATCTTGATAAGCTTTACTAGCTTTTCCTAGATATCCTCTACTAGATGTAGCTTGTTGTTTTTCTTGTAATATTCTTCTAGCTTTTCTAGCAAGATCTTTATTATAACCAGATCTTAATAGATTATCAGCTAATTCATTTATATTACCTTTATATTTATCCATCCACTCTTGTACTCCAGGTTGATCTACAGAGAGAGCTGGAACATCAAATAATGACTCTTGATCTAATAAAGCTTGTGCTTCATCATGTTTCTGTTGCATCATCTGAGGCCCAATTAACATCTCCTGTAAACTCATTGGATTATATGTCAGTGGTTGAAATTGATCATAGTAATTAACTGCCATATTTATTGATTTAATGTGAGTGTTGCACTTAGTTACTATAATATATACAAACTAAATGCAACATTTCACAAAGATACTAATTAATTAAAATTATTCCAAATTAATTTAGGATTTTTTATATTTAACCTTAGACAAAGCATCCAAATAATAATCAAGACCCATAGTTTTAATTGTATTTCTATATGCTTGTTCTCTTCCTATACCACCTAATCCTTGAGCAGCACCAGTTAAATATCCTCTAATAGCACTTCTTCTAGCAGCTCTATTTCTTGCATTAATATCATCTGCTTGCATCTTAGCACTAGTATTAAATTGTTCTGCTCTAGCTCTTTCTGAAGCATTAAATTGATTAGTGCCTCTATTAAATTCAGCAGACTGTAATCTTCTTTGTTCATTAATAGCTTCAGCTTGTAATGCAGCTTGAGATATTGCATTTTGAGATTGTGCATTGAGTCCTAAATTAGCTGCTAATATGGAAGCTCTAGAACCTCCACTAGCATCTGCCATAGCTCTTCTTGCATTAGCAGCTTGAGCTAGAATAGGATTCATATATGTATTTGGATCAATAGGGTTATATTGTAGATAATCATTTAATTGTTGAGGTGTGATTCTAGTAGGATTAACTCTTTCAGCTTTACCTACTGTAGCAGCACCTATAAGATTTCCTAAAACAGGAGCATATTGCAATAGACTTAAATAATCTTCCCAATTAGATTCTTCTTCAGGATAAGTTTGTGTTTTAGCTTTTACTAATTCAGGCTCTTTTAATACAGGATTTAAAGTAGGAACTTCTCCACTATAAGGCAGAGTGGTCATTGGAGTTATTTCATTCCTAGTTACTTTTGTAGTAGTCTTAGGACTAGCTTTAGTTGCTGATACTTCATCTTCTCCTCCTTTAATAAATGCAGGATTAAAAGTATTATCCTTAATATAAAACATAGGATCAGATTGTACATATCCACCTGTAATATCTGGTACAGTAAATAATTGTCTTTCTGGAGGAATAGGATATATTGTAGTCTCTTCTACTGCAGAAGGTGTAGGAGGTCCTATAGGAGATTTCCTAACAACAATTTCTGTAGGTTTTCTTCTAAATGGATGAGCCCAACCTTTTCTATATAATGCAGTTCCAAATGGATTATTCTTAGCATAGCCTCCATCTAATGGACCTCCTAAAGCAAATTGTTGTGGTTCTTCTGTAGAGACCTCATTTAAGGCCTCATTTAGCCCATTAGAGACACTTTCATCTATTGGTTGATTAATTGGTTGTTCTTCAGAAGAAAGTTCCTCAGCACCTTCTATTTGAGCCCATTTATCTTTTAAGAATTGTTCTTCCTCTTCAGAAAGATCTTCATCAATAAGTCCTATATGATATAGTCTAGTATAGTAATCATTGTTTTCTACAAGATGATCTAAAGCAATTTCTCTTGCAGCTTCAATACTATCTGTATGTTCCATTTCTACTTTAATTCCTACAGATATTTCCATAGGATCAAATAGTTCAGTAGCTTTTTCTCTTACTTCAGAATTAGATCTACCACCTGGAATCTTTTCTTCTTTAATATTAGATGAAGCTACTCTTTGTACTTGTTCATCAGTGATAGGTTTAGTTTCCCTTCCCATATCTTCTGTAGCCTCTTCAGATTCTTTTACAACTCCTGTAGGCATATTAGGATCTCCTAAATCACCACCTTCTGCAAATACATTAGCTTGTTCATCTGCATCTTTAAGATCTTTGGTCATGTTATTAGCAGCCATTAATCTTGTCATCATCTCTTCAAATCCTCTTTCACTAATAGGATCATTAGGATGTTCTTCTAAATCTTTTCCTAAGATTTCACTAGCTTCTGCAAATGTCTTGCCTATGATATTCTTAGGAAGATTCATTTGTTCAGCAATTTCTTTATGTACTAGTAATCTATCTGAGAAGATATAGTCTTGAAATCTAGTTTCACCTTCTTCAACTAAATTTATTTGACCTGTTTCACTCACACCTTGAGGTATTCCTCCTATAGGAGACTCTTCATGTGAACCTCCATTATTAAATGTAGTAAGGCCACCTTCAGCAAAGTATTTTCTTCCCATTAGATTACTAAGGTTTCCACCTTCAGCAAATCCATATGCTTTTCCCATATAACTTTCTAATGTAGCCATACTGTTTAGACCTCTGGCTTTATTCTTAGCTCTTCTTTCTTTTCTTTTAGCTTTCTTATTACCAAATATAGATTTAATTCCTCCTGCAATAGCTCCTCCAACAGCACCTACTGCTCCACCAACTAATGTTCCTACTCCAGGAACAACAGATCCTATAGTTGCTCCAAGACTTGATCCTGCACCAATAGAGCCTGTAATAGCTCCTTTAGTGTCAAAATCTTTTTTAACTTTAGTTACATCTATATACTGAGGATCAAAATCATTTTCTGTATCTACTCCTGCAGTTTGATTCATTCCTTGTGATTGAATTTGAGGAGAAGAAAATAGTGTAGAAACATTATTTACTAAAGATTGAGGATTAATACTATTAAGAGAATCATTGTCTTCTCCTAAAGAAGATAATTTATTAAGTAATCCTTTTAATCCTTTAGCTTCTTCACTATTTGCAGATGCTTGGTCTAAAATACTTGTCTCTCCACCAAGAGCAAAGAGATTTAAATAATAATCATTTGGCAATAATTCTCCACCTTCTGCATGTTTCCATTTACTAGCATTCCTAGCAAAATTTGCTTTCTTAACCATTGCAGGAGAATAGTTTTCCTTATGAGCTAATACTTGAGAGGCAAAACCTTGAACACTTTTACCTCTCTTCTTAGCTGCAGCAGTAAAGGTTCCCCTTTTACTTGGCTTAATATGTATATCACTCATTATATTGAATATTTAACATTTATATCATGTAGAATAACCTTTCTATTATTCTCATTCTTCAAACCTAATTTAATGAACTGCCATCCATTTCTCATTCTTATAAGAGATTTATTATGTCTTGGAATTGGAGTTCTCCATATTCTAAATCTTTCTTTAAGATTGTTATTATAGATTAAAGGAACTTCTCCTGAATCTTGTCTTTCATTCCAAGAATGTATATAGTTGTAAGTTTCATTAAACACATCTGTATTCCATTTACCATCTTTAAGAGAATAACATTCTGATCTAAATTCAATATTATCATATGTCTTATCTAAATCTACATTTTCATTAGAGATAATAGTAACAGAACTATCTTTCAATTCTCCATAGAAATTATTATAATCTCCTTCAAATTGGGTATAGAGATGTTCTACATTATTTACAATATGATCTGTCAAGAATGTATCTTTGTAAGAGATAAATACATTAGGAGTAATATCCATAAATTCAGTAAAAGCATTTGCAGCTTCACTAAATATTAAAGATTCAGTTTCCTTAAAATTGAAATAGATTTCATCATTATTATTATGGAAATAAGAATTAAAGTCCTGATTTAAATTTAAATTAGACATATAAGCATGAAGACCATATGTTGTGGATATATCTTGCATTCCTTCTCCTGATATTTTATTAATAGAGCTATTAGTATCATCTACATAATAAATACCAGTATTAGAAGAACATACTCCCCATTTATTCTTAGTACCAGACTTAGTTGTAATATATCTCTTATCTGATAAGAATTGTCCTGTTCCTAATTCAATAGCTACACCATCAGATGGTTCTATCTGAACTCTAGGATTGATGATAAGATAACTTACAGCTCTATCTTGAAATCCATACATGAAACTATTAAACTCTTGTAGTTTCCTAATTTCACCATATTGTCCATCAAGATCCATAAATTCATTCTGTAGTATATTAGTTCCATTATCAATCTTAGAACCTTCTACTTTAGAACTACTAGCAATTATTTTATTAGGAAAATTGGTTTGAACATCTTGATCTGCAGGAATCTGAGTATAAGTAAAAAGATTATTAGTTTGATTATAAACTTCATTGAATTTATAGAATTCATCAGGCTGTGTCATTCTTACATCTGTAAGATTATTAGCATTATCATATCTTCTATCTAAGTCAATAGTTGACTCTAAGAGAACAGATAGTGCCTCTGCAACACCATTAGTTGCTTGTGAATCTGTTATATATGATTTTAAGAAAGTAAATCTTTGAAGATATATATCACCTTGATCTGCAATAATATCTATTACAGATTGTCTAGTATCACTATAGACTATGTCTTCTTCTTTACTACAAACTATGTATAGATTATTATTGTTATCTGGATCTCCATATTGATCTTTAAGATCTCTTTGTAACTCTACTACTGGAATTTCATTAACAGGTCTTGTATATCCTGCCCAAGCATTATATTCTATTCCATTATATGCAGTAAATTGATCTCCAACAGTGCCTTCATCATTGCCAACATTAAATTTCAACCAAGGTTGAACATTCTTAGAAGAATGAGTGTCTGTTACAGGAAATACTACATGTTGAGAAGTTTTTCCTTTATATGTAAGAGTCTTAGAAGCATCTCTATCAGTGTAATGAATATCTATATCTGAATTGTATTTAATAGATTTATCTATATTATACATTAATAAATCTATAGTTCCATTATTACTTCCAGCATATTTTTTATCTGCTACTACATCTGAAATTACATAAGAATTTGAGTTTTCAGTATTAAATATATTTATTCCATAATAACTTCTGAAGATAGACAACTTATGATTATTAGTAGGACTATCATAAGTAAAGATCATTCCTTCTCCATCAGTTCTAGCTCCTGGTCTAAGATAAGTGAGAGTTCTGTTTTCATATCCTGGAATACTAACACTTACATTTATATTCTTATCATTAGTAGTGTCTAATGTAGTAGCTGTATTTACAGTCCATTCATTTGCTGTAAATCCTATAATGTTAATACTACAAGTATTTAAATCTATGATAGGTTGATTAGGAAATGTAACTTCAGGAGACCAGAAATTTAATATACTACTATCTCCATAAACTGAATAGTTTAAATTAGTTGTAAGAGTTATAATGGGTACAGCATCTTCAAATGTAGAATCATTAGCAATTAATTCATAATTATCATACCAAACTAATGGTCCTGCTGCTCTTGTGAATTTTCCAGATAAAGGCTCAAATACACCTCTTGGACTAAATATTGCAGCTTTAGGCATTACTTCAGTATCTAATGCAATATATTTTTCTGGTTTCCATTGAGACATAGGTCTAGTAAGATAATCAGGCATTGCCCAGAATCCTACATCTCTTTGAGTTCTTTGAAATATAGTTGAAGTCAAAACTCCTTGAGATAATATAGTAGCATTAGAACTATCTCTCACAACTCTAACTATTCTAGCTTTAGTTATTCCAAAATCTTGAACTAATATCTTACATAGAGAAGCTGGAATAGAAAATGTTATTCTAGCATAATTAGGATATATCTTATAGGTAAGACCTTCTGCATATGTATTAAATGGAGTAACAGTTAAATTTGTTAAACCTTCTCCTCTAGGATTCTTAATCAGACTAGATTCAAATCTTGGAATTTGGATATCAGCTAAATAAATAACTTCTAACCAAGTTCCATATTTATCACAGAATTGAATTCCAAATCTGTATTTTTCTCCTCTTTTAAAAGAAGTTTTGATTTCTCCTTTATTTTCTGATCCTCTATAAGGATTATACTGAGAACCAGTTTGAATTTTACCAGTAAAGTCTGGATTAGGTTTTACAGCTTCTGAAGAATAATCTAAATAGAAATCTTGTTGATCATCAGCAAGTCTAGTAAATGAGTCTAAATAAGCATCCCCAGTAGGTTCTTCAGCTCCTAAACTATAGTATATATATTCTGGCCCAGCAGCAGTTAAATCTTTATTATAAGCTCCATTAGAAAATGGTAATGAAGTTCCTCCTATAAAACCATATTTCTCTTTAAGATCTTTTAGATTATTTATTTGTTCTTTATAGTTTGCAAATATTAATCTATTAGAATGTTGAGCTATACATTGTGGAATTAAGAAATCTGATCCTAAGAATGATAGTTGTTCAAGTGAAACATCTTCTAATGACACTTGACCATTATCTTTATAAGTAAAAACTCCTTTAGAATCTTTAGTTAATTCTCCATCATAGATAAGACTGATCTTAGGAAGACTATTTAATTCTGTTCTATGAATTCTATATAACCTAACATTATTAAATCCTTTATCTGGAACATCACTAATTTTTATATTATATGCAACTGGAATTTGTGTATCTTTTTCAGCACCTTCACCTCTAGCTGTAATTGCCATTAAAGGACTAAGACCACTTAATTTAGATTGTGCTCCATATTTTCTATATAGATTGTAACCATATTGAATCATACCAGCAGTAAACATACCACCAGATGTTTCTGACACTTCAATTGTACCATATCCTATCTCAGGAACAAAGTCAATTACACTAATATCATTTACAGCTCCATCTGCAATATTAACATATCTAGGTTGATTCTTACCATCAATCCAATATACTTTAATAATAGATTCTGATTCAAACCATCCAATAGTTTCAATTTTATGATCAATATCAAATGACATATCTCCTTCTAAAATAGTTGTCATGATATTAGTTTTAGTATCTATTCTATAGATATGATCTTTAGGAGATGTATTAGTGTCATGAGTAAATAATACTATATAATCATTAACTTCACAATGTCCTAAGATAGTTCCCTTAATAGCTACTGGATTCTTACCATCAGTTACAATATATTCTTTATTACCTCTTTCATTGGTTACAGCTAATGTTGTTTGACTATCAGTTGCCAATAGTCTTGCATTTCTAACTTCATAAGCATATTCATTACTAAACTTAGATTTAGAAATATCTTGCTGCATCCCTTTGACTAGATGTTTAGTTATTCTTGGTATTCCCATATTATTGTGTTCTTAAATACTCTTTACTACCTAGAGATGCAAAGTACTTATCATGTTGTTTAAGATCAGGAATAAGTCTATTAACAATGTCAGTAAAGTTTTCAGCTTCATCTAATGTCATTTGATGTAATTGAGAACTAGCTCTTCCTATTGCCCAAGCATATCTTTGTTCTGCCATTTGTAAGACTTGATAAGGCATTCTCATATTCTCTACTAATGTGGTATAATATTGTACTTTAATATATTCTATTAAAGCTCTCATAATAGCATAGTTCTCAGGAATCATAGGAACACCATTCTCATCTACTACAATACCTTTATAAGACATTTCTACATGTCCATTCTTAAAGGAAGTAGTAATGACTCCATCATTAATAACATAAGTTAAATCTGAAGGACCTTCTACATATTTATCTTGTTTAGTAACAGGATGAAATGTATCAGTTGCAGCTCTCATAGGAATATAAGCTTTATCATTATTATGATGCCTCATTCTTAATTGAACTTCCTGAACAAAGTTACAAGGCACTCTCCCTTGATAGTCTTTGATCTCTATATCTTGATCTGTTTTGAAAGATTGTAATAACTTAGGAGAATTTAAAATTGCAAAGAAGTCTGTAACATGTACAACTACTTCCTCATAATTTAAATCTGCCATTATGTTATTTCTCTTTAATCTATCAATCAGTTCTGTTAATTTCACATACTTCATATTCTGTTGCATCTATTTTATGTTCTTTTATATTTTTAGCAAACCTTCTAGTCATCTTCCTAGCAGGTTTAAAAGTAAGAAACTTAACTTTATAATGTGATTTTAATTGATTAAATATTTGATATTTAATACTAAACCACCATCCTTCAGAATGTTGATTAAGACAATATACTAATTGTTTTCTTTCTTTAGCTTCTGGATCTTTTGCCCATAAATCTTTAGTAGCTTTATAATCAACAGGAAGTTTAGATATTAAGTTTCCTTCCTCATCAAATTTTACTTGCTGTAGATGTTTTCTAATTAAAATTTTGCCTAGCTTATAAGGGAATGTCATATCCATTGCATGATCTGAGATTAATAGGGAATATTGTTCTAAGATAAAATATAATATGTCTTTGTATTGTTTATAAGGTATAGTCTTGCTATTCTTACAATAATATTTCCAATAATCTTCTATACCATAAGAATTTGTAAATTTAAACTGCCTTGGACCTTTGGTCTTCAATTCCTTCTCCATCATTCAAAATGTCTTTTGGTCTACTAATTCTTGTTAATTCATCTAATGCTAATTTAATTATAGAGTCTACCATAGAAGTGTCTGCAGGAAATTCTTCATCATAAAAATCTCCAGTATTACCATTTGCATAATATACTTCAGAAGGGTCTGAGAATACTCCAAAGATTAATACTTTATTAAGATTGTTAAATGAAGGATTAAATGACTTACAATATAGACTCTTACCTCCTAGTGCAACATATAATAGATTTCTAGTCCATTTATTAGATCCTACTGTAGGAAGTCTTTCAAATGTAACTAGATTAAATGGAATTGCTGTATAGTCTGTACTCATAATTATAGTTGTAGCAACTCCTGCTTCTTGTGCAAAATCAACCATTTCAGGAATATTAATAGTTGATCTTAATAGTACATCAGAGTATTTCAAATCAGGCACTACTCTAATTTTTTCTAAAGGAACATTAAGAGTTTGATAGCATGACCTAGGGACTGCTTTTCTTGCATCTTTGTAATGTTGTTTTAAGAGAAATGCTCTCTTATCAATCAACACATTGTATATATATTCCTCTGAAAAATCTTGAATAGAATCATCTGAGTTAATAGATAAGAATTGTAATACTCTAAATATTAGTTCTCTTGTTTTCATATTTTAGATTTAAAATTAATGTACAAAGATACAACATTTTATTGCTTTTTCCAAACTTTATTTTTAAAGATATAATCAGATGCTCCTACTATCTTAGCATTAGGATTTCTATTAACATAAGTTGTTTTAAATCCTTTTGTTCCATATCTTATGAATAAGAACTTCTTAGGAATATTTTCTAAGATCTGGTCTATTGTGTCTCTTGATTCATATTTAACTTGATATTGATTTCCTAGATCATAGATGTCTAAATCTAAATATGGTGATCTATAAGAAGCACTTACAGTCTTAACAATAGTATCCTTAAGGATTAAGGTGTCTATTGTCTTATTTAAGAGAAGATCTTGATTCTCTTGAGTGATTGTTTGATTGACCTTTAAAAGTCTCTTATATTTGATATTTAGGGCATCTATTGTTTTCTTAGCTTCTATATTCATATCTTTAAATTCACTTATTGTAATATTAAGAGATTGAATAGTAGCAGCATTAAGAGAATCATTTACTTTAAAATGATTTATGTCAGTTGTCAAAGCTGTGACATTTCCATCTAATCTTTCAATGTTAGCTTTCTGTTTCTTTATATATTTTGCTTGGAATGATATTGTGCATACCATTCCTAGCATTATAATAAACAAACCTATATATATTTTAGTCTTAATTGTCATATTCAATTGTTATTGTGATTTGATCTGTAGAAGATTTTAATTTATAATATAAATCTTTAAATGTATTTGTACTATTACAAATATGACCATCTTTATCTTTTGTTCCAACTAAGATACATCCAAGTGAATCTGTAACAGGATTATTTCCCACATGTATTAAAACACCCTCAAATCCAGGAACATCCATTAGTCTAGGAAGTTTACCATTACAGAACCTTGCCCATCCTCTATCTTTAAACTTAGGACTTACTATATCTAAAGTGATCTGATATGTTCCTACAGGAATAGCAGTTTCACCATAAACTTTTCTAGCAATAATATCTGTCAATTCCATATCTTCTGTGAGGCCTCTATCACAATCTTCTAATGTATCTGCAATGTATTCACCATCAATATACAGTTTGCCTTCTGTATAATCATTTGCCTTATTAATTCTTTTTAATATTAATTTCATAGTATCTTAATTTAAAAGTTATTAAAAACAAAAAATGCCCCCTATCAATTAAGATAGAGGGCTATATATAAACAATTGAGTCATTGCTTATTTAAATAATTTATGCTTTTCTGCCATTGTACTATACAAATAGGTTAGGAAAATAAAATAAGCTTTAGCTTCAGGATAAGGGAAAGAATCATCAGTCAATGACTCATAGCTCTTATAAGCAAGTTCATTAATAGATCTTCCTTCATATTTATCTTTAGCTTTCTTCTTATTCATAATGAAGTTGAAATCATATTTGTTTACAGAAGAATATTCTCCATTAAAATGTAAACCATTATTCTTTCTAGCTCTTTCAGTTTCTTCAACTGTCCAGGGCTCTTCATGATCTTCAAAATCTAATAGTAGTAATCCACATTCAAGCATTTCCTTATCAAGATGATAACCATGTTCTTTTACATGTTCCATCATCCTAAGATCACAATATCCTTTCTCATCACCTTGTCTCATATTCATTTGATTATGAGAATATGACTGATCAGAATATCTCCTAGACTTATCCATTCCATTATAATCTTTATCAAAGTTCTTCATACCTTTATTTCTAAAGTCTTCTCTGAACTGTTCACTAAAGATAATGGAATCATCTTGTCCACTTCCAAATAGTTTATTCATCAAATGTCTCATAACTGATCAGATTTAACTTGTTGTTGTTTTGCATTATTAAATAAAGTCTTAAGACTCATAAGATCTGATTTCTCAATCTCATATGTCTTGTTTCCTATAAGACTAGCAAAACCTTTAGGAACATTAGGAAGATCACTAAGTTTAAATTTAAATCCTCCTGTCTCATCAATTAATTTGAGATATTTATCTATTAACCTATCAAAATGTAAATTGCCTTCAGAGTCAGCTAAGAGGTCTACAAATGATCCTATCTTATTCTCTACAATCTCATCTACAATAGGAAGCATTAGTTTTGTACCAAAGCTGTTTCCTGTAAGTTGAACTATTATATTCTTAATCCATCTAGGAGCTACTTGCTTAAATATTTCTACATCTGATATCATAACTTATTCCTTTCTTTTTTCCATTGTTCAAATTCAAATTGATTTCTTTTAAACTCTTCTAAATCTTCTAATCTTTGTTTATTTATTTCAACTGCTTTAGTCTTACAGTCTCTGATCACCTTTAGGAGATTCTCAGATATTAATTTACCTTCTTTTGTTGAACTAAATTCTTCTTTGAACTTATTAAGAAGGAACAATTGAAAGTGTTGATTATAAAGATTATTAGCTTCTATAAATTCAGGAAGTGAATTCATAGTTATCATATCTGTATCTGATATACTTGATAATTCAATTATAATTTCTTCAGAAACAGACTTAGGCAGTTGTTGAATATTGCTATTTAAACCACCAATCTTTTCTTTAGCTAATTGAGCTTGTTCTGCTAATTGTTCTGCTATTCCCATAGTTATAAGATATTAAAAGGGGGAACTAAATCCCCCTTATATTAGCTAGCACTAGGAGTACTAGAAGTAGTTACTCTAGGGCATCCACAAGATCCCCAAGGACCATTAGCACCTTCATACCCAGTTACTACTGGAGTTTCAGGCAACACATTTACTCCATAGATTACTCCACAAGTTTTCTTATCAGTATATCTGTCAGAATGGTTCTGAGCTAATTGGAACTGAAGATCCAAAATCTTTTGCTCATAAGGTTTAGCCTGTTCTAAGGCAGCTACCTGTTTCTCAACTTGACAGAACTTGTCATTGAAATAGTTATAAATACCAGTCTTTTCTTGAAGGTCTTTGATTCTCATATCATAAATTGCTCTGGTCAATGCTACATTATCTTCACATTGTTTAGCAGACATATATACTTCAGAAGGAGTATATCCAAATCCACCAGCAGCAGTTGCTCCATAACCTAAGTTATTACCAGCTATGATAGTTTCTCCACTACCAATGCCACCTAACAAACCACTACCTGATTTTGCTAATGCCCACAATCCTAGAGCTGTACCTGCAATACCTACATTATATTCACATGAAGTTGCAAGCCTCATGCAGTTCTCTGATGAACTTCTGTATCTTTATATATACATACAGTTTGGACTATATCTTCATCCCTTAGGATGTACCCCACTTCCACTACCATAAGCTTGTAGTGTACTCTATTTCTAGATAGTCTCTGAACCTTCTTTATATTTATATTTTAAATATAAATCTTGGCTGCTGATAATCTTATCTCTAAGACTTCCCAGCAATTCAAGGGATTTGCATATAACATTACTATTATATGGAGCTAGTATGTTAACCCTAAACCTGTTCCTGCTACTCCTTTTGAAGCAGCATCATCTAAACTTCTTGCCATGATTTTTAATTTTTAAAGAGAGTTAATTTTTAATTTAATTGTAATGAAATATTGGCCAATAATTTCAATACAAAAGTACTATAAATAATTTCAAAAAATTCAAAATTTTAAAAAATGGTCAGATTTTCTATAGCAAAATCAGACCTTTCCATAATATTTTATAAATGCAAAGCCCTTTCTTGTTTCCAGATAATCTTCTTTGCCCTCATTATCATAGGCTTCCATTTCAAAAGCTGATGCATTATATGCCTTATCATTTATTTCTTCCCAAGAGAATTTCTGTTTTGTAAATATACCTTTAAAAATATTGTATATATAAGATATAAGACACTCTACTCCATACATAATGTAATACATCAATGGATAGATTAGAATCCACCAGAAGCTATTAAATACAGCAAATAAAGCAAATGGGAATATAAATGCAGTTAAGCATTCTTTATATTGTTCTACATGAATCATCTCATGTCTTAATGTTGATGGTCTAAGACTATCTTTCTTAGTGAAGATAAAACCAAATAACATTATTGTACTATAACCACTAAACAATAATAGTTTAGCTAGTTTGCTATTATAGAATACTTTACCCATATCATCTGTTATTAAGAACCAACAGGGGTTGCATACATTATACCTGCTTCTTTAAGATTTGCTAGCAACTGATTAAAGTGAGCAATAACTCCAGCTAAATCATTATCAGCTTGTAGATCTGTTAATTCTGCAGCTTGTTTAACTAATCCTAAAGTATCTGGAGTAGCTTCTGTAGTTGCACTAACTGTATTATCTAGTTTAGTTTTATCTGCTGCAGACATTACTCCTGCTTGAGATTGTGTTGCTGCTGTAATCTTAATAGGAGAATCTGTCTGTGTCCAAGTATCATTATTTCTATAAAATACTTTCTTAGATAAGTTGACTTGATCTGCAGTATAAGTAAAATCTCTCATAGCAGTAACAAATCCTACTGTATTAGTATTAAAGTATTGCTCTGCATAGTCTAACATCTTCCATTTAAGAATACTTAATAGTCCATTACTATCAGCACTAGCTTCTGGAAAATTAGAGTATATAGTAGAATTTATCCACTTATCTTCAGCAGAAGAATAAGTAGATGTAGAATGATTTATTCTTAATGCTTTATTATTAACTACAATATCTGCTCCTACTAAGAAAACTTTTGAATTGAAAATACTTTTATTAATTTTAATCTCATTTAGTTCTCTACCCATATTAGCACTAAGAGCTGCATCTGTAGATGTACTATCTAGATTATCTATAATAGCTCTCATTTCATCATCAGCCCATACTACATTACCATTTTTATCTAATTTAAGTATTTGATCTACTTTACCACCAGTAGGAGGAAGAGAATCCATACTTAAAAAATTAATTTCTTCATGTCCTTGTACTCCTAAGATTTGGCCTTCAAGAGTATCTAAAAGGATAGAAGAGCCAAAGGGAATAGACATTCCCCTTAGCTTCATCTTTGCTTGTTCTTTTGTGTTATATACTATCATATCTTTATTATTTTCCTAGTATTGCTACTAAGATCATTACAATTATTCCTATGATTGTAGCTACTGTAAATATCCTCTTACTAAGTTTATTTTCTTTTTCAGAGGCATTACAGTTAGCTTGTTTTTTAAATGGACTATCTAGAATGAGCCACAATATAAGTGGAACAAACCAAACACCAAATACAAATGCTAATCCCCCCCACATATTATTTATATTTAATATACTCCAAGTTCTCTATAATAATTTTTTAATAATTCTACATGAGCATCTGTAAGTTTGTTATCTATCCATAATACAAAATCTTGAATAAGTCCTTTAAAGTATTTTTGACCACTTTGCCATGTACAACCTAAGTGGATATATGTATCACCATTTTCAGACAAATCACTATAATCTAATGTACTTCCTAAAGTACCAGCTCCATTAGCTTGAACAAATGCAGATCCATTTATAGAAATCCAAGATGTTGGTGTACCATATCCTACTGCAGTTATTGGAGCTCTAAATTCTATCATAACATGATACCATTTATTAGTAGTCATGGCAATAGGACTATAAGCAGCAGCTGCAGCACCACCAGCATAACTTTCAGCACAGATTTTATTATTTTGTATACTAGGACCCCATCCTAAAGCATATCCATATCCTTTAGTATTTAATCCAAATATAGTTCCTCCTAAAACTCCTGAATAAGTACTATTTAAAGTAGTTTGTTTTATTAGCATTGATATGAATACACTATGTTGTGCTTTAGCTAATTGAGCTAAAGAAATATCAACATAACTACATTTCAGTGCTTTCCTCCCTCCAACACCTTTTTCATATTTAGGACTGTTTGGAGTACTGATAAAGTTAATAGGACTCATTTGAACTCCATCAATAAGTAAAGGAGTTTGTGTTATATTTCCATCAAATTTGCAATAATGGATAGGCACTATTTTTAAATCTTTTGTTATCTGTGCTACTATAGGATCTAAATCAGGATAATTAGGCCAAACTTTAACTCCATTAAACCAGCATTCTTTGACTTTTTTTCCATTAAAAGTCATTGAAGCTATTCCTTTATTATTTAATATTAAACTCATAATTATTTTTCTAATACTACATATAAAACTCCTGTTGCTGTTCCTGCAGAGTCTGTTGTCACTTGAATATCATTAACTCTTAAAGTAGAAGTTGACCTAACATAAGCTCTATCATTTGTTAATCTACTAATATTGTCATTAGCTTTTACATAAGAAGAAGCAGCTGTTCCTCCTAATTGAGTAGCATTTGTTGCTGTTGCTGCATTACCAGTAATAGAAACTCCTAAAGTTGAACTACAAACTGCTGGTGTTCCTGCATTAAGATAAATAGGTAATGAAGTAGATCCTACTGTAGATGATCCTAGTTTAGTTGCTGTAGTAGCAGTTGCTGCATTACCAGTAATTGATACTCCTAAAGTAGTAGAACATTGAGTAATAGTTCCTGAACTCATATATACTGGAACTGTAGATGATCCTACTGTTGCTGAACAAGCTGTTGCAGTACCAGAACTTAAATAGATAGGTTTAGCTGTTCCCCCTACTGTAGAAGAACCCAGTTTAGTTGCTGATGAAGCATTTCCTATAAGACTTCCAGTAAATGAATTTGCAAGAATATTTACATTAGAAAAACTGCCTTGTCCATTATAGAATCTGTATTCTGTAATAGCTGCAGAAGTATAAGAACCAGACCCTCCTCTATAATTAATTACTATAGATGTATTAGAACTAGCTGTAAAATTAAATTCATTAGAATGAGATATTAAAACATTATCTGATTCTCTTACAGCATAATTCTTATTGTTCACCCATGTTTGTGTAGCATAACCACTAAGAGATGAAGATGTTAAATATCCTTGAGATGTTACCCAACTCTGAGTAGCATATCCTGATAATGAACTTGATGTAAGGTATGTTGCTCCTTTAGTTACAGTTAATGTATGACCACTAGCTGTAATTGCTGTTACTGCATTACCTGAACCACTATTAGATATAGAGATACTTGGTATAGATGGTATTTGATCTACTGTTGCAAGTGTTTTATTACCAAAGGTAACTTTATCTGTATAGACCTTAAGATTATTTACAGAAGAATAATTTAAGTTTGCACCAACACCTATATAAGCATAATTTGGAGTGTCTCCATTTCCATATCCACCAAACCCTACTCCAGTTGCACCAGTAGAACTACTATTTCCTACCCAATATTCTCTTGCCCAACCCCCTGTTGTTCCAGCATTAGCAGCTAAATATACTCCACTAGTAAACAAAGGATAAGATGAACCAGACTTATAATAACCTTGACTAGTAACCCAGCTTTGGGTTGCATAACCACTCATATCTGCACTTTTTAAGAAACCTTGTGAATTAACCCAAGACTGTGTTGCATAAGATGATAAGTCTGCTGAGGTTAAAAGTTTAGCATCAGAACTACTAGTACCAAAATATACACCATCATTCTTCAAAAATAAATACTTACTATTAGAATAATTATACAAATAAGTGCCTTTACTTGACAAGAATCCAACAGCTCCACTAGCTGTTCCATTTAAATTAAATCTTATAAAACAGTCAGTTGCACCTGATGCAGCATAATTAATTATTAAAGGTACTGAGGTGTTTGATGTTGATATGGTTGTTTGTCCAGTTAATGTTCCTCCAGTTAGAGGAAGATAATTAGATAATTGATTAGTGACATAATTTTGTGTAGCTATAGAACTACCATTATGAGTAAGAGTAGTACATCTGAGATCTAACTGGCCCAAGGTATATTGAGGAGTATTCCCTAAATATAAAGCATTATTAGGTCCCATCCATAGTACTTCTCTTTCATTCCCATCTTTGTCTTTTACAGCATATCCTTGATTATTACTCATAACAGGTTTTCCAGTGGAAGTGATAGAAAGATACCCTCTTCCATTATAAGGATAATATAAAGTACTAGCTTCAGTTTTAGTTAAATAACTATTTAAATCAAATTCAGTAACTAGTTTAATCCAATCACCATATGATGTCCATTTAGTTCTATAATAAAGTTCATTTCTAAAAGAACTTGCCCATAATTGAATTCCTTCATCATCTCCTTGAACACTAAATAATAACCCATTAGGTGTTGGAGTTCCAGCAACTCCTTTTATTTCAGAATAAAATATTTGATTAACTGGTAAAGTAGTAGGATTACTACTAGATTTTGTTTGTATTATATTAACATCTTTATTTGTTAATAACCTATTCCACTCTCCATATGTTGTTGAGCCATAATTCATCCTCCTAAGATACATATTATCATTATTACCAAACCATAATTGATTTGCCCAATGATCTTTTTTTGAATTTACTTGTAATACAGTTCCATAATTAGTAGGACTTCCAGCATTGGCAGCATCATAAGCATCTAATACTTGTAAATATCCACTATAATTTCTATTTGGAGTTAAATCATTTGTCCAAATACTATTTCTAAATCCTATTCCATTTTCAATATATATAATTCCTTTAGAATATATCCCATTAGTAGGTATATTAGGAGCACTATTAACATAATCATCTGAAACACATAAACTTCCTACATAAACAGGACAACCTGCACTTTGAGAAGTATAAAATCCAATACCCTTATGATCAGAATCTCCACTTTTATTGGTGTCTATAAATGAGCCAGCATCTCCAAAAGTTACTTTATTTGTATGTAAGTTGTTTATATATGCAGCATTAAAACTCTGATCTGAAGTCCCAAGGGAACCTGATCCTCTACTAACTAATGTAGCTTTAGAATGAGGCAATAACCCACTAGTTCCTGCTTTAATATAAGTAAAATACTGTCCATCTTTATTTCTTAATGTTGCATAATTATATGTATCTGTAGTATATGTTACTGGATTAGTTAGGTTATAAGAATCCCATATTCTGTATGAGGTCCCATTTCTTATATGAGAAATATCTGCATCATCACTATATAAGAATGTATGCCCATCAGAATCTCCAATATAAGTTACATTATTACTTCCCTTTCCAATTAATCTTTTTGCAGTTCCACTAGAATTCTTAGATTGAATTACAACATTGTTATTCATTAAAATAACTCCAGTCATAGTTCCACCTGCAAGAGGTAAGAATTTGTTATTAGCAAATTCTTCTGTAGCAATCTTTTTATTATCTATTCCCCAGAAAGTACCATAATATCCTAATTTTGATAATATAGTTCCAGAACTATTTTGACTTTCTATGAGATTAAAGTTATTTGCATCAGAAGATTGCATTATAAGTTTAGTACCAGGTACTCCTTTAATTATAACCTGATTAGCTACATTTAAACTTGAATTAATAGTACTAGGAGATCCAAATGTTGCAATTGTTGCTCCAGAACTATTTAATAAAGAAATACTGTTTCCTGAAGAAATTATAGAGGAAGGAATAATTAAATCTTTATAAAATTTAAATCTAGTTTTATCTGTATCTATATTTAAATTAGATCCTTCTGCACTAAAAAATAAATTTCCTCCACTATTATTAAAAGTAAAAGATGTTGAACTATAAGCACCTCCAGTATAAGTATGATTAGTAAATGATAGTGAAGTTGAATTATTATTAAAAAATAATTTCTGTCCAGTAGGAATTATATTAGTAGTTTTAAGTCTATGTGTAGTTGAATCCCAAGAAGTAAACATTCCATTTATCATACTTCCATCATCATCTCTTAAAGCTAAACATTGAAGATCTCCTTCTTCTCCAGCTTTAAATCTTCTATCAGATTCAACAAATAATATTTGAAAATCAGGTTCAGTTCCTCTATCAATCTGTAAACCAGCCATTCCTTTAGTAACACCAGAACCTATTTCACCTTTATTCAATAATAAGATATTATCTTTAATTTCTACAGTCTCAGCTTCAGTAACAAATGATTGCCCTTCTACTATAAGATCTCCTTTAAATGTAGCATTCTTAGCAATAAAATTAACATAGTCAGAATCATCAGCATTTCTTACAGAGATAGCTGCATCTTCATTTTTAATCTTATTGCCAGGTTTTCCCATTTGTAATTGGAATGTCTGACTTGTAGTTCCTACATCTGTATTCTGAACATGAGTTTCACCTTCTAATGCTTCAATTCTTTTATCATGATCTTCATCCTTAGCTGTAGATCTTGTTATCTCATTGTCTAGTTTTGTCTCAATTCTTTGTTCCTCACCTTCAGCTCTGTTAGTCTCAGCAATAATTTGATTTCCTAATTCAATGTCTTTAGTAGTAGATCTCTCTATTTCTGCATCAAGTTTATTTTCAATTCTTTTTTCTTCAGATTGAGCTCTATCTTCCTCTGCATCTAATTCACCTTGAATTCTAATATCTTCTGCAGTTGACCTATCTATTTCACTGTCTAACTTAGCTTCTATTCTGTTTTCAGCACCAGTTGCTCTATTAGTCTCTGCTCTAATAGAAGCCATTGCTGAATCAAAATAGTTAGTGAGTGTTTCACTTAATACTTTTCCCTGTCTAGCAGACAATACTTTAGTTGGATCATCAGTGTTAAGATTGTCTACTATGTCTTGTTTATTTACATAGTTGTCAGGGATATCAACTATAAAATCTTTATACTGATTCAAAAATTTAAGAGCTTGTTCTAGTGTCTTAAGAACTTCACCTCCATCATCTCCATATAATTGAGATTCCATTTCAGTTCTTAGCTCTACAATTTTATCTTGTATCTTCTTTAAAGTATTGTATTCATCAGATGCTCCATCAACAATATCTCCCATTACTGTATTTACAGCTTCTTCAATCTTGTCTAAAGTCCATTGAACTCTAGCTATTGTATCAGGAATATCTGCATCTACTATCTCAGATCTGATTTCTTCACTTGTTTTATGAATTTCTTTATTATTAACATGCTCTTGTAATTCTTTATCAAGTCTTTCAATCTCTTCTTCATCATCATCAATAGTAGGTTCTATTAAACTGGTTTGAAAAGTATAGTGTCTTAATTCATTGTTTTCATCTAAAGCATAGAAACTTAGACCATAATATCTCTTTTGAATAGGAACTCTCTGGAGATATTCTTCTAAAGTTTCAAATTTGCTTGGGGAAACAATCCTATTATCTATAGGATCATTCCCTTGCATGTTAAAACCAGTTAATATATTACTCATTTTTTAACTTATTATAATTTGAAAATGATTTGGAGTATCCAAATATTTAATTTCAGATGTTCTATAAACATCCAATTGAGTAGTCTTATCAGGAGTTAACTCTGATCTTATTAGTGTAAAATCACTCTTACAATCAATTCCATTATCTGTAATTGCAAATGTAAAAGTAGAAGGTATTACTAAATAGATATATCCATAGAGAGGATTAGGTACTGTACCATCAATATCTTCTTCAAATGTACTTGGAAGAGTCTTAACTAAGAGTTTATCTAGTACATGAATGTCAGAAATATTCTGAGAGGCAGATATACCAAAATAAACATTCTTATTATTGATAATCTCCTCTGCAGCTATTTCTATTGTATCAATCATTGATGACAGTACATCTATAAGATATTTATAATCTTCAGATGTAATCCTCATTGGACATGTCTGAAATCTCATTCTTAGCTCTGCAATAACTGCAGGATCAAAGATATCAATGTCCTTATCTGCCATATTAAGCTTCTTTAATTTTTATACAAAGATCAAATAAAGTATCAGTAATTGCACCTTCAGAGTCCAATTTATCTACTGCTTCTTTTAAGAGTTTAATCTCTTCTGAATTGAATTCTACTTCTTTAGGTTTAGCTTCATTTTTCCAATGAATACCTTTCTCATCTTGTTTAATTTCAAAAGCTTCAATTTCTTTTGAAGTAAAATCAATTTTCTTAATAATATTTCTCTTATTAGTCATAGTTAAGAGAGCCCCCTTTTCAGGGAGCAACTCTAACATCATTAATCTTTCTTTTATATTTAGTTTCATAGTTTTAATATTTTAATGCCACTTAGTATTTCCAGTTCTAGATAAGAAGAACCATCCTTGAGATAATTTAATTACTGACACTGAAGATCCTCCAGTAGTCATTTCCACAATTGAACTAACTGTAGTTGCACTACTACCTTTAGAAAATTGTTTAACATTAGCTATATTTAAGTTATCATTATTGTCATCACAATCTACAAAGGTAATGATCTGTCCTAAAGAACCTCTGCTGTCATCTAAAGTTATAGTAGCAGTTGAACCACCTGTCCATAAGAAAACAGAATTATAATAACTAAATTCTGAAGCTGTTCCTATAGTATGGGATAATCCCATAGTAGTAAGATAAGAATGTCCTTGTGCATAAATACCATAATCTGCATATAATGTTTCTACTGTATGTAAATTAGTAAGAGAAGAATAAAGCATATCTCCCCTATAACCAATAAAATGAGTAGAAGATTGGAAGTTAATTATATCTGTTCTAGGTTGTTTTCTTCCTATCATTAAACCTGTTAAATTATAAGAATTTCCAGATTTATGTAAGTTTCCAATAGCAGTTGCATAATCTGTAACACTAGAATCATTTCCTTTTAAGATGTAAACTCCATCTGGATGCAAAGATAGTTTTCCTAAACTAAATCCTTCTCCAATTGTAATACTTCCACTGAAAGTCCCACTGGTAGCATTAATTTCTCCTTCAAAACTTCCATTCTTAGCAGTAAGATTGCCATTTGGATCTACATAAAAATTACCATCTTTAAGACCAAAACCTCCACCTTCTTCTGTGCTATAGATATTAAGATTTCCAATACTTCCACTAGTAGCCACAATCTTTCCTTCAGCATCTATATTGCCCTTAAAGAATCCATTATTAGCCCAAATATCTCCATGGAAATATCCATTATAACAAAGAACAGAACCATCTTGTCTTACAACAAATGTAGCTCCATCATTATCTTTAGGACTATATTCATAGAATTGTTGTCTCTTAGCAGTATTAGTTGGGTCATCTAAAACTTCTTGAAATTTATTAGACCATGTTTGAGCTGATTCTAAATTACCTCCAGAATAGATTCTTACAGTATGATCTTCAAATCCATAAAGATCTTCACCTCCATAGATACCAGCTTTTTCATCTTCAAACTTAACTTGAAAATCATTAATAGCTGTAGCATGTCCTAATCTAATCCAAGTAGTTAATACTAGACCTTGATCAATACTAGTAATATATTTAAGAGCATCTTCAAGATAAAAGTTCTCTTCATTAATCTTTCTCCAAGTAATAACTTTTAAGAAAGAAATACCAGAATCTTCACAATAAATTCTTAGAGTAACAGATAGATTAGCTTTAGTATCATCAAAAGCTGTTGGATAAACTTGACCTGTAGATGTAATTGCAATAGTTAATCCTTCATCTATTTTCTCTTGTACTATAGAATAATAATTTTTACCTGCTGTAGTTCCAGCATCTGCTTTATATGTTAAAGCATTAGTACCTTTTAATACAGTATAAGTAGTAGCAACAGTTTTTCCTAATTTATCAAATTCAAAGTAATCAGGATTAATAGTGAATTTATAACCAGTAAGTGTAATTAGATCATGATAATCTTTGTCTGATACTACAGAATAAGAATCCTCACCTTTATCTCCAGTAATCTTAATAGGAGTACTCCAAGTTTCACCCTCTTTAACTTCACCAGTAGAAGGGTATTTAAGAATCTTAGTCATCCATACTGCTTGATCTCCTGTAGGTTGAGGTGGATCATCTGTCCAATTATCACCAGGACTCTTACCACTAGGATATTGAATAGAAGGCATATTAACACTTAAAGCATATTTAAAGTCTGTATACCAACCATCTTCTCCATTAATACCATCAGTAATCTTAACAATGGTATGAGTGTCATAATAGTCTCCTACATCAACTCTGTAGGTAACATATTTGATACTATCATTAGTCCATCCATAATCAGGATCTGTAGGACTTACAGTAATCTTACTAGTAGAAGTATGCATTGTAGTCCATTCACTAGACTCATTCTTATATCTCCATACATACTCAGGATCCTCAATATTCTGAGTTTCTACTATTAAATCTATTACATTAGGAATAGGATCACCTTTGAAGTCATCCTTATATTTAAACATTTGGTCACCTTGAATAGTAACCTTTCTTGCAGGCACACCAGTAGCAGCTTGCTTTAAGATCTCTGAAATAGAAGGTTCTGTATTATCACAAATATCCATTCTTTGACCCCAGAATTGTACTTCAGTTCCAACTCCTAATGATAAAGATTGCCAACATCTATAACTTTGAGTTTCATCAGTACTTCTATATTTAAAAGTCTTAAAGTTATTTATATTTAAGATTTTTCTACCAGTTTCAGGATCCCATACACCAGCATCTTTCTTAGCACCAGTATTATCTTCAGAACCATTAATATATCCTACAAGAAGATACCATTTATTTATTTCAGGAACATCTCCAGCCCAGAATATACCATCAGAAACAACTTCAGTTCCAGCTTCCATTGTATTAGGATCACAACCAAAAGTAATATAACCATCCTTTTGCATTTGTTTTACCCAAATAGAATATCTGTAAGTATAAGTATTATAGATAGGAATATTAACAGCTTCAAATCCACCATCAATATTACTATTAGCTGTAGAGATACATTTCCAAACAACATCAGGCATATTAAATGGACTTTCAGCTACATCTCTTTCATTCTCAGCATTAGTACCCATCATAAGATATTTACCATCATTACCTGTACCTGTATGCCATAAGAATCTAAAGAAGTAATTAGTAGTATGTTCATCTACTAAAATAGGTGGTGTCCATTGTCCTGAAGGTGAACCATCAAGAGAATTTATATTAAATGCTTGCCATAATAGTCCATACCAATCATCAAATGTGTCAGGATTATTAGCCCATTTAGCTGGACTAGATCCTACAGGTTGAGCTGGTTCAAGCATATCTCTAGTATATATTGCTAAGCTACTAGCACCATCAATTAAGTCTGCAATAGTAATCCTACCTTTAGCAACAATATTATCATATTGATCTCTTAATCTAACTTCAAAATTAGATTTCTGATATACATCATCAGGAACAATCATGATAGTCTTATTGATCCTATTAAATGTAGGAACTACTAAACCATTCTGATCATATTGAATCCAATCATAAATCCATCTAGAACCATCTAAATCAAGTTCCTCACCATTTCTCCATACTTCAGCAGTAATAGTAATAGTCCCTTGATTATTCTTAAAGATAGTTCCTTCAGGAGTATCAAAGAATATTTGTAATGGATCCTGTTGATCTAAGAATGAAGCTGTTGCATATACAGTATCATTATATGTAATTGACTTAGAATCTAAGTCTCTTATCACACATTTAAATGTAGCATAGTTTACAACAGCACCTTCTGGAATTGTTATTTCATTAGTAGTATATCCAGAAATACCACCAAATGTATTTTCATTAGTAATTAAAGCCCAACCTTCACCTCCATCACTATCATAATATGGATTAACTATATTAGTTCCTATAGGAACATCATTAGTCAATTCTGATTGTAATGCTATTTGAGTGTCTGAATTAACTGAAGCTACTCTATAAGTAGATCCAAATAACCTTATTTCAGACCCTCTAACCATCCCAATTGTATTAGTTAGTGTTAGAACATTACTACCTAATTTGGCTTCAGCAGTAGTGTTCTTAGGAGGAAATACACCAGGTTTCTCAATAAACCATTTATAGCTTACATCAGTATTATCTATATAAGAACCTCTCCACATATCACAATGTGCTTTAAGATAAGATATATCATCATTCTTAAAGATACTTCCTAATGGATAGGTCATAATAGCTTGTATAGTAACTCCTGATGTTTCAACTCTTACAAAAGACAAAGAAGCATAGAATGGAGTCTCACCTTCAGTTAAAGGATCAATATATACACCTGATATAGCATATCTAATATTAGGATTAAGAGTTAACTCATTAGTCTTAATAGTGAGAGTAAAATCTTCACCAATAACATGAGTTGCACTATTCTCAATCAATAAACCATTCTTAGTCCATTTAAAATCTTTAATGTGATCTTTCTGAGAAATCAATAAGTTGTCTTCAGTATCTCCTGCCCATAAACCTGGAGTTAATACTAAATAGGGGGAAATAGACCAGTCAGGATTAAGTTTATTATCTTCAGTATTATAAAGCTGAGTAAGAGATTTATTAGATTCCATTGTAGCACTAATAGCTGTGGTATCTAATTGGTCTAAGATAGTTACTTGACCATTCATTATCTTAGTGCCATCTATAAGAACAGTACAAACAAATGTTGCTCTTTTCTTAACATCAGCACTAGTAATTCTAATAGTCTTTCCTTTAAGACCTTTATTATTCCAAGCTGTATCACCAGCACTATCATCACTTACTCTTTTCCAAGTAAAGTTAGCTGTTTCAATAGTATCTGTAATCTCTTCACCTGCAATGTAAACATGAGCTGATAACTCAGTATCAACTTTATTATTTTGAAATATAGTACCATTAGAAGAAGAAACTTCTACACTATAAGCTCCATATCCATCTCTTACTTTAAGAAGAGTTAATTGATTAGTATATATGTCATTTACTGTATATCTCATTGAGATCATATCAGTATTGTTCCATAATGCTGAATCTGGAGTAATAGTTAAGTTATCTGATGTTGCACCTTCTATAACTTTAAATTCTCCTCCATTTGAATATTCCCATTTCCTAGGAGTATTAGGAGAAGGAGTGAAGTTATAAGCAACAGCTTGTAAGTTAATTTGATTAGGAAATACATTACCTTCACCATCATATTTAAAAGCTGTAGTGTTTGCAATAACAGTAACTAAAGACTCTTTAATACTATATTCTCCTTTAGGATAAAATTGAGAAGGAACATCTTGAAAATAAGTAGTTAAATTGTTAGTAGGAGCATATTCCTTCTTAAATATATCTGAAGAATTAACTATATATTCTACTATAGAATAAACATCAGTAATATCTTGATTAGATGTATAAGAATAGCATCTAAGCTCTTTAATAATGTCTAAAACACCTTTTAAAACAATAAGTTTATTAGATGCATAAGAATGACCATAAATAGTAAGATTGTTATAATAGGACTTTAATGATGAATACAAAGTAGTTAATGTATTTATCATAGTGTTATCTTTTTGTTATTTTGAACATCTTTATAACCTTCATATGAGGTTTTATGATTAGCTTGAGCTATATCATAGTTCAATAGATCATCCCAAATTAAAACTGCAGTAGAGAATTCTCCTAAGACTATAGCATTCTTAAAGATCTCTTCCTTTAAAATAATGTCAACTATTAGTTGTTCATTGCTTCCACAAGTCTTAACATATTCTTTTAAGAGTTTAATTTTTGAATGATATAATGGAAGTAAGTTTACAGCAGTTGTAATAACTAAATCTGAATTACAATAAGTCTCAGTACCACTAGTTGAAGTGGGCTGACCTTCTGTTTTAATGTAGATAAAGTAGAAATATCTTTCAAAGTCAAATGCTACATTAGATATAGTCATTTTAAATTCTTTTCTATCTCCTAAATTATCTCCCTTAAATTCCATTAATATATTCTGAGAATCAGGATAATCTATAGTAAATTTATCATATTGCACAATGGCTATCTTCTCTAAATAGACATTAGCATAATCTGGACCATCAATAACATTGACCCAGAGAAAAATTCCATCTCCTAATGGAGATACTCTACTTTCATGAATTTCTACCATAGTTAAAATAAAAAAGGGGAGAAAGTAAAACTACCCTCTCCCCATATGTTTGTATTAAGCAGTAGGAGACAAGGAATTAATAGTAATTCCTAGAATAGTCCCTAGAGCATCAGTTAAACTCTTAGCATTAGCCTTAGCTGTATTATGACTAGCTTTAACTGGTTGTTTATCTTCATCCAAGTCAAATGGGAATACAAAGTACAATTGTTTTTGAGATTTCTGTACATCTTCTCCACTTCCTTGATAGAAGTAAGTAATGTCTACCATAACATAACCCTTATCAGGATTTGCTTGATAGTAGGTGATGAAACTATTGGGCCAGTTAGCTTGTCTATAGATATCACCTCTTTCACCAAGATAGAACCATTCTTGTTCTGCAATCACTTTTCCATTACCATTACCTAAGCTGTGATAATCTACCTCAGTACCAGCAGCATCAACAAACTTCTCAGCAGTTGACATCTGACCAAATTCAGTAGGAATAGTCACATTGAAAACTAGTTTCTTAGCAGGAATAGTATCTTTAGTTGAGAACTGTGATTTCTCAGTGATAACTAATTTAGCTGCAGTAGTTGCTCCACTCTTAGAGAACTCCAAGAATTTATTGGCAGGCAACTGAATAGCTGAACTACCTTTAGGAGTGTAAGAGAAAGTAGTAGCAAAAGAAGCAATCTCATGTTTGAATTGATAAGCCAAATCTTTTACTAAACCATCTACAACTGCTTCTGCATCATCTCCCTCTTTTGCAGTGTAAGATGCTAATTTGAAGTATTGATTTTCAGGAGATACTGAATACCAGTCTAAGAACTGAATTTCCAATACATATTTAACACCTGCTGTAACATTCTCAGGAGTAACTTCTACTACCTCAAATGATTCAGGAGCATAATCAGTAGTCTTAGCATAAACCACATGATCTTTTAGGATATTATCAGTTTTAGAGATATATCCTTTGTCATTTTTATAGAAGATATATGCATAGTCAGCAGCTACTTTGGTTCCTAAGTTATTGAATACAGCAGCCTGTCCTTCAGTTGCATTAATGAAAGCACCTGGGTTAGCAGCAGCATTATACCCAGTAACTACATACATATGTCTTACCTGTTGATTTGATAAAGCACTCATTTATATTTTATTTTTAAAAGTTTCTTTGATTTAATTGGACATGAGCTTCAAGATTAGAAGGATTGTAATCCCTAAGTGCTAATTCAACTGCTCTGTTCAATATATTTAAATGTATATTAGAACCTAATTTACATTGTGTTTCTTCTGTTTTGCCCTTGATAGATAGACCCATATCTGCAAATAAAGGATCTGTTTTAAGATCCACAAGAATGATAGGATCTGGTTCTATTAAATAAGTAACTTCATATGTAGTAACTTCTATACTAGAGATAATATATACACCATCCTGTTTAGATATTCTAAGAACTTTTCTACAGTTTGGTTGTTTAAATGGATTGATAAGATTCACATTTAATTCATCCCAAGTTGTAGGTATCACTATAGGAATTGTTGAAGTATCCATTCCTACTTCTTCATAAACAGGATACCACATATACTCTGTAGGTTTAAACTTAGTTATTGTGAAGTTTCTTATTCTAGATAATTCTAATGGATTTAGTGATTCTGTTCTTACAAGATACTCCAAAGCTGTTCTTATATGTTCATTGTTATCAAAAGCTTCATGGAATATATTCTTCCCAGAATAAAGCTCTTTTACAACTTCATCCTGTGCTTGTGTCAGAAACAAAGAAATCTCATATGCATTTAACTCAGGAGCAGATTTGTCAGAATTATTATAATGTAAATTAAAACTTTCAATCCATTCTTTAGAATTATTCATTATTCTTGAGCATTTTTAATTAAGGATTGTAGCTTGAGATATACAGCTTGATTCTTAGGATTGTTTAGATATTTCACACAGCAATCAATTGTAGGCTCTTCATTCTTCTCACATACTGGTGTATTATCAGCCATGAAATAAAAGTTTCCTCTCTTCTTCATTATTCCATATTCAATTGCTTCAATTATATTAATCTTGGTATCAAGAGTTTCATCATTAGCAAATTGCAAAAATTTCTTGGGATCCTTTTCAATCTCTTCTGTTGCCCATACAACCATTTGATCTAGCTTAGTATTGTTGTTAATAGGTTTATTAGTCAACAACTGAACTAAAGTCTTAACTTTAGGTTTATTCTCTTTAATAGATCCTAATAGAATGTAAGCCTGAGCCTTAGCATTAGCAAGAGTAGTTTTCTGTGCAAGCTCTTCTCCCTCATTGATTAAGACAAACCTCCATGTTCCTAATTTCTTAGTCTGAAGATCTTCTAATGATGGTGCTACTAAATCTGAATTACTAAGAACTACTTTATATCTAATGTAGTCAATAGGATCACTTAAATTGAAGATTGTGTCTTCTTTCTTAAGAATAACACTAAAGTTCTCCCAATAATTATTTTCTTTCTTATGTACAGATAATGCACCTTCATCAAGTCCTAGATAATGTTCCAGAAAAGCTTTCTCACTATCAGTAAGAACATTCTTATAAGAACCATTCCTTTGTAGTGGTACAGTTAATGTCACTGAAGATCCAATTGACATACCTCCATATTGAGGATTCTTAGGATTAGTAACAAAACCATTAGGTTTCTTAACAAATCTTACTATTGCTTTATTATCTCTTAGACAAGATACAAGTCCTTGTTCTTTTGTTTCTTTCATCTTCTTCTCCAATTAAATAGTGGGAGGGTTTCCCCTCCCTATGTTAAAATTACACTGCTCTATAAATTAAACTCATAGTTCTCTCAGCATCCAAAATAAATGCTCCTAAAGAAGCCATCTTATGGATTACACAAGAGTCTTCATCAAATGACATATTGTTGTTGTTCATTTGACCAGTAAATGGATTTCTAAAGCCCCATTGGTATCCTCTATGTTCCTCTTCTCCTTTGATCTTAGCAATCTGGATATTAGGTTCTTCAGTAGAACCAATGTACATGATATCATATCTGTAAGACTCAGTTACACCTCCATCTGGATGTGGAATCTTATTTCTTACTTGATCATCATAGAATGGATCAACTTCCAAGAATACTTCTACATTGTTAGGAGCTCTATAACCAACAAACTGGAATCCAGCAGTCAATGCAGTTTGATGCAGATTTGAGTTAGCTTTAGAGATAATACCAGGTTGATCACTACCTCTCAAATAAGAGAATGCTGACCATCCAGATACAACATCAAGAACTGCTTTATTGAACTGAATTGCTCCATATTCACCAGTTCTGATGATAAATTTCCTGTCTTTCATATCAAGTTTAGATACAGACAAATCTACTAGAGCTTTCTCCAATAGTTTAAGATCAAATTTATTATAGTAAACAACATTACCATAACTCATTTGTTCCCTGATACCTGCACCCATCTTGATTACATTACCAGACTTACCAAAGTCATAGTATTCACCATTTTCATCTCTATTAGAGACTCCATACATCAATACATGTGACTTATCTTTAGCAAATTGTTCCTCAAGTGTCCAGTCAACTTGATGAATCCACATTTTATTTACTTGAACTTTACCTTCCTTAGTCATTACAGGAATTCCAGTTTCAAGTTTTCTATTCATCTTATTACCTGCCACTTTGGTAGAAATTCTAATAGTGGAGAACTCATTTCTCATAGAGAATGGAGTAGCATATCTTACCTAGTTTTTACTTTCTCAGCTCTTTATCTGAGAAACCTCTTTTTGAGGCAACTTGGAGTACATTTTCTTCCTTAGCATTACCTATTAGGAAGTGGACACTCTTGGGAAAATTATACTGTCAAATAATTAACATGGTATCTTTTAAATAAAGAATATATAGTTCCTTTATCTACTTCAAAATGTTGAGAAATCTCTTTAACAGATTTTCCATCATTAAACATTTTAATAGCATTTAAACATTCTTCTGAAGTCATTTTAAAATGTTTCTTTCCTTTATTTATACCATGTAATGAAAGGATTTTTAAAAGAGTTGCATAACTACAATGATATTTAGATTCTATTTCAGACAATTTTAATTTTCCATCTAAATAATCATTTATTAAATTATTTTGTGCTTCTTGGTCTTTCAGAATAGAATATCTAATTCTAAGATCAACACCTCTTTTTTCTAAGAATTCTTTCAAACCTGTTGGACTACAATCATATCTTTTAGATAATTCTCTTAAAGAATATCCAATTTCATAATCCCTTTTAAGTTCTAAAAATTCTTGATGATTTATGTTAAGATTATTATTTCTTATCTTAACATTCATAGAATGTAAAATCTTTAAAATAGTAGCTTTATCTACATTATATAATTTAGAGATTTTATATCCACTAAATCCTGATAAATAAAGCTCTTTTATTTCATCATATTGATTATCAGAAATTATCTTTCTTTTACCATCTCCTCCTATAGTAGAATTATATCCATTGTTAAATGTATCATATTTAGCAATGTAAAATATTTCTCTACTATCTAAGTCTTCAAATTCACATTCTTCCAAGATTTCTACTGTAAAATTATCTGCACCATATTTTTTAATTGCATTATGAAAATGGCAATTATCTTTTTTAAATTGATGTTGTTTCCATCTAAATTCTACAGTATATCTAGTTTGTCCAATATAGGACTTTCCATTTACCTTATTGGTAATTTTATAAATATATCCTTTCATTAGATAATTATTTTATCCTCATTTCCTACTCTCTACACTGTGCATTCTAGTTAGGAATGCATTAGCTAGGTATTGTACCTTAATAGGTAGTTCCACCTAATTTGCCCATTTTTTTAACTATCCATTACTGGAATAGGGTGACATAAAATATTCTCAGTCTATCACCAACTTTTCTACTCATCTCTCTTTCTACAGGAGCATATTCATCAGAGAATCTCTTACCTCCAACTAATTCCTCACCAGGAACACCATTGTTTTTGTTCTTACCAGTTAACTCTACTTTATAAACATAGTAAGTACCTTCAACTCTAGGCTCTTCCAAAATCCTAAAGGGATATTCCTCATTCTTCTCACCTACAATGATATAACCATCAAAGAAGTAATTTTCAGGGAATACAAGTTCAATAGTTGAACCACCAATACCAACATTAAAGTCAGTTGCTGTAACAACAGCTCCATTATATCTAGCCTCAACCAGAGCAATATTTCTCCTAGATGAACCAATCAATTCCCAAGTATAGTCATTATCAGTATCAAAATACTTAACAGGGAATCTCATCAAATTTCTCTCTAAGCTCATACCTCTATTAGCATAGAGTAATTTAATCATAAGGTTAGAAGCTTTCTGTGGTGCTGCTTGGAATACAGAAGCTAAAGCATTATCAGAAACCAATCCATTTAAGGTTTTGGCTTCTCTCATTACATACTTTCCAATCATTTCTATTCAGTTAATTATTAATATTCTTCATCATTAAGAATAATTTCATAGTCTTTTCCAAACTTTCCTATAGAAGAACTTCCAAATTGAAGGGGATTGTCTGACAATCCTATATGCTGAGAAGTAAGAACTTTTTCTAAATCATTTACAGCTTTCTGTTTAGCAACTTTCTTAGTAACCTTCATGATCCTATCAAAACTCTTAAAACCATCTGTCAGTACAAATAAAGTACCAACTACTTTCTGGAAATCTTTAGGATTATCTTTTGCATATTTTTGAATTGCATTAAGACTTCTTCCAGCTTCATCTTTTTCTACTGGTTTCTTAAGAGTGTCTAGAATCTTCTTTGAAGTTTCTTCTGTGATCTTGATTCCTTTAATAGGTTCTCTATCTTTAGAAATAGAATCATAAAGATCATTATAGAACTCTTCTTGTTGCCTTTTAAGCTTCTTTGTCCTTTCTTCTGCCTCAGTGTTAATCTTTTCAATTTTCTCATTATAGAAATCCTTATTTGATTCTAATGCATCAAATACTTCATCCAAATCATCTCCTCTATCAAAGATCTTTTTTACTTTAGCTTCAGCTTTCTCTGGTGAGAACCCTCTGTTGATATAATCTTGATAAATTATATTCATTCTAAGTGTTTCCCCAGCTTCACCTTCTTCTTTTAATTGTTCTTCTGTAAGACTTTCTAAGTAGTTAAGAGTGTTCTTATACTGAACCAATTCTTTGGTATCTGCTCCATTTTCAATTGCTTTCTTAAGAAACTTATTAGTCTCATCAAGTTTGGATTCAACTTCTTTCTCTACATATTCTTTGAATATGTCTTTGAAATCATCCCAACTTTTTAATTCTTTGTTTGATAGATCAAGATCAGGGAAGACTGATTCCTGTTTGAGAGCATTTGCTAGGCTAGTGTAGACATTTGGAGAAGAAGTTGTTTCCTCATTCAGGTCTTCTTCCTCTGTCTCTTGATCCTCACTAGCTACTCCCCCTGGATTATCATCCTCACTAGTATCTTCTTTATCTTCTACTTCTTCAGTAGAGTCTTCAATTTCTTCTTTATCTTCTTGGTCTTCAACTTCCTCTGTTTCAATATCTGGAACAGTCATAAAGTCATCTAGACCTAAAAATTCAACTTCTGCCATTCTTCTTCTCCTTTAATATTTTATTTTGAACTAATCTGTGCACTCAATTGTTTTACAAGTGATTGTAGTTCTTTAATAATTTGTGTGTTCTTATCACAAGCTATTTGCAAATCACTTAATTGAGCTTTCAGTTTAGTATTTTCTTGTGTTAACAATATTACTTTATTATTAAGATCAATGATCTGTTCAGTTCTTTCATCTATCTCCTTTAAAAGACTTCTATTAGTCTCAATATAATAATCACTAGATTCTTTAGTAACTTCAAAAGATTCTTTCTTTCTCTTATATTTGCTTGTAATAAAGTAGGTTATAGTGCTTGTCACTAGAGACACTATTGCCATTATGATACCTTCTTTCATGTTTGTTTCTTTTTAGTGTCATACTTATTTTTATTTTCTCTAGCAACTTCTAAACTCTTATCTGCTTTATACTTTTCAGTTTGAGCTTTAGTTTCAACTTCTCTCTCCTTGATCCTTAGTTCTTCTCTCTTAAGATTATTAGTCTCAATAGCATTCATTTCATCTAGAGCAAGTCTATTCATCTCTAAGACATCTGGAACATTATTTTGATTAACATCTTTATCTTCTGAGAATCCTAAAGCAGAGATAGTAGCAACTTGAATCTTAGTTTGATTATCTTGATCAATCTTATACTTATCTAATTCAAGTTTAGCTTGTTCTAACTGAGATTGTTGTTCTAGTTGAGCTTGAGCCATTTGTTGTTCAGCTTCTGCTTGCTGAGCTTGTCTTTCTTGAATTTCAGCCTCATCAATTTCAATTGTTCTTTGAATTTGAGCAAGAGACTTACTATTGAAGATCTTCATAATAGAAGAGAATGATAATGTTTGATTCTGAAGAGCTGCTTGAGCTAATGTATCTAGTTTCTGAGTTAATTCTAATGTGTTCATAGAATTATCTACAACTAAACCATAATCTAACTCTGAGAATTGATCTCCATCAATTGTAACTAGTTCTCTAGAATAATCATCTAAGATAAAATTATACTTCTTACTAGTTCCTCTCATTGCAATCTTAGCAGTCTCTAATAGAGCTTCTAAGACTCTCTTCTTAACATCATCATGTATTAAGAACAATCTTTCAGTAATATATGTGCTTTGTCTAACAGATGTTTGTACACCTCCTACTGTTTCAGAAGCTTGTACTGACCCTTCTCTTTGATCAGTAATACCAACAATCTTAGACATTTCATTTTTAATAAATTCCAGTAGTGCAATATGCTGTTGAATATAATTACCAGTTTCTGCATCAATAACACCTGAAGTATTATTGTTCATAGAACCAGCAAGTTTACCTGTAGCAGCCCCTACATTACCTTCCTTAAATGAGTCTACAACTGCAATCTTATTAACATTTGCAAAATACATCCACTTATCAATTTCCCAGTTATCAGGAATCATTGCTAAGTCTAATTTAAGTATCTTACCCATGTTAGTGGCAATTGCTTTATTTAATCTGTCATGAACTGCATCATACAGATATTGAAATGGTTTCATCATATCCACTAATGAATAGACTCTTGATTCATTAAGGTTATAGACAGAACCAATAATGCCAAAGTGACATCTTGAAGGATTGGACATCCTATTGTATTGGATCTTTCTAGGTCTCATATTTATATAAATATCTTGACCTATCTTAGTCCCTTCCCATGCTTCATTGATCCATTGTTTTTCTGCTTCTTCTCCTAAAGCTTCATTTACTTGGTAATCTTCAGAATAATAGTCATAATATGGTTCTCCTGTTTCAAGATCATACTTCTTTACTTTAAGAACCAATCTTTTACTTTTCCAGAATATTCTGAGAACTCTAATATTTCCTAAATTATCATAGTAATTAGAAGATGGAGTAGTAGTTCCAGATTGAAAAGCAAAATCTAAATCAATGTTATTATCATCATAGTAAGAGAATCTTGGAACAAATAGTTTGGTATCATCATAGAGGTTAAGACCTTCTGAAGAATCTGTAAATGGTGAATACTCTTCTAATTTCTTGACATCTTTATCTGTCAATTCATCATAGTAGTAATCTAAGATTTTTCCAGGTTGCCAAAAATCATCTATGATTATTAAATCTGCATCTTCTATTTTATTAGAATATCCATTCTTAAATACATGAACTTTCCTAGGATTTAGTCTTTCTACAATAGGTTCTCCTGAAACTATATCACATTGATACAGTTCTTCTCCAACTATCATAGCATCCATAAATCCATCATTAAACTTAATATCTAATTTAAGTTCTTTGTAATAATGATTTAATAATTGATTTGCCCTTATTTCTCTTATATCAGCCCAGTCATATTTGAATGAGTCAGAAAGTGATTTTAATTCTTTATCCAAGATAGATTCATCTTGGGATGCTTCTTCTAGGAGGGAAGAAAGTGCTTCTGTAAGCTCTTTCCTTTTCTTAATTTCTAATTCTGAAATAGCATCTGGATTAGTTATTATTACTTTAAAATCATATCTTCTTTCCTTCTCTTCTCCAGCTAGAACATTCAACTTAGAATTCATTATAGGATAGTGTTGAATATTACTAGGAATATAAGAGGCTTTGATATTATCAGGATTTAGAATTAACTTTAAATCATCTAGATGTAGTTTACCATTAATAAGATCATAATTAATTTTCTTATTAATGAAAGCTTTTCTAACAACAGAGTCAAAGAAGTAGGATCTCTTATCTGCCCAATCTACTACCCTTTTTCTCCATTCTTTACCCTTCTTAGAGAAAGGTAATTTTTGGTTAGGAAAACCACTAATAGTTAATTCCATATTTACTTGTTTTTAATATTGTGCAAAGGTACAATACTTTTTGTAAAAGTTTAAAGGTTTTATTTTAAAAAATTCAACTTCCTATAGCTAAATGCCATAATTCTTAGAGAAGAAAGGATCATTACCTAGATAGTTTTTTCTAGGTCTCTTACCTTCAAATTGTCCTTCACCTGGAAGATACTTCATATTGTTCTCTCTTAAGATCATCAACATTCCTAAAGCAGATACTCTATCAGCATTTATATCTGGATTCCAAGTTATCAATTCTTTTAAGAGAGCTGTACCTCTAATCCTTTGTAGATTCTTAATGGTAACTTCTTTTTCTATTTCATTACCATTCTCATCTTTTACAATTTGTTTAGTCTTAATAGGTTGTAATAACCAGTCTCTAATTAGCCTTCTAGCATAAGCATTGACTTGTTTACCTGAGTTAGTTCCTTTACTATTATGAGTGACTACAAAATCTCCTATAAGATAACAATGATCTTGAGAATCTACAGTAACACATTTAGCTCTTTTCTTTCCTATATATTCTATTTTTCTAATTCCAGTTTTAAAAGCTCTATTTTTAGTAATTTTTTGTTTACTATACTTTCTAGATAATTTAAAAATAGGAATATCAGTATATATTCTAATATTGTAGACTAACCCATAAGAATTAGAATTAACATTCAAATTGCAATTTATTCCTAAACTTCTGACTAGAAATAAAACATCTTGTGCAAGTCTTTCTGATACTGTAGTATAACTAGAGTTACCATTATCTTCACAAGTTCCATCTGTATCCATTAATCCTTTTAAAAGTTCTAATCTGACTTTCTTAGAATTATATTTATAGAGATCTGGAATAAATTTAGTATGAGATCTTTTATCATATAAATCTAGCTCTTGTAAATAACTCTTAATATTACTACATTCAATAGAATGATGTCTGTCATCAAAAGTTTTATACTTAAAATTTAAAATACTTGAATATTCTTTAATATCTTGGATTGCTGAAGTGAAACTTACTTTATTTCTAGTAGCAGAGCCTAATGTTCCATCTCCTAATAACAATCCTAAGAAATATGGATCTATTTTAACTTCTTTTTCTTTATATTCAATTCCTTTATTACTAGGAATATAGTATAAAGATTCTTGATACTTACCTTTTTGTCTAAGATATTTAGACTTTAATTCTGAAGTAGTTTTTATTTTTTCTAATCCATTATAGTCTATTACTTTCCAAAGATGATTACTAGAAGCTTCAATTGTTCTACCATCTTGTAAAGTTATTTTATAAATTTCTGTCTCATTATCAAAAGGTATTTCTAATACTTTAGTAACTCCTCCTTGTGTGTCAAAAAGATAATCCCCCACTTTAATTTCTTCCCACCTTTGAAGTCCTTTAGGAGTATAAACTAATTGATCATAAGGATGAGCCTTATTACCATATAGAGATGATTTAACAAGCTCTATATCTCTTAAGATATCTGGAGTATCACATAGCATATAAGTACAATGATGATTAGAGAAATAGGTAAATAAACCTTTCTTATCATTCTCATAGTTAAGAGAGGCATTATAGAATAATGCTAATTTCCTACATATCTCATAGAAGTCATCAGCAAAATTAGGTCTACCTGTATATTCTGCTACAATCCTATCAGTGAACATGTCAAGGATAAATATTGAGGGAAGAGATACAGTTGTACTATGATCATCATCAACAGGGTCAATGCCACCAATATACCTATAACTAGGCACCTTTCCATTAACTTCTTTAGGAAGTTCATATATTTCCAATGCACCTTTATGTCTATTATCTTTAAGAGGAAAGTCTCTAATAGGCTCTTCATCTGTTGGTCTAAATTGTACAATACCATTAGGATCTTGATATAGTTCACCTACTAGATGTCCTCTGTTCCATTCAATTTTATTACTCTCAATATAATTCAAATGATCTGTTAAATCAGCAACAGGAAATAAAGTGCCATCTCTTCTCATTACAGCTTCCTGTATTGACATAGGATGTTCTGCAATTCTTTGTGCAATAGTTGCAGGATCAGTACTATTATATTTAATAAATACTCTTTCCTTTACTTCTTCTAAGACTGCTTTAACTATATCTGAATTACCATCTTTATCATAACATCCTTTTCTATTCATGTATTCTCCTATGAATAGAATAGATTTAGATCCACCTGAAGTACCTTTATCAAATACATTAGGAACACCATATACATTGTATCCTAAGGGATTGTATATCATTTCTAATGCACCACTAAAGTCAGAACCTTCAGTATTGTGTGTGACTATACCATTTGCTACATAAGTATGAGTGTTATCTGCTGTAAGATTATAAATTGTTTGTAATCCAATATCTTCTATACTAATTATTTTTTCCTCTCTCTTAGAGGTTGGTAATTTTTTAGAAAATATTTCTTTGATTTTATCAAGTCTTTCTTGTTTTACTTTTGGATACAATTTTATAGAATTACAGAAGTTTAAAAGACTTACACTATCTGCAATTGTGTATTCATAATAAGAATTTTTATCTAAAGGATTATTTTCTCTTGGCTTTCTTTCTCTCATTCTTCCATGTATTCCAAATTTAATAAGAAGTAAGGAAAGCATTTCTAATAATTGCTTTGAAGCTGAACTAACTGAGATTTCAGCTAAATCTGATCCTTTAGCTTTTCTGCAATACACATATCCATCAGTGTCAAAGAATCCTCCTATAAGTTCAGATAATGCTTCTTTTGAATATTGTCCTATCTTAATAGGAAAAGTTTTTTTTAGTTTAGTCTGACCATAGACTCCCTCTTCTCTTAAGAATTTACAAAATCCTAAGATAGCAATCTCTTGATATAGTTTGCCTAACTTAGTCCTATGCTCTCTTTGCACTGAATATTTAAAATTAGATTTAATAAAATCTAAAATTTCAGGTTCACAATTAGATAATCTAGCAACTTGGTCTTTTCCATAACTTCCATCTCCTATCATCCATCCAATGACTCTAGCATATTTTGGAGAATAATTTCCAAATAGAGGAATTTCTTCAATTATCTTAATCTTATCCCCTAATTTTAAATTTTTTGCTTCTATAAATTTGTCTTTTACTAAAATAGGATGATCTTTACTACATCTTAATGATTTACCAAAAGAAGTAGTTATTTCTAAACACTCTTTCTTTTGAAGAGGTTGTATATAAGAAATAGTCTCTTTAGAATGTGTTTTAGTTTTTGTATTATATCCTATAATACCTTCTTCTTTTACTAAATCTTCAATATTTTTAATCTCACCTGAATTAGTAAATATCTTAGTTCCAGCACAAACACAACCTCCAGTTCCTAAAGCAATAGCTTGACCAAAAGAATACCCACCTTCTTCAACATTAGGTCTAGATGTATTCCAAGCATCTATGAAGCCAGGAAACATACCAAACTCCTCCCATACCATTAAGTGAGATCTCTTACCCCTGGCCTTATCTGAGTCATTATTTAATGACAATCCAATTACTTCATTTCTTGTTCCTAATGATACATCCTTATTTTTAGTATCTTTATATCCCATTACCCAATGCATTTCTTGAGTAGAGGATTTTAATCTACTAGAAGGAAATTGTGTATTAAGAGCAAGAAAGTCAGTCATAGCCATTACTTTATTCAAAGTACCATCTTTCTTAAGATACTCAGTATTACTAGCTACAATAACAGATTTAACCTTTTCACTTACATCAATGTTTTCTCCTAAGACAAAGTTCCTAGTAGTCATAGATGCAACTTTAAAAGAATTATGAGTAACAATGAAGTCATTCATTAAAAATAAATGAGAGTCATTATCCACAACTACACATTTAGCTTTCTCATTATGAGAGTATTTTATATCTGTAATAGCTACAAACTCTTCTTGATTTTTAAGAAAAATAGTGTTTCTATTTTGAATCTTATTTATTTTCCTAGATAATTTAAAAATTACTTTAGAAGTAATTAGTTTCACTCTAAAATATTCTCTTTTTTCTCCTTTGTAAGAGACAAATTTAGAGGTTATTTTACCTCTAATTCCTAAGCTTCTAGCAATCCATAACACATCTTCAGCTAATTGTTTGGATTTAGATATAAATTCAATTCCATTCTTATATACAGACCCATCAGTGTCCATAAGACCTTTTAATATTTCTAATCTTACATGTTCTGAATTGTATTTGTATATATCTGGAACAAACTTATCTGCTGTAGATTTATCAAATAGTTCTAAATCTTTAAATGTCTGTTTTGCATTAGGATATTCTATAAACCAATTATTGTTCTTGTAATCTCTAATATTTCTATTAGTTAATGTTTTGTATTCTATTATATCATTAGGATGAGATGAAAATAGTATTCCATTTGAAGTACTATATCTTATGCAACCATCTCCTAAAGATAGTCCTAAGATATAAGGATCCATAGGAACTTGTTTCTCTTCAATTAAAATTGATTTATTAATAGGAACAAAACATTTATTTTCTATAGGATAGTGAACTTTTCCTTTAACTATCCTATTTCCAAAACCATTCTCTAGAATCCATTTAGTGTTAACAGTTTTAAGAGACTTTCCATATTTTACTGTCCATAAATGATCCTCACTAACAAAAGCTTCTCTATTGTCTTTAAAAGTAACTTTATAAATAGGAATTTCTCCTTGTTCATAGATTTCTTTAACTATAGTAGGAATACCATCATCTCCATATAATTTACTTCCTATATGAATATCTTTCCATCTCTTATATCCATCTGGAGTATAAACTATTGTAGAATATGATATTGCTTTACCTTTACCTCTGGCTGCAATTAAAGCTGAGTGATTACCTCCTTTGTATTCATTATACATTCCACCATATCTAGCTTGATTAATATAATGAAAGAATATGTAATCTCCATCATAGAAGTCTGGAAAGTCTACAACTCTGTTTACTGCATTAGTATCTTTGATATTAGTTGTAGCTCTTTCAATTGGTGAATAGTTAAGATAAAAGTAGTGGTAACCTGTAATCCATTCTCCATCTGAAGGTCTCTTACAGCCATACCAACACTTTAATACTTCTTTCCTAAGCCACTTCATATATGGACTATTAGGATTTCCATTAGGTCTTAAATTAGTATATTTTCCATACTTCTTATAAGCTAATGCAGGTTTCCTAAAATAGTTCATATTCTCTAAGATATGAGGCTTAACTACATTTACTATAATCTTTCCATCTGAATCTCTTTCAAGATCCTTTGCATAAGGTCTATTAGGATCTATCATCCATCTTATGAATGGATAATTAGTCAAATATTCTAATAAATCAGTTCTTTCTTCTTTTGACAATGATTCTAGAAACTCAGGTGTTAATTGTGTATTAACTGCATTAGTTTCCATCTGGTGTCATTCTAATTGTTTCTAGATCTTTAAATGCTTTAAATCCACTGTCTAAAACAGTTCTGTCTTTAGATGTAGTAGATTCTTCTTCAATTTCTGCTAAAACTTCCCTTTCAAGTTTCTTAAACTCCTTCAATAAAGGTCCAACTTGTTTAATAGAGTTAGCTGATTTATTGATCTCACCAGCATCCATTGTAGAATAATCTGCTGTTCTAAGATTCTGTGTAATCTTCCTAATGGCAACTCTAATATCATCAAGAGCTGTTGAGAAGATAGTTACACTAAGTCTTAAATAGGTCTCCATAGCTTTTGCTACTGCATCATCAGGTTTCCATTTCTTAGGAAGACCTATATCAGTCTTAATAGCTTCCATTCTTTCATTAGGATCATCTATATAGAGATAATCAGATCTACTATCACAAAAGAAAAATATAAATGTCAATTCATTCTTAGCATTCTCTTTTGTTCTAGATTTATCTCTCTTAACAAGATCTTTAAAATCTAGTATGTTAAGAGCTTCAGGAGCTATTTCTACTTTCCAATTTTCTAATGTAAAAAGTTTCATATATAAACAAAAAAAGAGGAAGTATTAAACTTCCTCAATTATATACTTAACATCTGAATCATATATGAAAAGAACTTCTTTTCCTTCAGACTCTTCAACTGGCCATTCAACATAGAATGAGGTCTCATAGACTTGTTTATTAGGATCAGGTTGAAATGCTTTAGGCTTTTGTTCTTTCCTAATATATTGTTTAGGATTAATCATTACTGTGTCTCCTACTTTAAGATCTTTACATGCTGTAGATCCTACAGAGATAATAGTCTGTTTTAATTTAATTTGACCTTCCATTTGGTCTAAGAGATACAAACCACTTTCTGATTTACATTCTTCTTCAGTATATCTATCTGCTGTAGTCACAACAGCATTATACATAGGTACAATCTTCTCCATTATTTCTTTCTTTATATTTTCTGTCATACACTTCTAATTTCTCTGAATTAACTCTCATTTTTCCTAAGAAAGGAAGAACAAATGAAGTTCTCTGTTGCTCTAATGGTTGATGAAAGTCAATATGATCTAGCTCATCTCTAATGAATTTAAACATGCTAAGATAGATATTCTCAGCTTGAGCTTGTGTGATATTAAATTTCTTAGAAGCCTCTCTAAATATCCTGTTCATGTTTAAACTGTATATTTAAATTAAGATCTTCATATTTATATTCATCATTAAAAAGAATTAAACTAGGATTGAATTCATTGTCAACAATAGCTCTCTTCTTCCTAATGGTAGATAAGATTGAAGCTAGAGACTTTTCAGAAATCCCTAGCTTCTCACATATAATTGGTTTATTGGATTTAACAATCTTAAATAGATTAGTGGTCTTCTGCATTCTACAGAGCCATTCTAAGACTATTAAAACTCTCTCTTCACTTTCAGTTAATTTGCTTATTGGTCTTATTATCTTCAGATAGTTTCTAAGAAAATCCTTTTCATTACTCACTATGGTTATCTTCCTGGATTTCATCTTTCTTAATTCCAAAAGCTACTTTAACTTGTTCTCTTAGGAGTTGATCAAATTGCTCATCCCAATTACCAATCTCTAGAGTTCTTAGAATAATCTCCAATCTAGAAATATTACCTAACTGTTGTTTCAAGAATTTATTCTCTTCATACAACTGCATTACTTCATTAACTGGATTCTTAGGATCACATGGCATAGATCCTTCATTACAATCATTGGCCTTAATTGCATTAACTCTCTCATTATCCTTAGGCTCTAGTTTAATATCTTTCTTCTTCTCCATTGTATTATTATTTTGTTATTTGACTTAATTTAATTGCCCACTTAGCAGGTCTTTCTACTTTAATTCCTTTCTCTTCTGCAAGAGAAACCCATTTATAAAAAGGTAGTGATCTAATATTATAATTACCACAACATCCACATACACTACCTTCTTTCTGTACACCTTTACTCATATAGTAAGACTTCTGAATATTCAGACTTAGACATTTGGTGCAATAATAAACAGGTTCTTTTTCTGTACACCAATCTGATCCCATTACTCTGCTCTATTAAAAAGTCTTTCCATATAAGAAACTTTAGTACCTTTAAATATTTTCTGATACTCTTGTGCAGCTTCTTTTCTTAATTTCTTCTCAATTATAGGATCCTTAGTTAAGGACAATCCTATATACATCATATAAATCACTTGTAACATATCTTCTCCATTTTAAATTAATAGTTTTGCAAAGATATAACATATCTTAAGAAAAACCAAATAAAATTGAAATTATTTTTTTATTTTGATAGTAGCTGTCATATATCCAGGATTAACTGGCACTTTAGCTCCTGATGGACCATGTTGCTGAAACATATAACTAATTGTTAATATAGATAAACTATTTCTAATTTCTCCATCTAATTCTGTTGTAAATTTTTTTGTTTTATAGATTTTTTCTAAAGTTGTTAATGTTCCATCATAGTCTATTCCTCCATCTTCTGTCTGTGGTATTTCCTTATTTATTGTCCAAGTGGGTGTAAGGTCATCTAAATTGTCTTGTGTAATCTCTCCAAAAGAAATATTTACATTCATACTTTGCCAATATCCTTGAATTGTATCTTGAGGATTAAGTCCTTGATATGCTAATGAATATTCAAATGTTGCTCCTCCTAAATCTGAATGTGTGATGTGAATTCCAAAGTGTAAAGTATTAATATCTGGAAGCTCTTCTTGAACTTCATATGTTATTGTAATAGTATCATCTGTTACTGTACACTCTTTAAGATACTGTTGACCTATGTATTGAATGTTTAAATTTTTCCCAAGTTCAAATTTGTAATTTAAATCATTATCTTCTCCTAAGACTATCTCCATACACTTTTCTCTAAATGCTTGTGTACCCCATCTTATCTTGTAATCATAAGAGATTTTACCACTCTTAATAGCAGGATTTATATATCTTTTTCTAAATTCTGCTGTTCCAATTTTATAAATTATGTCTGATTTCATTTTAATTTAATTCTCCATTATCTGTTTCTATAGGACTTTCTTTACTGTAACATATCTTCTTGTAAGTTAAGATATGATTAGGACTTACTTCATAGTAGAAGTTATCTATTAAGACAGCTAGATACTGTCTATTGTTGAATGTAATTAGTTTGGATTCTTTTACTTTCATTTTGAAAATTTCTTGCAAAGATAATTTATTTTTTGGGAAAATGCAAATTTTTGAGGAAATATTTGAGATTGAGATGGAGATGTGGGGAGATGGAAAAATGAGAATGGGGACATATGATCACACTACAATAGCAAACATCCCCCCTGAAACTTTGGAGGATGCCTTATCCCCCCACTAAAATTGGAGAAGAAATTTTGCTAGGCAATTTGTTAAACAATTTAAATTCTAAAAGTTATGAAAGAATTACAAGACAAAATTGCCTCTCAAGAAAAAGAAATTGAGTCATTGAAATCAAAACTATCATTAGCTAATGAAGAGATTGAGTTCTTGAATAAGCAAATTAAATCTTATCAGAATTTGATTCATATTAGCATTGGTATGTTAGATGAGTTAGATAGATGACTTCAATAGAGACATTTTAAGGCACTTTCATTGTTAAGTTGATAAAGTAATCCACTTAATATGTGAAAGTGTCTTAAATGGCTTATTTGGTGCCTTAAATTGCATTTAAATAAATAATAGACAACTGTTGTTACACATTGGTAGTAATCTTAAAGATATTTGTTATGGAAGAGAATGAAGTTATTTATCCTATTTACAGTGATACTGAAGAGCAATTTGATGAAGTTGCTTGGGGATCTTATTGGAATGAATCTAATGATGATTGGTTATGGTAAAGATTTTAAAACTTATTGTCATTACAGTTATCTTAGCTGTGATGACATTATCACTGTTAGCTTATGGTGATATTCCTTATGTTTGGATAACTGTTGTCATTTTGAGTTGTCCATTGTTAAGACTTTTGATATTGTTTTATAGAAAATAGTGTTTAAATCAATTTTAAGGCATTTTTATTTGTCAGATGAGTAAATTATCCAGTTGATAGATAAAAGTGTCTTAAATTGAAGATTTAGGGCCTTAAATTGAATTTAAAATATATTCTCACTATGGAACCTGAACTTATTGACTTAATTAATGATTGGGGATTTGGTTGGTAATCAAGTCCTCAATTATCTTATTTTTGATCTTCATTTGTTTCAATTTTAACAAAATTTTAACTTTTCTATATACCTATAATTAGAGTGCTACAAAAAATGGCAATAAAAAGAGAAAAAAGAAAGATGAAAAAGTAATAGAAAAAAGAGAGATAAAAGAGAAAGAAAAGAAGAAAAAGAAAGTAACATAAAGAAAAAGAAGTAAAGAAAGAGAAAACAGAGAGAAAAAAGATTACAAAAAGCAGAAAGAAATTAAGAGAAAAATATGTTAGGAGAGTAATTATATTACTCTTCTTTTTTGTCTTACTTTTTTCTTCTCTTTATTAAGAGAGAACCTACTACATTGGCATTTGCTCAAATGACCTATTTTTAACTATAAAAAATATAAAAAACAAGACATCATCATCCAAATATTGGTGAGTAACCAAATTGTAGTATTTATTGATTTAAATTTATTTATTATGAAAGAGTTAAACAGTGCTTATCAAACATCATTCAGTCAAGCTATTCCTAAGATTGAAGTATTCCTAAGAACACATCAGAAGTTTGTATATTCAAGCTTTGATAGATATTGTTATTTACATAAAGTGAAATATAGAGCCAATTGGTTCTCTCTCTTAAGAAAGGTAGAAGTAGTTAAGAAGACAGATAATGGTTGGAAATATTACAAAGTCATTAGTGATCCAACTATTGTTGAGAAATTGAGACAAGCATTTGGTGAACAAGTTGAAAAACAAGGAGGCAAACCTTGGATTGATACTGGTAAACCTGCAACTGAAGAAGGTTTTAAGAGAAACATCACTTCAAAGAACACAACAAAGACCAAAGCAAATGAGAACATTCAAGAGGATCTTATAGATTCAGCAATAAGATTGTTGTCTCAAAATGGTTACAGTGTATTTAAATTTCATTGGTGTTATACATCTCAAACAGATGATAACTCAGTGAAAGTTGTTGGGTATTATAATTTAAATCAAAAATAAGAAAATCTGAGAATCAGATTGTATTATTTGATGTAAAACATTAAATAAGCCCTGTTTTAGCTGTTTTAAGACACTTTTAGTAGTTAGGTGGATAACTTATTCATTTAATTATTTTAAGTGTCTTAAATTGCTTTATTTGAAGTTTTTAAGTTTACTCTGTTTTGTCATTTTATATTGGTAATTTTGTTGCACTTAGATGTATATATTAATACAAACTATGTGCAACAATTTACTTTAAATGGCAGGTCATAGTGCATACAATTGAAGTGTAGTAAATGACCCAAAATATAAGATTTGGCTATAGTGAAAATGATTGTAGTTGAAAAAAGAGAATCTACTACAAAAAGTGTGCCAAACTATTATTTTTATTAATTTTACAAAGATAAAAAACATGACATCCTATACCAAATTTTGGTGACAGACATTATAATTTGTTCACATTAGTATGATTAAGAAAGGTACACAAATCTCCCTGACTATGGAATTAGAAGGGAGTGTTCTTCTAAGGAAGGATATTAGATGTAAAACTGTATTGTTGACTAGAGTTATCAACACTAAGAATGGTCCAATTCCTATGAAAGATAAACAAGGTAGGATCATTAAGGAAGAACATGAAGTTGTTGAAGAGATACCAGTTTATGGTAAAGCTTATAAACATATCAATCTTCCTTGGGAGTTTGTTGAGAATTGTTTGAATAATCCTATTAAGGGTTATAAATTGAAGAGTTGGAGCAGTTTACCTGAGTTGAAGAGAATAGAACTTCACATTTTTGAAGTTTGCAATGCCAACAAAGCTCACAACCCAACCTACTCCCTCATCCAATAACAGATAGCATTCAAAATCTATCTCAAACTAAACATTCTAGTTACTAAAACTATAACTTATAGTTACAAACTACTTTGAATTACAAAGTAAACTTTCATTTTATTTGAAATATTACACATTTTTAACATTCAAATTCTTATTATTATGAAAAATTCAGTTATTATTATCCCATTTGATGATTCAGATCCTGAAAACATCATTGACATTGCAGATTCTCAAAATCCTGATTTTGTCAGAATTAGAGTTGAATCAAAACAATTAGTGTCCAATGGAGGTTCATTATTGACCTTTCAAACCAGAAGACACAGGTTCACTATTGCTAAAGAAGTCCTAGATGAGTACAAATTAACTATTGGCTCTGACTTCTGTAAATATTTCCCAGAGTGTAGAATATCTGTAAGAGAACAAGTAGGTGAGCCATTCTGGAAATTGGAAGATAGAGTACAATCTCCTAAGATGACACCTGCAAATGAAGAAAAAGGTACACCAGCAATGGTTCATCTTCATGAAGGTTTGCCCATTTACAGGCAAACATTCTTCAATGTAAATGCTGGATCTCCTAACTATGATGATGTATTTGTACAAACTACAACTACCATCACAGAAGAAGAATGGGCAGCAATGGCTCCTCATGAAGAAGTGATTGAGGGGGAGGACTAACATGACAGGGGGTGATATTGCCCATGATAATTGATTAGACATAGCTACCCATGTGAGGGCATCAGAAATGGTGTCCTCATTTTTCCTTTTAACTTCTCTTCAACATCTAGGGACCCTTCCCTATACAATTTGCAAGCAAATTTTCTAGGCCACTATACATTTCTTATACAATAACATCTTCACAATGAACAAAAATATTTCCAAGCCTGCATTAAAGACACTAAATTTATATGGCTAATATGAAACCTACAATAGTCTTAATCAAAGTTAAAAGAAAAGATCTATTAGGATATAAACTTATACACTGGAGTAGAAGTTCTATCTCTTTTCATTGCTATTTAGCTGAGTTTATTAATCTAATAATACTAAGAGTAATAGTTGGTCTTAAAAAGATTCAACACTTCTCTAATACTAAAGTCAAAACAATATATTTAAGATGAAACATATAGTTATACTATATCCCAAGACTCAGATCAAAGCAAATATGATTAAACTAAATCATCTACTTGCTTGTTTGACTATCTTAAAAGGAATTAATGCAAAAACAGCAGTAGCAGGAGCTAAAAATCATTATCAAATAGCACAATTAGCTTATAACTTATTACATTTTAGAGGTATTAAAAATATTCTTATAGTAGGAGCACCAAATCTAAGTGTAAAAAGAATATTTGGACCAGATGATGTTAAAATAACAATTTTTAGATAGAAAATCTTATGAGAAAATGTATAGTAGTTGTAAATTCAAGAACAAATTGTGCTTCTCTTTTTCAAAGATTGAATAAGAACAATAAGGGCCTTGAATTTGCTTCTTGGACAGGAGTATATTTGTTACTAATAAAGATCTTAGTCTTGAAAGAAATTTTAGTAGGCTTAATCAGTTTAAAAATCAAAATAATATTAAAATTATTATCTTAAAATGAAAACTGTATTAATAATCCATCATTCAAAGCCAGCCAGTTTATTGATAAAAATATTTAGTTTAACTTTCTATAAAACAGAATCTAGTTATTGTCAAGGCAAAGAGCCTATGGTACACTATCTTAGAAATCTAATAGAAACTATGATAGGCAATAAATGTAACTCTGGAATATTAGTCACTGATAAGAAACCTAGTCTTATAAATAGTCTCCTAAATCTTCAAATAATAAATAAGTATAAGAAAATTAAATTTATTATTATAGAATGAAAACCATTTTAATAATTAGAGTTCCTAAAATAGCACCTTTATATTATGACCTTTTAGAAGTACATAATAGTTCAGACTATTGTAAGGCAGATGAAGATTTAAACCACTATCTATATAATCTTTATCTTGATATGAGAGATGACAATTCAAAATCTGGAATCTTTGTCACTAGTCATAATCTTAGTCTTCCAGAATATGCTCATTATCTAAGAACTTTTGCAACAACTAATAGAGTAAGATTTATTATTATAAAATGAAGACATTAATCCTAGTCCAGAAACCAAATCTAAATTCAATTCAGCTAACAAAAATAGGGAGTTTAATAAAAAATAAAGATATTATCTTAGAATTCTGGATGGGAGTATATTTATCTAACCAACTGCCATACTATCTATCCATATATCAAAAAGATTTTATAATCTTTGCCTCTTATTACTACCTACCTGAAGAGAGGTTATTGACTGAAATTGAAGCTAATTGTAAACATTATCATATAAAACTTATTAAATTAAAATAGAGATGAATCAGATTATCATTATTACCAACACAGTAGACAAACCAGAAATTGTTAAGTCTATTTTAGAGTCTATGAATGGAACTCTTGTTGAAACTATTTCTTATGAATGTAAGAGTATTGAGGATTTACAAGGTGTAATTCTTAATGGAGAAACTAAAGATAAAGTGATTATCTATAGTGATCCTGACATCAATGAGAAGAAGTTGAAAGCTTATATTCAAGAGATTGAAGAAGATATTGATCAAGTCTTAGATGTAACTATTCTTGATTAATATGGACAAGTTAATAGAAGCAAAAGCATTTCATATAGGGGAGTATTGGTACATATGTGCCAGACTTCCTCTTGAAGAAGGAGATGTAATAGTATTGCCTAAGAATGGTCCTACTCCAGAAGTAAAAGTGGTATCTTCTTCAGATATATATTACTTTAAGAGAAATTGTGAGAACCCTTTTAAAGTAATAGCATCTACTAATAAAACTTTATGGGTATCTAGAATTTCAAATACTGATATAGATTTACTAGATAAGAATCAAATGTTCTTATCAGAATTTAAATTCTATATTGCTATGTATAAACCAGTAGATAGATTAACTGGAAGACTTTTAAAAGATTCTAGCAAAGTAAGAACAGAAGATTTAAACATTTTATTATTTAATTTTTCATAATTGAACTATTTATGGCAACATTAAATATAGACCTCTCTGAATATGATATGATGAGAGAGTCTAAGAAAAACCTAGAGAATCAAGTTGAAGATCTTAAAAAGATTATTGAGGGACTCAAAGATAAATCTAGAATTGTTGTAAGAGACAGAATAATGTATAAAACTCTTGACACAAAAGCTATTAGAACTAGATTAGTTGCTGAATGGCAACATAGCAGTTATAGTAGAGCATACATGGTTAGTTTTGCACAACAATTTATTGATCTTATATCTCATTTAGATTATTCACTTTATCTTAAAGGAGAGCCTAAAGAAGAATCTAGATCTGAACAATATATAGGATTTGAAGACATTAGAGTTCTTATTGAAGCATCTCTTAAAGAAGAATATAAAGAAATATGGGAAAATAGAATTAAAGAGGCTGAAGAACAAAAAGCTTTATATCTTCTTAAAGAACAACAAGTTGAAGATGAAATTAGAGCCACATATGAAGGAATAATCAAAGATCTTAAGAAAAGACTTGATGAAAAAGGAGATATTATCTTAAGTGTAGATGATCTTCATAAGAAAGAAATTGCTAAAATTAGACAGCATTATGAAGAAATAATTGCTGGAAAAAATAAAAAGATTTCTGAATTAAGTAAGACACATGAGCAGAAATTGGCTGAAGCTAAGAAAGAGTTAGAAGAAGCTGAAGCAGCTTATTATAAACTTATTAAGAAAAGAAAAAGATTCTTATTTTGGAATATATAATATGTGGATAATACCCTTAATAGCTATTGCTGCATTCTTTATATTATTATTACAAGAACTAGATAAAGATGAACCTATGAAAACTAGAGAAAATAGTGAACAAAAAGTTTACACATTTAAAAATACTCCTATAGGAAAATTAGTAATACTAAATGGAGATATTGTAGCTAATATGACACATGAAGATGAAAAAGAAAAAGTAGTGTATTACAATTACACTTTTGGATGTCTACAAGATGCAGATAGAGATGACCAAATAGGAAATTCTAAAGTTGTAGAATATTTAGGATCAATCACTATACAAAATGATTATGAAGATGATTAATTATGGGAGCAAAACATATAAATACAACTAAAACTTTACCTCTTATAAAAGTACCAGTAGGGACTATTGTAAAATTAGACAATCATCTCCTAATGAATGTAGTAATAGATACTTTCACAAAAGAAATTGTTTATTATGATTTTACTGAGGGTAAAAGTCATTGCTTTGGATTCAAGGATCCTTTAGGACAAGAGAAAGTTGAAATTGTAGAAGGGCCTATAACAATACAAAATTCTGAATTATGAGTGGAGTAAAATGTATAAGATTGCAAGTAGGAAAATCTAAAGTAAAGCTAAAAGATGTTCCAATAGGAATAGTAGTAGAATGGGGTGACAGACTACTAATGAATATTCTTAGAGAACAAAATAAAGTATATTATTATGATTTTTCTAAAGGAGAAACAGATTGGTATGGGATTATGAGTGCTGCAGCTAATAGTGAAGCACAAATAATTAGAGGTGAAATTACAATTAAGAATCCAGATGTCATATGACAGTACTCACTTATTGGATACTTGCTATAATAGCAACAGTAATGTTAATCCAAATAATATTAGATGGAGATGAAAACTTTTTTTAAAATATTACCTAGTTTATTGTGTATTCTAATTTTTGTTTATCTACTCTTAGAAGCAGATAAAGAAATAAAAGAATTAGAGAAATCTATTGGAACAGAAGTTGTTATTAAGAATGATACACTCTTAATCACCCACTATAATAAGTGGAGTAAATGTTACATTCTTAGTAATGGAATACAATTAAATCCTAAATTATTGCCTTATGTCAGCAAAAATAACAAGCACAAGTGAGTCTAAAAAATGAATAGTTATGATAGGAGGAATCTTATTTGCTATAATCATAGCTGGAATTAAATTACTTATCATTATGTGTATTACTACACCTAAGAATCAAAATTATCCTAATAAATCAATTCAAACAGAGGAGGACTGGTACAATGAAAGAGCAGGAGAACAATATATCTAAAATGTTAGATTTTAGTAAGCCAAAACCTGGTTTTAATTATTTAACAGGTTGGAAAGATACTCCAGTAATTAATACTAAAGGAGGTCTTGAAGAAGTCTCATTAGAGGCTATTAAGAGAAATATTAAGAACAATATGAAGTAAATCTGCATCTCTACTTTATATAGTGAGGAGGCTGTAATGGTCTCCTCTTAATTATTATCTTATGGAAGAGAAAAAAAATTATTTAAAATTAATTTTAATTAAGAAAGATTTCTTAGATAAAGTACAATTAAAGAGTACTTATGGAGGAGATACTTATAGAAGAAGAACACTTAGTGTATATGGAACTAATATAGCAACAAGTTATGTCTATAGTGGCCTATGGTTTACTGTACAAGGTTATTATGTAATAATAGCAAATAAATCTAGTTCTAGTGCTAGTGAAGTCCAAATAGATAGAACTTTAGTGTGTCCTCAAATAAAAATTCCTAGGTATACTGAGCATATTAAATATGGAAACATAATCAAAATTCCTGGAGTTAAGTTTAAAAATCTCATAAGAAGTGAAGAATGTAAAGGAACAGCTCTTATAAGCTATGGTATAGGAATGTTTGGAATTAAAACATACAATGGTATTATGTCAGATAATGATATTATACTAAAATGTAAAGTATCCAGATATTCAGATATGGCTTTACATCTCTTAAAGAAGGGAACTAAAGAATATTCTGTTGTAAATAATAGAGCTGGAGTGGTAATAATTCCTAAAGAAACTATATTCTCTTTACAAGAATTCTTAGAAGAGAAAGAAGTAGAATCTCCTGTTATTATTCTTAAACTTAACATATATGATAATTGAAAACTGTACTATAGGAAAAACTTATTTAGTAGAAAAGAAATCAACTGGAGAACACTTTGAAATGACAGTAGAAGACAGTTCTTCCACACTTTTTGGAAAAAGATCCTCTAGTATGTTTTATCTAAGATGGCATGATGATCAAACTGTAGCTTGGGTAAAAGCTGGAGTCTTTAATTTAATGTATAACATAATAGCAAAAATTAAGTATGGCTGAGAAAAAATTACAAATTATCTGCAACACAGATAAGTATAAGAATTTTAAGAAGGGTGAAGATGTTACTAATTATCTTTTTGGAAGATTGACTAAATCAGTAATTAATGGACAATATTTTGTATATAAATTTACTGATGTTATGACTAAAAAGAGATTAAATAACACAGCTAGGATTGGGTTAAAACATCCTAAAACACATAACTGTCAGTATTATACAGTAGAAAACTTTATTTTCAAATAGAATGACATTTGAAGAATTTAAAAAAGATGTAGAGAAAAATTCCAAAAAACCTGGCACTACAGCTTATATAATAATATTTATGAAGCATAATGCAAAAGGTTTTGGGAGATATTTGCCAATTGAAGTTAGAAATGATATTGGTGTAGTATATATTTGTGGAAAAGCTGATCATATATCTTGCAATAGACTTAAAGAGTATCTAAATAATTTTGATTTAGAAATAAAAGAGATTATAAGAATTACAGAAGAGATTATAGAACTTTGTGATTCTTAAGAAAATAATTGTTTAATACCACATTGTCTTATTAAAAATGTTACTTATGGAGTGGAGAGATATGAAGGGAAGAAATGGTAACAAGACAACAAGCCTATAAATATGGCAAAGACTGGGAAGAAACTATGATGAAGATTCACCAAGATTATTTTAAAGGTGAAGTTAAGAGAGCTACAGTAAAAGAAGATATGTTTAAACATATAGACTTTTGGTGGAGACAAGATGAAAATAGTCCCTGGATAAGCTATGATATTAAGGCATTAAAGAGGGCTAGTAGAAGATCAGGACCTTTAGATGGTACAATTCATTGGATTGAAATATTAAATGTTAGAGGTAATCCTGGATGGATTTATGGAGAAGAAGACTATGTTATATTTGCTACAGAAGAAACAGCAATATATGTTCCTACTAAGAAACTTCCTCCTTATATTGAAAAGAAAATTAAAGGTAAAGATATTGTTTATAATACACCTTATGATTTTTATATTCCTTATAGGAGAGTTGGTTCTAAAGATATAATAGTTAAAGTTCCTATATCTGATCTTAAGAGACTAGCAGAATTTGAAATAAAATTAAAGTAGGGGAGATTAGAGGATGATTACATTTAAAGCTGAATTTAGGAAAGGAATAGAAATCTATTTCTTTACCTATACTTATGGAGATTCATCATTCAAATTAGGGAATGATAATTTAATGAAATTCTTGAAATTAGTATTTGGCTGGAAAGATAGAAGCCAGTTAAACATTAGAAGTAAATATGTTGACTATTTAAGAGAAATAGGAGCACTATCTGACAGATATGATGCTTTTGCTTCTTATCCAGCATTTATACCTGATCTTTTTACTTCAGTATTTTTTAAATTAAAAGAGAATGCTGAGAATAATGGAGTAACTGTAACAACAGATGAATTATCTCAAGCACTTTTAAATCTTGAGGCTAAGATTAAAGAATTTGAAAAAATAAAAGAAACAGGAGCTTATGTCTTCTTTAAGAGGGGAGAGTCTCAAAGAAATTTAGTAGCTAATTATGACTCAATGAGAAATTGGACAGGTGATACTATGTGGAGATGGTCCCTAAAAGCTAACACTAGTACTTCATTAGGATTAGCTTTTGATATAATAAATATACTTAAAGGAGAAGTAGAAGGCTTTAAAGTTACAGAAGAATTAATAGAAGAATATTTATATGCACCCAATTAAAAAAATTTATTTAAAGGCTTATATCTCAGAAGTAGTAGTTACTATTATTTTTGGAGTATTATTAGGGTCTTTATTTTATGGTGTCTTATATTGGACTGGAAGAGTGTTTGATGGTAAAGAAACTATTACATATATCACTACTATTATTGTATTCTTAATAGTTCCACTATATATGGACATTAATAAGTTTAGACAACAATGGAAAGAATTATCTAAAAAGTATGATACTTAAACAATTACTTAAAAGAAATATTAATATTGCTAACAAAACAGTATTAGTAGATTTACCAGGATGGCATCAATGCAATACATGTTTAAAAAGAAAAGACTGTGAATATTGTATTCCATCTAATAACAAAGCATATATTCTACCTCTAATACATACTACTAGTAATCATAACTATTGTATAGATTCATATCTTTGGCTTGAAGAAGAAGATTTCAATTCTGAGTTGTCTGAGGAAGATTTTTCTATAGTTGATAAAAGTTGTGAAGTGTGTGCATTAGAAAGATTATGTGGTACAAATAATAATTTAGAATATGAACTTCTTAGGAAAATTGGGGTAGACACAGAAGATTGTTATGCTCCTGGTGTATACAACCTAACAAAGAAAGGAAAAGAAAAATTGTTTGAATATTATTATGGCAAAGGTAAAGAGAAATGATTACTTTGAGAATTCCCCTTCTAAGGAGAAAATTAACTCTAGTTATAAAATTAAAAAGTTTAGGAGATCTTATAACACAAAGAAGAAATAAAATGAATAGGAATCAACTTATTGCCTATACTATGAAGTATGGGACTAAAGCTTATGTAAATTTTAAAGAAGGGGATAGAGACACAGTTCAAGGTCTTCTTTATTATTCTCCCAATGAAGATAGATTATTTGTTTTAAATACTAGTAGTCAATATCAAGGTTCAGTGCCTGAGAGAGATGGAGGAGAATGGAAAAAATATGGAAGGAATAGTTGGGTTTTATGTCAAGAGACTTTGAAAGGTGTTAAATTTATTCAACATGGAGACCCTATTACTGACTATCATACTGTTACAGCAGAAGAAATAAAAGAATTATTAGGACTTTCTATTAAAAGTATTTTAGAAATACAAATTAACAAAAAAGATGTAATATTTATTTAGTATGGAAACATTATTAGGCTTTAATGAAGGAGACTTTAGATTCTTTAAGAATCCCCAATCCAATGTTAATTCAACTAAATGGGATGAAGTAAAACACTTTGATTCTGTTCAAGATGCAATTAACTATTGGGAAAAAACAGATTATTTAGAAATGCATCAAGTGACAGTAATAGGCAATCAAATTCATGTAATTCCTTATGAATATTAAATTATGCTACTTTCAGAAAAATTGTATAGTTTTCCCTACAAAATTTGAATCTCAAATAGAATCCAAACTTCATACTTTAGGAGCACATTGGCCTCATAATCAAAGAGGTATGAGATACTATAAAGATAGACAATATAAGGGTAAATATGGTCTATATTTTGTTGAGGATGGGCATATAACTTATTCATCATACATAATGAGTACTAAGGAAGAAGCAATTAGTCATGCTCATGAATTATGTTATGGAGAAAAATTATATTTTATTCTCATAGAGAACCCTTCTGAAGAATTAACTTTAGATACTGAAGATGAACAAGTATGTGATAAAAAAGGTAATATATACATGGTTTTTAAGATTACAGAGCACAGAAACCCTAAGGAAATACATGTTCACACTGATAGAGGAGAAATCATCTATAAGAACTTGGATGAAGCTAACAAAGAACTCTTCTGTGTGTAGTGAGCTATTCTTAAGAAATCTAGAAATAGATAGGAAAATTGGTCTTATAAGAGATATTATTTATTACATTGAATCAGATAGAAGAGATGAATTACATGATATTGAAATAGAAGAGTTTAGAGAACTGAAAGAAGAAGTGGGTATTTGGACTACTATTGCAAGACCTCCTATAACAGGAGAAATAACAAATAGTGGACTTTTATTTACTTTTGATTGGAACTATGCTTTAAGAGAAATCTATAGAAAAAAGATAAGAGTAAAAGTCTTACATAAGACTATGATTGCAGTACCTGGTCAGATTACATATGAATATTATCATTTTCCATATACAGCTCTTACAAATTTTAATTCAAATAAATATCCTAGATTTGTTTGTGATAAAGATAATAATCTTTACAATGTTCTTTATCTAAGAAGATCTAAAAAATATAGACTTACTAATGTAGATAATCTTAAAAAGAGGTTCAAGGTTAATAAAACTGAATTAGAAACTAAATATTATGATGTATGAAATTATTGATTTTCTTTAGTAGTGACATTTATCCTAAAGGAGGAATGTTAGACTTAGTTGCTGAAGCTGATTCTGAAGAAGAGGCCAACAACATTATTCAGAGTTTATTAACTAAGAATGATGATCCATTAGGAGTTCTATCTTGGTGGCAAATTGTAGACAAAGAGACATTACAAATTATTAAAAAGTCAGAAGATGAATAGTTACTGGTTACTTTATTTTATTGAACAAGCAGACAACTTTATTGCTTTGTTAAGTATAATACTAATTATTGTGTTTATACTTTTTATTGTGTTCTTAATAGTTGCTTCTATAGCAAGAGATGAAAAAGAAAAAGAACTTGCTAAAAAGCATCTTAAAAAGATAACACCAATATTGGCAGTACTAATATTGTCTGTAACATTGCTTCCTTCTACAAAGTCTTGTTATAGAATAATAGGATTAGGAACTGTTATAGAATATAGCAAAACAAATGAAAAAGTTAAAGAGTTGCCTGAAAACTTCATTAAAGCAATAAATGATTATTTAGAAAAAGATGTTAGTAAGAATAGAGACTAGACCATATATTGCTGATACTAAGAATAAAGTAGAAGTAATAGATAAGGATAATATTTTCTATATATCAGAGCCTACTAATTGTGGTCCTAATTATCAATTAATTATTGATTACAATGGTGGCAGAACTTCATTGATCTTACATGATTATAGAAAAGAACACCTTGAGTATATAAGAGATATGTTAGCTGATGTTAAAATTGAAAGACCTCAATATGCAGTTGATAAACACACAAACTTAGTAGATATTAAAGCTAAGTTGCTATTAAAAGAATATAGAGAATCATTTGACTAATGAGACTTAGTAGTATTTTCATTTCTATAGTAATGATGTTTATGATCATTGATGTCTTCTTTAAGACTCAGATCATATATGATAGGATCAAAACAATTGAAGATATAACTGTTATTAAAGATACAGTTTATTTACCAATTAAATATGATGTTGTAGAATTTACTCCTGAAGAGTTTTATGCAAGTATTAATGAATCAGGAATAAAATTTCCAAAAGTAGTAATGGCACAAGCTATCTTAGAGAGTGGTAACTTTAAATCAGAGTTGTTTAAACAAAATTCAAATCCATTTGGGATGATGAGACCAAGACAAAGGCCTACCACATCTATAGATAAAGAACAATATGCTAAATATGAACATTGGAAACATTCAATATTAGATTATTGGATATGGCAACATTCATATGCTAAGACTATTAAAAATGAGGAAGAATATCTTAATCTTCTTCAGAGTATTTATGCTGAAGATAAAAATTACACTAAAAAACTTAAAAGAATTATGAGGAGACTTAACTAAAAAGAAGTAAAACTTAAATTTGTGAGAGAGATATGAAGGGTTATGGAAAAGACATTTTTAATGTAAAAGTAGTAGTAAGATTAGGTAAAGAACAAGCAACTAAAATTGCTGAACTCTTAACAGTTAAAACATTGGAGGATAAAGTATGGGCTCTGACTGAATTGATTGAATTAAAATTACAACCAAAAACAACTATTTTCCTAGTGAGTGAGATCATTAGGAGAAAATATGAAAGAAGATTGGCAATTTCTAAGAAAATAATGACTGAGTTAGCAAAGGAGGATTAATATGGAGTTGAGACTGGAGAGGTTGGATGAAGCAGGAGTTACAGTCAATCAATTTGTATTATTATTTCTTATAGAATCAAATTTAATACCTAAATGTGTTGAAAAGAAATTTGATGACTTGTTAAAATTGCAAGAAAATTTGTTCATTAAAATCTTAGAAGATAGGATAGTGCTAAGACCAAAAGGAACTCAATTGATCCAACAAAGAAATAGTCCTATTGTAGCAGAAGAAATAATTTCATTAGCCAATGAGTTAAGAGAGATATTTCCTACTGGTACTAAGAATGGAACTATCTATAGATGGAGAGGAACTTTAGTTGATGTCACTAACAAGCTGAGAAAGTTTATGACTGCACATCCTAATTACACAAGACAAGAGATTGTTACAGCTACTAAGCATTATGTAGACTCCTTTAAATATGGAGATATGCAATATATGCAGCTACTAGTGTATTTTATTGAAAAGAATAATGTATCTAAATTATTAGAAGAGCTTGAAGCAATTAGAGAAGGAAATATACAAAGAGTAAGAACAAGAGAAACTAGTATATGACAAATAATATTTTTAAACAAGCAGTTCAAGATGGTCTTAAAGGACTGAACAAAGGATTAAATATAGGTTTACCTAGACTTAATGCTCATATCCATGGACTACAGAAAAAGTATTATTATGTTATTGGAGGTGGACCAAAATCAGGAAAAACAGCTTTTCTTGATAATTGTTTTATACTACAGCCTTATTTAAATGATATTAAGCCTAATAATGAACCTATAGAATATCATTATTTCTCAATGGAGATTGACTTAGTTGAAAAAATAGCTAAGTGGGTAGCATATCTAATGGATATTAAATATGGGATATATTGTGATTCTAATTACATCTTAGGAAGATCTGAGCAAAAACTATCTCAGGAGCATTTAGAAATCATTAATAAGATCTATGATGAAGATATTGTAGAATTATTTGGTGAGTTAGATGATAAAGGAATTCCTAAAGAAGATTCACCTAAATTGATTACATTCTATCAAGATAAAGAAACTCCAACTAGTATTTTTAATACTATGTTTAAAGTTGCAGATGACAATGGAACTATCTTAAGAGAGAAAGTAGTTGAGAAAGATGAATTTGGTAATAAGTTTGAGAA